TATGATGATAATGAAGTACCCCGTTGGTACGGCAATATTCACTTTGCCCGTGTAGACGTATTAAGGAGTAACAATGCCAGAGATTACAGGAGAAGTTCTATTACATGAATACAATTTCTCAATCTCTTCTGGGGATATCGCACAATTGGATATCTGTAAGGATGGGGGATGTCAGAATCTTTCACGAGAAGAATTAGAAATTACATTGTATAATAATGGACTTGATTTATCCCAACCATATCAAGTGGTACATGATACCCACAGGGGCATTACCAACAAGATCTTTACAACAAATCGGTATGTTGGGTTTATTAGGCGTGACCAGAAATGGGTTGAAATGTGTGGTACTCACATCGAGATAGTTCTTGATGATTTAAAGAATAAGAAGAAGTACCGTGGTTCTGAAGATATGTTAGATTCAAGACGATAAGGAGTAATATGGAACTGCAAGAGACATCCCAAGAGATCTGGGAAAAGAAGTATCGGTTGGTAGATCAACAGGGGAATCCAGTAGACAATACAATTGAGGATACGAATAACAGGGTAGCAAAAGCACTGGCGTCCTTTGAAAATAGGGCTGAGTCAGGTTACTGGGAAGAGCAGTTCAAATATGCATTAGATCGTGGAGCAACCCCAGCTGGTCGAATAATGTCCAATGCAGGGGCTGAGAAATATAAACCAGCAACAGCAACGATCAATTGTACAGTTTCCAAGATCGTTGGTGATAGTATGAAGGATATCCTCTACGCTAATCTAGAGGCAGGGTTGACATTGAAGGCTGGTTGTGGGATTGGGTATGAATTCTCCACTCTGCGCCCAAGAGGTGCATTTGTAGCAGGAGCCGGAGCCTATACCTCTGGTCCGTTGACCTTTATGGATATCTTTGACAAGACTTGCTTTACGGTGAGTTCTGCTGGTGGCAGGCGCGGTGCTCAGATGGGGACATTTGCTATCTGGCATCCAGATGTGCGTGATTTTATTCAAGCGAAGCGGGAGGATGGTCGCCTACGGCAATTTAACCTCTCGTTATTGATTGACAATGAATTCATGGATGCTGTGATTAATGATGGTGAGTTTCAATTAGTTTTCCCTGTATCACAACAGGAAATTGATTTTGGATTTGCTCCAGAGACTATCTGGAAGAATATGTTCTGGGAAGAGGAATACTGCCAAGATCGGGGATATTTCGTAGAGAACGGTAAGATCCTTTGCAAGGTGTATGAGACCGTGCAGGCACGAGAACTATGGGATATCATGATGAAGTCTACGTATGACTTCTCTGAACCGGGATTTCTTCTTATTGACCAAATAAATGAGTTGAATAACAACTACTTTTGCGAGACAATTAGGGCAACGAATCCGTGTGGAGAGCAACCACTCCCACCTTATGGGTCTTGTCTTCTGGGTTCGATTAACCTAGCAAAGTTTGTTACCAATGAGTTTGAGGATAATGCAGATTTTGATTGGGAAGGATTCTCAGAGGTTATCCACATCTTTACACGTATGCTGGATAATGTTGTTGAGATGAATGGTTTACCCCTACCAGAGCAAGTTGAAGCTATCACATCGAAGCGTCGTCATGGTATGGGATTCCTAGGACTAGGGTCAGCCCTATCAATGATGGGGTTAGAATACGGTTGTGAGGACTCTATTGAGTTCACAGAGAATATCATGAAGATGCTGGCTATTGAGGGCTTCAAAGAGGGTATCGAACTTGCCAAAGAGAAAGGTATGGCACCTCTCTTGGAGGAGGGTGATAACCTCGAGAGGTGGATCTCCGGTAAGTATATCCAACAACTTATTAAAGAATGCCCTGAATTAGGAGAAGGATTTGCAGAATATGGTAGTAGATTTACTCATGCGACTAGTATTGCCCCTACAGGTACTATCAGTCTCTCCCTTAACAACAATGCCTCTAATGGTATCGAGCCTACATTTGCTCATCACTACATACGGAACGTAATTAAGGAGGGTAAGAAGTCTAAAGAAGCTGTACCAGTATACTCATATGAGATGTTACGTTATAAGCTTAAATATGGGACTGAAGAGGTTCCAGATAGCTTCTCTACAACTGATAATGTTAGTTGGAAAGCTCATGTAGACATTCAAGCTGTGGCACAGAAATGGTGTGATAGCTCTATTAGTAAGACTATTAATGTCCCATCTGATATAGAATTTGAAGAGTTTAAGGATGTTTATATTTATGCCTATGAACAGGGATTGAAAGGTTGTACCACTTTCAGGTTTAATCCTGAAGCCTTCCAAGGTGTTCTGGTTAAAGAAGAGGATCTGGAGAAGACATTATATCGTTTCGTTCTAGAAGATGGAGAAGAATATATCTTAAAAGGAAACGATATGGTGAATTATGAAGGAGAAGAGCATACTGCGGCTAATCTTTTCGATGCACACAAGGAAAATTATTATGGGAAATTTTAATGATTAGCTTTAATAGTAAAATTGAGAGATTTGAGTTAGTTCAAGATGGTGCAAACCATGTAACACCGACAGAGGAGGTTATTACCCCTGATGATGTTACATTGCCAGATGATTCTCCCGCACGGATGAAAGTGCTTAGAACCGGAGGGAAGAAGTGGTATTTAACGGTTGTTTACCACGAAGAAACTGAGCAGCCTTTTGCACTATTTTGCCATACAAACTCTTCAGATAAATCAGCTCAGACTAGCGATGCTGTTGATCGGTTGGTTAAACTGGCAAGGAAGAAGAAGATCGCTAAGAAGCATATTAATGGGACTCTTGAAAAGACAAATTCAGAGAGTAACGTCAGTAAGCTCACCAGAGTTATTAGCCTTCTTCTTCGTCATGGTGTCCTGATTAAGAATATTGTAGCTGAGCTGGATAAGATGGAAGATGTGTTTGTGGGCAGTTTCCTTTTCCAGATCAAGAAATTCTTGGCTTGTTATATTAAGGACGGTGAAAAGGTTGAAGATAGTTCTTGCAGTGAATGTGGAGGCACACTAGTGTTCTCAGAGGGTTGTATGAATTGCTTGGATTGTGGAGGATCACGGTGCAGTTAATGTACACTTAAAGGATTACAAATGGGGTAAGGATGCCCTCTTATAGGAGGACAATAGTTGGAACAGTATATTAAGTTCATTAAAGATAGAAAGGTAGGCTTAGAAGGAACATCGTGTTGGTGTTGGTATGAAACAAATGGTCGGTGGGAGAGTAAAGGGTTCGCTTGCGATACGATTGAAGAGTCCCTGAATCTACTGGAACAATTTATTTATGAAGGAGGTATTCAATGAGTCAAGCAGAGAATCTATTCAAAGTACAGAGAATTTTTGGTCAGTCTAAGATCATCAATAAGTATGCGATTTACTTTGATGGTTCTTTAGGGAACCCAGAGGATTACAGAGAGGAATTTGAACTGATCCGTAATATGGATGTGGATGATGTACTTAAGTGCCATTACAATGGTCCCGGTGGTAATGCTTTCACCATGATACAATTCCTACGTTGTTTCAAGGAGTGTAAGGGAACAATTATAGGATCGGTTGAGGGTGAGTGCCAATCAGCCTACACATTCATGTTCTTGGCTAGCCACGGGTTCGAAGTTTCAGATCACTGTAAATTTATGTGCCATAACTACAACGGGGGTCTTTATGGATCAGGTCATGAGCTAAAAGCAGAGATGGATTTCGATGTTAAGTGGGCAGAGACCATCATGAGAGATGCCTATAAGGGGTTCCTCTCAGACAAAGAGATTGAGGATATGCTCGAAGGGAAGATCTATTATTACCCTGCTGAAGAGATTCTTAGTCGTTGTCAGAAGATGGTTGATTCTCGTGAGGCAGAGATGGAGGAATCACCCTTTATTGAGATTGTTGAACTCGATACAGATGAGCTTTTGGGGGCGGTAGACAAGGAAACTGGAAAGTTGGAATTGGCGGTTATCGAAGGGGAGACTGAACGTAGCCTTTGTTTTCGAATCCTCGACCTGATGGAAGTTACGTATAAGAAGAACGCCAGTACAACCTCTTTACGTAAGAAGATTGAGAAAAGCGTATTGGAGGCGATAGATGAGTAGGGTAGAGGTCTGTTTCGGTGGATGGTGCATCGAAATCGAATATGACTACAACTACGAAAAGGGTAACTCATATGGACCTATGGAGGATTGTTATCCTAGTTCCTACTCCTTTGATTATCAATTACTCGAGTGGTGGATTGATGATGAAGATGATTACATTTTAGAAGAGGAACTCATAAGATTACTGGGAGAGGAAGAAGTAGTTTTTGATCTCTTAGTGGAGGATATTGATAAGGACTATGAACCAGATGAGTACTACTAAATATTATACTGGTATAGGTGCGAGGCTCACACCAGAGCCTATGCAAAAGATATTGAGTGATATTGCATTCAAGCTAAAGGGTGATGGTTATATTCTACGGTCAGGAGCCGCTGATGGGGCAGATGATGCGTTCTGGCAAGGTGTTTGTCGATACTACTATCATCACCACTATGGAGATGCGCTGAAGCGTCCTGAGGGTATTTATCTACCTTGGGACGGATTCAACCAATATAATGTAGATCATTATTGGGGGTGTTTCAGAACACCCTTTTGTAGAAGTAAGGAAGTTGGATTTAAAGCTAGGAAAATGGCAGAAGAGATTCACCCAGCTTGGGAAAGATGTGGAAAGGGTGCTAAAGCTATGCATGCTCGGAATGTATTGCAGTTATTGGGAGATGACTTGCAAACACCAAGTAAATTTCTAATCTGCTGGGCACCTATGACAGGGGAGGACACAATCTCAGGAGGAACATCGACAGCGTGGGAATTAGGGAAGAAGCACAATGTCCCACGGTTTAATATAAATAATCCAGATGATTTAGAACGTATACAGGAGTGGCTATTGAATGATTGAGTACGATTTTAACGACCCAGTATTGATGGGGAAGGCAATGAAGAAGATCTGTGCCAGCAAAGCAATGTACTATGTGGATTGTGATAGGATGATTCGAATACAGTACAATAATAAGTGGATTCCCTATCCAGAGGCAGTAAAGATTTATCCACAAGAGTTTTCATTAGATTAGGAGAGAAAGATGATTCACGCAAGAGGTGACTACACGGCAAGAGTACAGGATCGATTGGAGTTAATCCCGATTGATGAGCCGGTTGTCCTTTTTCGAGGACAAGACTGCTTAACGGAGGAGGTTATAGAGTTTTACATTCTTCGTTGTAAGGAGAGCGGCGCATTTGGTGTGGCTGAGCGGATGTCACAACATCTGAAACTTATCAAGGCTTGGCCCAACAAGAAAGTGCCTGATGTACCAGAAAATGTTTAAAATTAAAGCTTGACAGAACCCTCGAGGAAGTGTACTCTTACGTACATGAAATCGAGGGTTTTACGTTTAAGGGGAAGATTATGAATGACTTTACACAAGAGGATCTAGATAATGCATACCGGCGGGGTTTGGACCAAGCGAAGGTAAAAATCCAAAGATCAAAGAGGCTGAGTAGAGAATCCAAACAGAAACGTAATCAGGATGGGCGTGAGATCACTATCCTTAAAAAAGATCTCAGGAATGCTCTTCATGAACTGGAAGACTCCCAGCATCAAATGATCCGAATGAAAACATCTATTGATTCACTTACAGCAGAGAAAAGTAAGTGGTTACGTAAATTGAAGAGGATGGGGGATAAGAAATGAATAACTTTACACAAGATGATTTAGACAATGCGCACCAACAAGGTTTAGACCAAGGCCACCATGAAGGTTACCAAGAGGGTCTGGAGGAGGGTCGTAGTGAAGGTTACGACCAAGGTTATCAACATGGTATGAGTGAAGGCTTCAATGAGGGTGTTGATTCTCATTGTTTTGGAGGTAGATAAGTGATAGGATACAAACTGTTTAGTGTTAAGAAAGACGGTAGCATTGGGCCATTGTTCATCAACCGTAGACAGAGACTGTCACTGAATGTTTGGTATGATGCTGAGGATATCCCAACTAAAGGTTATGCTCATAGGCCGGGATGGCATTGTACTCTCCGTCCTGAAGCCCCTCACCTGTCTGAGAAAGATCGTAAATGGTACAAGGTGGAGGTGGAGGATTTTGAGTATCACAAACGACCTGAATCCCAAGGCGGTATGTGGGTATTGGCACAACGATTAAGAATATTAGAGGAGATTACATAATGCATAAAGCAATCGTAGCTGTTGTAGCACGAACTGAAGACATTAAGGGTGCAGATCGCATCCACATCGCTTACGTACTGGGTGAAGCGGTTATCGTGGGCAAGGATACTGTTGTGGGTGATATCGGAGTATTTTTCCAACCTGATCTGCAATTAAGTGAAGAATTCTGTCACGAGAATAACCTATTCCGTAAGTCAGAAAAGAATAAGGATGAGACCAAGGCTGGTTTCTTCGATAATAACCGTCGAGTTCGAGCACAACCGTTCCTCAAAGTCAAGAGCGAAGGGTATTTTTGCCCATTGAGTTTCTTTGATTATATCGGTGCGAAAAGTTACCTACACAGTGAAGACGCAACGGAGAAGCTAGTAGAAGGCTTCCAGTTTGACAGTTTAGACGGTAAGGAGATCTGCCAGAAGTTTGTCTCTGAGAAGACCAAGAATGCCATGGCACAAGGTCAAGCTAAGAAGCAACTTAAGGCTGTTGAAACTCCTTTGTTTGCTCGTCACGTTGATACTGAGCAGTTTAAGTATTACTTGCAGACTATCCCTGTTGGAACTGTATTATCATTCCACAGCAAACTGCATGGCACTTCAGCTCGATACAGCCACACTTTGGTTGAGAAGAACTATGATAATATGTCTTGGTGGGAGAAGTTTAAGTGGAACTTTGGTGGTATGCCTAGCCTAAAGTCTTGGCAGTATGTTGCTGGTACTCGTCGTGTAGTCCTATTTGAAGGTCAGGAGCAGAAGGCTGGATTCAATGGTCCTGAACAGTGGCGTTTTGATTGGTTAAATGTGCTGAAGCCTTTTATGGACAAAGGTGTGACTGTCTATGGTGAGATCGTAGGATTCGCTAATGGATCACCTATCATGGGTGTTCATGGGACTCATGTGATGAAGGATAAGAAGTTCACTAAGAAGTATGGTGAAACTATGACTTATTCTTATGGATGTAATGAAGGTCAGAACCGATTCTTCGTTTACCGTGTGACTCAGGCACTTGAGGATGGAACTGTTTGGGAAATGACACCTTCACAGGTTATCAAGTGGGCTAAGGACCGTGGTCTAGAGTCTACCTTCCGAGTGCATGATGATATCGTGTATGATGGAGACCAAGAGAAGTTGGCTGCTCTGGTTGATGAATTGACTGAGCGTCGAGATGTGATGTGTGAGGATCTCACTGACCCAAGTCACATCAGCGAAGGTATTGTTATCCGAATGGATGGTGAGAAAATGGCACCTAAGTTTTATAAAAGTAAGTCATATTGTTTCCGCGTATTAGAGGGCATCTACAAAGAAAGTAACGTGGATTTGGAAGATGCCTCTTAATCCTTAGGTTCGAACCACCAACCGAGTTCTTTCCAAGCCCTACCTCGTAACTTCAGGGGTCTTTGGATTGGCTCGGTTGGTTTACATCGATTAACTATAGTTTTTCGGTTAACCCCATTCGCTTTCCCAGCTTTCAGGCAAGAATCGAACGTACCTTGGGGTGTATACCAGTAACCGGAAAAGTTAGGGTTTCCGCTACCGCTATTACGCTCACTCAACTTTTGTATGACCTCCTCTGAAAGTTTTACACCTGTCTTAGTTAAGGAAATCCTATCTTTGGTTTCTTGGGTATGTTTAGTCCCAAAACGCGGATGATTTTCCCCTTGATAGGATTCTTTCTTACTCTCAGACATCTTTTGTCTAGTTTCCTGAGAAACAAACTGGGAAGGCACTCCTCCAATACCACCAATAGCTAGGTTATAAGTATCTTTTCGGGATATGAACTCTAGGTCAACAATAAGCTCCTCAATTTCATAAGCATCTTCGGCAGAATCAGTGAAACAAAGTACTTGACGTTCAAAGTTCTCTCTGCCATAATACTTCACAGCACGTTGGAGATGAACCCCTGAACCAAGGTAACCATCCCCAAGATCTTCGGTAGAATGAACACCAATATAGAGTTTATTGTTGACTAGGTTTGTGGTTTGGTATAGAATATGGAACATGAGGAGTCTCAGGAATAAAATTAAAAGGTCAATTAGACATTATATCATAGATTCGCGATACCGCAACCAGTATTGACTAAAAGCTTGACACAGATCAACGAATTAAGGGGATTATATGAAAACCATGAAAGAAAAGGCTCTGGATTTCTTCGAGTGGCGCGGAGGAACTTTCACAGATAAGGATGTTAAGGATTTAAGCTTACTCCTCAAGATTCAGGATAGAGACACTCGCCATGCTTGTGCAGAGGCGTGTCTCAAAGCAACGACAAATGATAACTTGGAGATCGTTTCTAAAGCATACCATGACATTTGCATGAATTTAAACATTGAAGATGCTTCATGACCTATGAAGAGGCCATGTTACTCGCTATAGCAGGATACCCTGTTAGGCGCATAGCTTGGCATTCACCAAAACAGTTCGTCAGGTATGTGGAAGACAGTCGCTATAACCCGTATAGAAGCGGGTGGAGTGGTGGCTGGTATCCTAAGGATATTGACCTTGTAGCTGAAGATTGGGATTTGTATGATAACTACCCCGAAATTTGGAATGGTTGGTATTATCCTTGGATGAGAAAACGTGAACCAGCATGGTATTACGGTCTCGGGAATGGGCGTAAATGGCATAATTATCTCAAGGCTCAAGAGGAAATAAATAATGTTGACTTGGAAGGAGCCAGCTGATAAAGTGTACATCTGCTATCGTTGTTTAACGGTAAATAAGAAGCAGGAGCTGAGAAACGATAAGAAAAATCGTCTTCTCAGAGTCTGCAAGAATTGTAACTGTAAAACTTTTATGAAGGGGAATTAATCATGGTTAATCAAGTATGTTGTCCTAAAGAGGATCGTCACCTAGATATTCTTTTGGTTGAGAGTAAACGGAATAAAATTACAATCAATCCTTGTAGTGGACGTATCACACTCAAAGTGGATAAGGAAACACCTGATAATCTCTATCTACGAATGATAGAGTTAGCTATGAAATTTCATGATTTAGATTTCGAACCTGTAACCTTACGAGGTAAGATCAAATACCATGAGAAATATGGGTTTGAGTGGTCAGGTCATGATGGATCTGGAGCGAGGAAGGTTACTAAAACGGTACGTGAATTTAAACCTAAGTGGGAAAAATAATGGATTCCGAGAAGCTAATAAGATTAAAAGAAAATAAGAGAACCCTAGAGGTGATTCTCCGTGTCCACAAGAAATACTATGTGGCCAATAACTGGGGATCTAATAAAGTCTCAAAAGGATTCCAAGAGTACCTTGAACAACAGGTCAACGGTGCTTCAGAAGTATATATTGAGGCATGTGAAAAATTTATGGAGGCTAAATGAATAAACTAAAAGCAATTATGACAATCGGCTGCAGTGCATGCGGCAAAAACACTTGGGTTGATGAGTTCGTTCGGACCCAACCACTAAATGATATTGATACTGATAAGAATCCTTGGGTAGTCATCGAGCGAGATGTTATCCGTTTCACTGATATCCTTCAAAACAAGGGCGTAAAAGATTGGACTCGTTATAAATTCAAGCGTCAGAATGAGGAAAAAGTAACCGTTATTCAGGATCGTCAGATCCAAGAGGCTTTTGATAATGGTCAGAACATCATCATTTGTGAAACGAATCTTAATCCTAAGAACCGTAACGCAATGGTACTGAAACTGACAGAAATGGGCTATTCAGTAGAATTCAAAGAGTTTGAAGTTGATCTGAACACTCTGTGGAAACGTGATGCACAACGGTTTGGTGGTGTAGGTCATTTGGTTATCTATCGTCAGTATCAGCAATGGCTTGAGTACAAAGGTGCTCGTAAGTATGTCCAAAATGACAGCCTCCCTGATGCAATCGTCTTCGATGTAGATGGAACACTCGCTACAATGCATAACCGTGGACCTTTTGATTGGATGAAGGTTGATCAGGACCATTATCGTCGTGAAGTTTGCGATATGTTAGATGGTTTCGTAGTTAAGGATTATGAGATCATTATCGCGACAGGTCGTGATGGCTCTGCGGAGGAACTAACTAAAAAGTGGCTTGATGCAGGTGATCTTCTATATGATGATTTCTACATCCGTCCTGAGGGCAACTTTGAGAAAGATTTCGTCATCAAAGAGCGTATGCTTTGGGAGATGGAGAAGAAGTACAATATCTGTGCTTGGGTCGATGATAGACCGCAAGTTTCAAATCACCTGAGGTTGCTAGGGGTCAATGTAATACAAGTAGCAGATCCTTATGTCGATTTCTGAGTATAGCCCACCAAAGGACCAAAGGCTTCTGGTTGTAGTAGAGGACGAGCGGGATTTTCCCGCTGTCCTCAAGGAATATAATGCTACTGAATTATGGGGACCATATGTTCACGAGTGGTCTAGTGGATATATCTACATTGTTGAAGCTAAAAAGATGTGGACTCAGATCTGTGGTATACAGGTACATGATGTTCGGTTCTGGGAGGGGATGTATTCCTCTAATGAAATCGGATACGCATTGGGAAGAGTGAGGTATAAACGTGATAGTACAAATCAAAAAGACTAAAGGTAACCAATGGATGGGTGAACTATTAGACCATCCTTTTGATGAACCTATGGCGTGTTGGTGTGGATCAATAGAGAAAGTTAAGGATGCTCATCTCTGGCAGATCCTTGAGTATCAAGGTTTACCATTAACATTTGAAATTGTGGATGGAGTATGCGAAGATACATCTCACCTGTTACCAACAGAGGAACAAATGAAGGAGATGAAATGATTGATTGGTTTGGTAAACTATATTGTTCAAAAGGTAAGGTCTTAGATGTCCGTGCAGGTATCATTGATGATGTAAAAGTGATAACTATTATGAACAGCATTAAACAAGATCAGGTTTTCTTGGTAGATCCTGTAACAGGGATACCTCTTCGAGCTGATATATCTTTTGCTGTAACGAACGATGAGGCAGAGACCTTCCTTTTACTTGAAGCTATTAAAGAAGCCAGAGAGAAAGGGTCTCTTTGGGCAAACGAAAGAGACCAAGAGTTGCTATATACTCAAGCCTTACAGGGTATTGGGTGGACACCACCAAGATGGCCACCCAGCTGTTGAGCTTTGCTCAATCCCTTTTGCGGGATCAAAATAAAGGAGTAAGATGATGATTGAATACAAGACTATCAAGGATAGGGTTATTGAGAATTTTGAATTTGAGGTTAATCGCCACATACGTCTAGGCTGGACACCTCAAGGAGGTATGGTTGTAAGTTCTGGTGATTGGTTCTATCAAGCAATGATTAAAATCCCAGCCCCAGCTTACACGGGTCCGAAATAGAGGAGAAATATGATGGAAAAGATCAAAACTTTTATCGATAATGCATTCAGTTCTATTGGTATAGATCAACCAGTTAATAGAATTATACTCTCCATTATTGTCCCTGTGTTTGTTGGACTCCTTATTTGGGGATTTAGTGGACTCAGTTCTAAAGAAAAAGAGCAACTTCAAGCGGCACAGATATGTCAAGATAAATTCGGTACAGAGGTTAAGGAATTTACACACTATCGTAGTGTTGGGTCAGTGTTTGTCTGCGGAGGTGATGCTCACCGTTTTGATCTAGCTAAGATTAATAGGTTGACTCGAGACCTGATAGATGCAGATGAAGCTAATAGATTATATGGGGGAGTAGATGGCTAATCTATATTTTACCTCGGACTGGCACATTGGTCATAAGAATATACTTAAATTCCAGCCAGATTTTGAGACTGTTGAGCATCGAACAAAAATAATCTTGGATAATTACAACCGTGTTGTGACTAAGCGTGATAAGATTATTTTTGGTGGTGATATTGCATTCGACTCAGCATCCCTAGAGATTATTGCTGGCCTTCTAGGGCGGAAAGTGTTAATCTTGGGTAATCATGATACGGATAACAAAACAAGACCTAGTATCAGTGATATGCTGGAGGTTTTTGTTGAGATCCACTCTATGTATAAGCACAAGGAGTTCTGGATCACACATGCACCTATTCATACGGATGAACTGCGAGGTAAGAAGAATATTCATGGTCACACGCACGGGCATGTACTTGACGATCCTAGGTATCTTAATATATGCTTGGAGCAAACTGATTACACACCGATTGATTTGAACGAAGTTCGTTATAGGTTCCTAAAACAAGAGATTACTGCTTCCGCTACTAAATTAATATCAGGAGAATGAAAATGGAAAAGTTTAAGGTATATTTCAACGAGAAAGAGGCATCCGTTAAGATTTTTAATTTTAGTGGAGGAGAAGTACAGGTTAAAGTATCACAAGCACCTATTTACGGAAATGAGGTTTGTCGTATCGAAGCCCATGTACGTAATTCAGATGATCTGATGACATTGCTACTTTTGACAGATGCTATCCGCCGTGATCGAAACCCTAAGGTAATTAACCTTGTTATGCCTTATCTTCCGTATGCCCGTCAGGATCGCGTATGTGCCTCTGGTGAGGCGTTAGCCTTGAAGGTATGCACTGACCTCATTAACGGATTAAAGTTTGATAGCGTCCAAATCTGGGACTGTCACAGCGATGTAGGGGTTGCTCTTCTGGATAATTGTGTGAATCGTCCACAAAAGAATATTATTCCCGCCTGTCAGGATCTTTCAGATATTATCCTTGATGGTAATACAGTTCTGGTATCACCCGATGCTGGTGCTAATAAGAAGACTCTCGATCTTGCTTGGATGTATGGCGGGTGTGAGGTAGTTCGAGCTGATAAAGTTCGTAATGCGGCTACAGGGAAGATCACAGGGACTGAAGTTTATGGTGATGTGTCTGGTAAGGTGTGTGTTATTGTAGATGATATTGCTGACAAAGGGGGTACATTTATGTTCCTTTCAGACAAGCTTCGGGAGAAAGGTGCGGCTAAGGTTATTCTATACGTAACCCACGCCATTCTTCCTGATGGTTTTGATTCCTTAATGGGAAAAATTGATGAACTTTATGTTGCTAACTGTTTTATAGACCAAGATGAAGTTCCAGAGGAGTTGCGTGACAGAGTTAACTACATCAAAGTCTGAGGTATGGTTGCCGATTGAGGAATTCCAAGGAGCCTATGAAGTTTCTACTTATGGGTCAGTAAGATCTGTGACTAGGGTTATTCAATACTCAGATAATAAGCCTGATAGGGTCTTGAAAGGACACATGCTTTCACCACAAGTGGATAAGTATGGTTATGTGAGGATTAGGTTGAGATTAAACCGTAAATCTGTTACAAGGAAGGTTCACAGGTTAGTCGCCCAGACATTCATAGCGAATCCTAAAGGAAAAGAGCAGGTTAATCATATCGATGGGGATAAGGAAAATAATTATATCTCTAATCTAGAATGGTGTACCAATAGTGAAAATCAAACGCATGCCATAAGTATTGGCCTTAAGGTTATCAAGATAGGAAAAGATTCAGCTAGGTATGAGTCACCTGTAGAAGTTCTTGATATGGAGGGGAATTACCTATACTCTTTACATGGGAACAAAGAAATGGCTGAGAAAGGGTTCGATTTTAGATTAGTATCGGCTGTTGTTCACGGGAAAAGAAAATCCCATTGTGGTCATAAGTTTAGGAGGAAATATGTCAAAGTATAAAGTAAAGAGCCTGATCCAAGCTGCACTTGATGGGGAAGTTGATGTCATTGGTCATGGATGCAACTGCTTTAATGTAATGAAGAGTGGTATTGCACCTTTGATCGCTAAGGAGTTCCCTGAAGCTTGGGAGGCAGACCAAGCGACTGTAAAAGGGGATAAAGAGAAACTCGGAGGATTTTCATACGGGTATCATGCCTTTTATCCAGAGGGTGGCATCCATGTGTTGAACCTATATTCTCAGTACGCTTGGTGGGGTAGAAAAGAAGGGCGGATGGATCTTGATTATGATGCTCTCCGATCCTCCTTGAGAATGGGCTTCGGAAATTTCAAGACTGCTGCAACAATCGGTCTCCCTAAAATAGGGTCTAAGCTCGCTGGCGGCGATTGGAATATTATCGAGAATATCATCAAAGAAGAGTTGACAGACAAAGGGTATGACGTTACTATTTACGTACTGAAACCAAACGAGATCCCAGCAAAGGATCGTATGTATTCACTCCAAGGAGATACCTAATGTTACAAAGTGATTTTGCAGAAGTGGAATTCCTGTTCAAATTAAAAAGTCGGCTCGAGAAAGCTTTAGTAGAGGCTGATAAAACAATCCATGAAATTACTAATGACCGTCCTGACAGTGGAGGGTTTGAAAACTTTAATATCGGATACTATAGTCATGTCCACAAACACAGTGATGGATCAGGACAAGGTATTGATATGTCTGGGTGCTATGTTGGTCTCGAGGTTGCGGAGTATGCAAAAGCAATACTTCAGGGTAAATTGAAGGAAGTACATACACGGCTGAATGAATTACGAGTTACACTAGATAATACTGATGAGAAGGAGAAATAAAATGAAAAATATCCCACAAAATGTAATTGTAGATGGTTATAAACTGGGCCACATTTCCCAGTATATCAACGGCACTGAATCTGTTTCAGCTAATGCCACGCCACGAAGTGATCGACTAGCTAACGTATTGCGTGAGCATTATGATGGTAAGATGGTTAACTTTGGTATTGAGATGGTAACAAAGATCCTATTCCAACAATGGGAAGATACATTCTTTTCTCTACCGAAAGAGAAGGTTATGAAGAAGTTCACTCGTCGAGTTAAGAACTATCTTGGGCCAGATCACGGTGACGAGCAGATCGCAGCTATGGCTGCTTTGCATGACTTGCAATATCTTCCAGTTGAAGTTCGCGCTTTGCCGGAAGGCTGTAAGGTAAATATGGGTATCCCTGTTTTCACTGTACGGAATACTGTTCCAGAGTTTTATTGGGTAACCAATTACTGTGAGACATTTCTATCCTGTATGTATTGGCCTATGGCTAACGCTGCAACTGTAACAGAGCAGTACTTTAAGACTAGTAAGTTCTGGGCAGAGAAATGTGGCGCTCCTACTGAATGGTTGGCTATTGCAAATCACTGTTTCGCTGGTCGTGGGCACCGTGGACAGGAGGATTCAATGATCTCCGCTATGGCTCACTTGTTGTTTGGTATTGGAACTGATACCCTTTGGGCGATTGATGGTATTGAAGAGTACTACAACGGGGATAGCGACAAAGAATGTCTCGGTGTGAGTGTAAACGCTTTTGAGCATGCCACTGCAACTCAACGGATTGCTTACTACCGGAAGAATTTGGGATACAATGAATTCCCTCTTCAGGCTGAAGTAGAATCACTACGAGATGTTTATACTAATCTCTACCCAACAGGTATTGTCAGTTATGTAGCTGACAGTGAAGATTTCTTCGGTTTGATGGAGACAGGTCTGCCAATGGTTAAGGATGAAATCCTTGCTCGTCAACCTGACTCTTTTGGTCTGTGTAAGGCTGTATTCCGTCCTGACTCTTCACCTAAGACACCTCTTGAGGTTATCTGTGGTGATCCAGATGGTGCATCAGCAGCAGAACGTAAGGGTGCATTGTGGTTGTTGTGGGATACTTTCGGTGGAACCACTAATGATGAAGGTCTGCGGATTCTGAATCCTAAAGTTGGTCTGATTTATGGAGAGGCAATCACTCCACAGATGCAGTGGAATATCTATGAGACTATGGTCTCTCAGGGGTGGTGTGTTTCAAACGTGCTGATGGGAACTGGATCTTGGGGATTCCTTAAGGATGCATCTCGTGACTCATTTAGCATTGCTATTAAAGGTACACACAGTATTGTTAATGGTGAAGGTGTCTCGATGCAGAAGAATCCTAAGACTGCACTAGGTGCTAAGAAGTCTGCTTGTGGTCTGCTACGGGTTAGCCGCGAAGGTTCAGAGTATCGGTTGTGGGAGAACCAGACTGAGGAGGAGGCTCTTACTGGTGAGCTTGCAATTATCGCCCGAGATAGTAAGATGGTGAGAGAAACACCTTGGGCTGAGATTCGCCTGCGCTCACAACGAGGAGAATAAGATAAATAAGTTATAGACAAGAGCCGTTGTTTCGAGTATTCTACACACATACTTTGAAACAACGGCTTTTTAGTTTAAGGAGAACATTATGGAATACATTGCATTACCACTATCTCGGAATTACATTTCACACTGGGGGACTTGGGAGGCTATCCGAGAGATCATCCAGAATGCTATGGATCAAGGGGATTATAGTGTTGATATTAGCTACGAGACTGGTAGTATCAGCATCGAGAGTCACAAAGGTGTGATGGAGAAGGATAGCCTCCTATTAGGTAATACATCTAAAGCAGATAACCCTGATATGAGAGGTAAATTCGGAGAGGGTTATAAATTAGCCTTGTTGGTATTGGCTCGTCAGAATATTGGGGTTACTATCAAGAATGGATCTCAACGATGGATTCCTTTTATGAAGCCACACCCTCAATTAGAGGCTGAGTGCCTGACTATTGGAATTACTGATGATGCGTTCTCTGATGAATTTGAGACTGTCCGGTTTACTATTCATGGGTTGTCTCGTGAAGATATTGATACGGTACAAAACCGTACCCTTATAAAGGATTCTCTCTGTATTGTAGCCGATGACGGGGAATCTTATGCTTTTGAAGATAATACCCCTAGTGTGTACGTTGGTGGATTATTTGTTTGCAGACTTGAACCTGTCGGAGGAAAGGACTATGCCTTCAGCTACAACTTTGCGCCTGATATTGTAAATCTGGATCGTGATCGTCAGACAGTCAGTGCTTTCACTATCGGATATGAAGCTACTTCACTTCTCAACCGAGCCGGTGAGTATGAACTGCTCATGGATCTGGCATCGGAGGAATGTCCTGATGTAAATGATTATGTGAACATTGGGTCCAGTGGCGGCTACTATGATTCAGAACCTTCTGAGATATCTAAGGAGATTTCAGAAGGTTCTATTAAGCGGTTCTATGATAAATATGGGAAGGATGCCTATCCGATCAATAAAGATTGGAATGTTGGTAAAATCAAAGTTATCACTGGTCGGGCGATTGCTGCTGGCTTGAAGCCTATAACAATTACTAAAGCTTTCTTTCAACTGTTTGATAATAAACAACTAGAGAAATTAGTATCAGTAAAACTAGTCCCTGTAAAAGAAATGCTTGCAGCATTCTTAATAAAGAATAAGAAGCATATGCGTAGCCGTGCTGTACAGGATATTAAGTCAATGATTAAAGAACTTGAAGAGAGAGATATATGAAACCAAGTAAACCTAAAATTCAAGTTCTTCCACCAAAAATTGTTAGGCCGGAACTGTTGACCCATCCAAATTTACCTAAACCTCTACATGGGTTAGCTCCCCGAGAAGTTAAGGGTAAATATTGGTGGGACAAGACTCGCAAGAAAGCTTATGAAGATAATAATTTCCGTTGTATGGCTTGTGGAACACATAAAAATGATGCACTCTTTAAGCAACACCTAGAGGCTCATGAGGACTATTCCATAGATTATGAAGAAGGGTCCATGAGGATCAAGGAGATAGTACCTCTCTGCCATGCTTGTCATAGCTTCATCCATTCAGGGAGGCTTAAGGCTCTTATGGGAACCAAACAGGGTGTGAGCCGAGCTAACGCTAAGATTATCGTTGAGCGAGGTATGCGAATCCTTAAAGAGGCTAAACTGGACCCTTTCTTTGGGACAGCTTACCTCTACTGTGAGATGTTCCCGAATCACCAGTACCACAAAGAGCTTATTCAGAGAGCAGAGGTGTTGCAAGCCAAACAAACCTGTGTTAATATCCAACAAGATTGGACAAAATGGCATTTGCTCCTAGACGGGGAGAAATACTACAGCAAATTTAAGAATTTATATGAATGGGAGAAATTTTATGGTGGATCTTAATAGATTGAAGAAAATTGAGCCTCAGGTAACTGAAGAAAAATATGGCCCTGAACCCTCTTTAGAGGATATAGTAAGGGAATTTTACGCGAGTACTTGGAAGGCAAATGACGGGTGGTTAACTGAGTGTACTGATAATTATTTCAAATCACTGGGGGAAGAATATGAGCGACAAAATATTCAAGAAGATTCATGATGATGGGTCTGAAACTGTAATCAAACAAGTACGCTCAGCTTTCCGCGATGAGCAGGGTAACTACTGTGAGCGGGATGAAACTGTAACCAGTATCTTCATCTCAAGTTCTGTGGGTTGTCCTAAGAAATGTGTATTCTGCCACTTGACTGAAATGGAAATGCCTTTCAAGAAGCTGAGTGCTCGAGATATAGCGGCTAATGTAGACGAAGCTATTGATGAATGTACATTCGTGTCTCGTAAAGATCGGTTCAAGCTGTGCTGGATGGGCATGGGTGACCCGTTAATTGATACAGCCCAAACAATCCTAGCAACGAACATGATTACGGCTTACCTAATGGTTATTGAAGTAGATATCTCTACTATTGTTCCTGATGAGGGTAAACTTGGGTCAATCAACCGCCGGATTAAGGATGCACCTGTACGGATCTTCTATTCTCTCCACAGTGGCAACCCGTTCCAGAGAGATCTTATAATCCCCCGTGGCGGTGATATAGAGAATCAGATTTTTGCGATGAACTGTTGGGAAGGGGATAAGTTTATTCATTATACCCCCATCAAAGGGTTGAATGACTCTCTAACAGATGCACTATCTGTCTTAAGAGTTGCAAAGGAAACAGGCTGTTCAATCAGGATGCTTGAGTTTAATCCACACCCTGAAAGTGTTTACGAAAGACCTTCTATCCCTCAGTTGAATACACTTTATAAGTTATTCCAGCGAGGTGGTGTTGGCATTAAGTGGCAGGTTAGTAAGGGGAAAAAGGAATCAGCATCATGTGGTATGTTTACGGAGATTGAATGATGGAGCTTAATTTTGAGATTGAAGTCGGAATGGTAATCCGAAAAGAGGAGGAGGTCTGGGTTCAGGATACTACTCTAATGAGTATGGAGGAATGTCAAGAACATCTCGAAAGAGAGTTCAAGAGATATCCACTTAATAGGGAGATTTATAGTATTTTGTCTATGGGCAAAACATCTCTTAGTATGGTGTTTGAACGATGAAAGCTTATTTTAAACGTGTCGTAAAGCAAGAGTTTGAGATACTCTCTGAGCCTATTACAGATAAAACTATAGTAGAAACTTGGGTAATATCACAAACCCGTTGTGATCACTGTGGTTTTGAACTAGATGATAGTTTTACTACAGCACTGAGATTGCAGAGCGGTAAAAAGATGATAATTCACAATGACTGTCTAGCCCGTATGCAGAAGGAACTAGGGGATGAAATTTAATAATCTAAACACTAACATAACCCTCCTCACAGAGGAGGCTTGCGAAGTAGCTCAGATCTGTTGTAAGATACAACGGTTTGGGATTGGATCATATCACCCAGATAAAGGAAGGGAACACACCAACCGCTCTGAACTCGAGCAAGAGGTGGGGGATTTTCTTGCAATAGTTGATATTCTTGTAGACCAAGGAATACTTTGTAGTCATAAGCTATATGAAGCTAAGAAAAGGAAGCTTAAAAAACTTGAATTTTGGTACGAAGGAAAGAACACATGATGGAATTTGAATATTTCTCTGATCTCATTCACCAGAAGACAACCAACCGCAGGGATCAACGGGGTTTGAAGAAAGTTACACGCCCGAATATGAAAAAGGCGTATAAACGGTTGACAGAAGATCCGAAACTCAGTATCATGAATGAAGATAAGCAAATCAGTTATTTCGTAGGATGGTTTTTGATGTATTAGTACGGCAGGAGCAGTGAGGTATGGTTAAATTACGGATTAAGATTGGAGATGTTTTTGAAACTAATAATTATGGTGATTGTAGGGTTCTTGAGTATATAGATAGTTACAAAGTGGTCGTTGAATTCACCAATACAGGGTATGTAACCGTGACAGGTGCAGGAAGCCTCCGTAAAGGTGGGGTGAAAGACCCTTATGTACCCTCCATACAGGGAGTGGGGTATTTTGGGGAGGGTATTTACACCAGTAGTATTGATTGTAAGAAAAAACCTGCGTATGCTGTTTGGAAAAGAATGCTAGAAAGATGTTACGATATTACTGATGACCGCTATCACCGCTACGGTGGCAGAGGTGTTACGGTTTGTGAGGAATGGTACAATTTTCAGATATATGCTAGGTGGTACGAGGATAATTATATCGAGGGTTTTCACGTTGATAAGGATTTGCGCCAGCCGGGTTCAATGGTGTATTCTGAAGCGACCTGCGAATTCATACCCCATCGGATTAACGCACTTCTTTCCAGCAGGAATAAGGCTAGGGGTAAATACCCTGTAGGTGTGTCTGAGTCTAGGAACAAGTTTAAGGCGAAAGTAGGGGAAGGTGGGGGCCAAAACTACATAGGTACATATAGCTCTCCCGAACAGGCATTCGCTGCCTATAAAAAGGTTAAAGAAAAATATATCAAGACTGTTGCCAAAGATTGTTATAATAAGGGAGAGATCTCTATCGAAGTCTACAATACACTTATGAATTGGGTAGTTATACCCTATCCAAATTAAGAGGAGAAATAAAATGAAACTGGAAGATATCGGATTTTACACATTGACAGATTCTCGGGCTGAGAACGTATCTATGGACTCTCAGATGAAGCGTTGTGAGATGATCATCAACGACTACTGCAATTTCAAGTGTGAGTATTGCCGTGGACTTACCGACCGTGTATTCGGTGATCGTAAGCGTAAGGAATTGACCTTGGAAGAGATCAAGCGCAATATTGATTACTGGTGTGAGGGTCAACCTCTGAAAAATATCCGATTCTCTGGTGGAGAGCCAACTTACCATAAGAATATTGTTGAGATTGTCGCCTATGCCAAGTCAAAAGGTATCGAGCGTATTGCTATCTCCACAAATGGTTCCAACAAGACAGAATTATATGAGCGACTAGTTGAGGCTGGCTGTAATGACTTCTCTATCTCACTGGATGCAGCTGATGCGGCCACGGGCGATATGATGGCTGGTAATATCATGGGTGCTTGGGATAAAGTTGTGCGGAATATCCGTATCATCTCCCAATTGACTTATGTTACTGTTGGTGTTGTATTCACTCCTGAGAATATTGAAGGATTCATGAAGATTGTTGAATTCGCTAACGGACTAGGTGTAAGTGATATCCGAGTTATTCCTTCTGCACAATGGAATCAGGCTCTTCCAGAACTGAGTGCAGTTGATAAGGATCTTTTGGCTCAGCATCCGATTCTAGCGTACCGTATCCAGAATTTCATGGAAGGTAAAACTGTCCGTGGGTTGGATGAAGGTGACACAACCAAATGTCCTCTGGTCTATGATGATTCTGTGATCGCTGGACAAGAGCATTACCCTTGTGTAATCTATATGCGAGAGCAAGGAACACCCATTGGTGAGGTTGGTCCAAACATGCGGGAAGAACGTATTGCTTGGGATAAGACTCATGACACACACTGTGACCCTATCTGCAAAGGTAACTGCTTAGATGTTTGTCGTGATTATAACAACAAAGCTGTGAAGACTATCTATGGAGAATAATATGAGAGTAACAAAGACCCGTCCAACTGAAGGACAATTTATTGCTTACTGGGAGTATCGTGGAAGGCTCTGGTCTGAGACCTATAAGTGGGTAGAGGGTTACTTGGAACGTTACGTAAGACACGACGATGATGGTAATGAGGAGTGGACTCACGAAGGTCTTTCCTACCATCAGGATATTATCTTTACTTACGTGGTTAGGGAGGTCTAATATGAAAGATACACCTGAATGGATTTTAAAAGCGATGAATACGTGTATCAGTTTTACACGGGTTATTGACCACGGGGGTTATTATGAGCTTAGGGTAACCTTCTGATGCCGTATAAACTTTGTTTTGAGCATGAAGATGGGGATTACGGGGAGATTAAACCCTTAGCTAATAATAACCCTACTAGTGAACATGGTTTTGAGGACAGACGTATCTTTCAAAGGGTTAGTAGATATGCAGCATCATTAGAAAAGACAATAGAGGGGGTAGAAAAATGTTGGGTGGAGCATTATGATGACGAATGAAGTTTTAAAGGTACAATATACCAACTGGAAAGGTAATACACGGGAGCGGGAGATCAAACCTATCTCTCTCCGGTGGGGTGTTACCCGGTATCACACCGAAATGCAGTGGCTTTTGGTTGCTTGGTGCATGGAAGATGAGATAATTAAGGAATTCGCATTGAAAGATTGTGATTTCCGAGAGGATAATTTTCCCTTGACACTAAAACAACAATCCAATTATGAATTCAACACAAGAATGTATAGGGAGGATTAAATGGCTAAGGAATTAGAGCGTAAATTTCTGGTAATCCTACCACAACTGGGTCTAAATAAGATATTCCGTGCATCCCAGAGTTATCTGATCAACCAAGGGTATCTAGCCTCCTCTGAGGGAGCTATGGTGCGTGTACGTACATATAGCGGTAAAGGTTTCCTCACTGTCAAATGTACAAAGGAAGATTACGAAGATTTTGAAGTAGATGAGTATGAATATGAGATACCTCATCAAGATGCAATAGAACTTCTTGAACGATGTGAGCACAAACTTCAGAAGGTACGGTTTAAAGTTAATAATTCAGGTGACATTTGGGATGTTGATGTGTATACTGAGGCTCTGACTGGATTGATCACCGCAGAGTTTGAACACGAGGATCGTGAGAAGGTTCTTTCTGTGGAACTACCTAAATGGATAGACCGAGAGTTAACGGGGATCAAGAAGTACTCAAATTTTCAATTAACGAGGGCAAATAAAGATGAAACTTAAATGCACCTGTGGTAATACTATCACTACTGGGCTTTATCCCACAAAGAAATGGGGTTTTGATCGTGATGGTTACCATGACGGACAACACTTTGTCACCAAAGGAAGTTTCCTCCGGTTCAAAACTTGGGCAGATGATAGAATCTTCGCTGTAAACCCTGAAAACATTGTTTCCTGTAGAGTACCAGAATTCCAACAAGGTTGGGGTTGCTGTGATAACTGGGGGATACCTTTCTACTGTGGACAATGTGATAAAGATTTAGGGTGGCAAATGTTGGATTGTCATTGTGACATACATATGCAAATAATTGAGAAAAGAGTCATAAGGAGTTACAAATGAGATTATATAGTTTCGGTAATATGTATCTATTGGGTATCCAAGCAGGTATCCAGTGTCAGCATTGTACAGCAGAACTATTTAATAGTTACCCTTGGGATGAGGTGATGGAGGCTGATGCAGCAATACTCTACGAATGGGTGGAGAACCACAAGACAACAATTCTCCTGAATGGTGGTATGCAAGCACAACTGATTGAGATAACCAATCTATTATCGGAAGAGGAAAATCCTTACCCTTGGGAATTCTTCACTGAATCAGAGGAGGCATTGAATGGAGCTGTAACCAATGTCAGTATCATTCTCCCTGAGAAGATCTATATGTATGGGAAGTGGGTAAAAGAGTACTTGAAGGCTAATCCATACTCGCAGATGGTCAACCCTAGTGTACTCTCGCGAGAGGACACTTCATATATTTACACTAAGTGGGAACTTGAACTTATTCAACTAATCAACAGTAAGAGGTTAATGAGCTAATGTTTATACTTGCATTCCTATACATGTTAACACAAAATCTTATTGAGCTGCCCAGTGGGCAAATAGCTTTCTATTTCTTCTTGCTTTTGGTTGTATGGGACTGTATGATCATTGATTCAATTTGTTCAAAGATTAGAGGGAAAAACTGATGAAAACATTCCTAGTGGGAGGTGCCGTGAGAGACATCCTCCTTGGCCTAGAGCCTAAAGATAAGGATTTCGTGGTGGTAGGTTCTTCCGTAGAGGAAATGCTCTCACTAGGATTCACACAGGTAGGTAAGGACTTCCCTGTGTTCCTTCATCCAGAAACAGGTGATGAGTATGCTCTCGCACGCAAGGAGATCTCTACAGGAAGCTCCCACACTGATTTTGAGTGTGATGTGAGGGATGTCACCCTTGAAGAGGATCTGCTGCGTAGGGATCTTACAATCAATTCTATGGCTATGGATATGCACACTAGTGAGGTCATCGATCCGTTTGGTGGTCAACAGGACATTAAGGATAAGATCCTACGTGCAACATCTGAGGCATTTGAAGAAGACCCTTTGCGTGTCCTTCGTGTGGCTCGTTTCCTTGCTCGTCTAGGCGATGAGTGGACTATTGACAGGGCAACAGCACACACTATGCACCGTCTTATCCCACAGGTACGTAAAATATCAGCAGAGCGTATCTGGAAAGAGACAGAGAAGGCATTGTCTGAGCAGGCACCTTGGCGATTCCTTAGAATCCTTGCAGAGGTATCCGCAATAGACATACCTATCTTCCATAAGATTCAGGATGAGCTAACCAACGCCGTTAATAAGAGAGTATCCCCTGAGTTCCTGTGGGCTATCTTCTGTATGAACCTACCCTTCGGTACTGGGGAAGCACTTGGGGAGGCCATAAAGGCACCTACACGCTTTAAGCAGGCTGTTAGTCACCTTGGTATTGCTATTGGTGCTATCACGGCTACTAAACCAGAAACTATGCTTGAGTTCTTTCTTCATATTAATGTGGTTAAGGAATCCTCATCAAGGTTGCTTGAACTGTTCAGTGTTCTTGACGTTATCATTAGAGACTTCGAGACTTCACACTCGTTATTTTGGCGGTGGTCTAACGCACTACAGGCAGCTAAATCAGTGAAGGCTCAACAGTTTATTGATCAGGGCTTTACAGGTAAGGACATTGGTGATAAGATGCGCGAAGAACGTATCAAACGGATTGAGGAGGTATTGAAATGAAAAACTTCAAGTTCTATTTAATGCACGATGGTCGCAAGGGTGTGGGTAAGGGTATTGGTTGCAAAGAGACATTGATAGGGGTTATTACTAAGGAGGCTCGTGAGGCATACCCAGATCCTCTAACAAATGTCACTATTTCCAAGCGATATTATGACGTTGGTCTCAGAAAGCACGTCGAATTCGAGAGCGCGACAATGAAAGAGGTGAGATACTTACCAACAGGTGAATTAAGTGAGGTCTCCTATGGGTGAGATGGCAGATATGGCTCTTGAGGATACTCAGACCATGGAATTCCTCCGCGATGACTTTGCAAGCGGTAATATGGACATCTTAGAAGCCTATGAACATGGATTCGTAGATGAGCAAGGTGTTGAACAGGAAGGAATGCAAAGAGCTTGGGATGATGTCTGTGAAAGAACCTTTAATCATGAGGCTGCATTCTATAAAGCCCAATTAGACTTCTATAAAGCCGATGATGCTGCGGGAAGGGAGTCTTCTGCACCAGTAAAGAAGATATCCACAAGTGTAAAGGCTAAACTTGGCAAAGAGGTTAAGACCCTGACCTTCCTGAAAGGCTTTGCTACACACTTTTATAAATACGGGGAGCTATCACCTAAACAATCAGCTATTGTAGCGACCAATTGGAAAGGTGGAACTAAAAAATTCTTGCAGGATTGTTCTGAATACGATATGGTTGAGTTCTTGGATAAATGTATTGGAAGACTTGACGCTTTAATGGAGAGGTAACATAATGAAAATTTTTGCTAAGTACACAAAAGCATTTTTGATGGATGATGGTGATCATGAAAACGACCTGACTTTAGAAAAAGAATATGAAGTATTTGGTTATCCAGATAAGACTTACATACTCACTGATCATAACCAAAAGCACTGGCTTAACTTTGATGCCCAAGATGATGGCTTCAAAGCTATCGATTATTTCACCCTCAGTGTGAAGGTAAAAAAGGTTTCATATACCTATGAATAGATTTGAACACAAAATTACAGGAGTAGATAACCTAATTGTCTCACATTTAGCTGGTTCACATGCCTACGGCATGAGCACACCCGAGTCTGATGTAGATGTCAGGGGTATTTTCTGTGGAACACAGGAGAATATCCGTACACCTTGGTTCCCTTGTCGTGAACAGACTATCCCAGAGATGGAAGATGCCAAAGTTTATGAACTGACCAACTTCATGAAGCTATATTTGGACTGTAACCCCAATATTATTGAAACGTTGTGGGTTCCAGAAGAGTCTATCATTCAATCCAGTGAAGCATACGGTGTTTTACAGCACTATCGTAAGGATTTACTATCTAGTAAGGTAGCTTTTACCTTCTCAGGTTATGCAATGAGCCAGATGAAGCGTATCAAGGGTCATAATAAGTTCATTAACAATCCAAAGTCGGCAGAACCACCTCGTCAGACTGATTTCGTTAGTATGGTGCAGAACTTTACTAGTGCTAAGATCTTATCAAGGATGTTCACACTTGAATCATTCCGTCATGGGCGGTTAGTACCCTTCGGGAATAATCTTTTTGGTCTCTATATTGGGGAATTTTCAGATAAAGCCAAAGGGTATGAAACTTTCTCAGATGATTTTACCTTGAACACTGTTTTTGATGATGAATCAAGGTCAGAGTACGGTGCTCCTCATCTTATCGTCAAGTTTAACAAGGATGAGTACCTCAGGGAGAACGATGACCATAAAAACTACTGGAATTGGAAGGCTAATCGTAACAAAAAGCGTAGCGTACTAGAGGAACACCACGGATATGACACCAAACACGCATCTCATCTAATCAGGTTGCTCCGTATGGGTGAGGAAATCCTTACAACGGGTGAAGTCATCGTAAAACGTCCAGATGCACAGGAGTTGTTGGATATCCGAGCAGGGAAGTACACCTATAATGAGCTTTTGGCTATGGCTGAAGGGAAAGATGAGTTAATTCGTGGTGAATTGTACAAAAACACTTGCTTACGGCGAAAGCCTGATGTAAAATTGGCATCTAAGGTACTTATGACTGTTCAAGACATCTATTGGAGGGAATGATGAGTAATAAAGTGGCTATAGGGATTCTTATGAATGAGTATTTGAAGGAGAAGGAACTCCTCGATAAGGAAATTTATAAACGGAAGGAAATCTTGAACAAAGATCTCATGAAAATACAGGATCTCTGTTCCCACGAGTCTTTCAGATCAGACTACTTCCGTGATTACCATAAAGGGGAGGATAATTATCACAATAAGTGTGATCTTTGTGGTAAACTATCATATTCAGAAGACAAAGGAGTATTTTAAACTATGAAAATTTTCCCAACCAAGGCAAGCTGGTCATATAAACTAAGTAAATTTATGTGGGGAAAGTATGGTATTCCCTCCAATATTTGTTGGTATTTCCTTCAGACAGTATTTAATGTCTTTGTATGGCTCCATGTAGCCTTGGCAATTGTTGGTTTTATCACTTTATTCTATATAGGGTTTACTACAACGTGGTTAGGTATGGAGGTACACGGAGACCTCTATCCTATAGAGGATTTCATTACCATGTTAGGTTTGCCGGGGCTAACGATCCAAGTTGTTATTGCACTCAGCGGTCTCTGGGGGTACATAGCGGGATTAATTTCCGTTGTCGCCCTACTCGCAGCCGCAGTATCTTATGCAATTTGGTATTTGATCAAGTTACAATTCATTAAAGATATCTTTAGGTGGTTTGGGGGTTTCAGTGGTTGGGATAAGCTTGGTAATTGGATCTCTAATCTTAAGGCTCCTCTGTGGTTGACAAAGACCTGCCAACTGTGTAAAGATATTGACTTTGAAACAGGTAAAATTAAGGAGGATAAATGAAATTCAATAATAAAGTGAAATACACAATAAGAGGGACAGATTTATCCCTGACTTATGTGGCTCATGATGCGAAATCTGTGGTACTGCGAGAGGATAACGGTAATTTACGTACTCTGTCCCATGAAGCTGCTGCGGAGAGTTTACTTGTAGACCTACCACCTGTATCAGAGCGGATTGAAAAATTTTGGGAAGATATGCTAGCCTCTAAGGCTCGTGGTCAATATGGATGGGATGTAAACAGCTCTATCGAAAGGAATTTGAGAAATAACCATCTTTACCTTGGAGATATGGGTAATGGGTATCTTAAACTTAAGTAGGAGGAATAAATGAAACTTACACTCACCCAGAAAGTCAAAAGGGCAACCTATCACTCGATCAATGGTGTACGAAGTGGGATACCTTTGTGTTGCACGATACACTTTGTGAAATTAGACTGGGATGGTATCAAGAGGATTGCAAGAAGTGAGTGTGAGAGAAGAGGTTTTAGTTGGCATCATGACCCCGCACGACCAAAATTCGACATAGAGGCTGAGTATTGCCTTTGTGATAAATGTTTCGATAATTCCCGTAGCAAGGGTATTAAAAAGAATGGGACAATATTCAAAAATCTGATAAAGAGAGGGAGAGTAAAATGACAACATCAGCAGATCACTTGATACCCAAAAACTCTGAAGCCACTTGTAAAGGTAGTTTCAATCTGGGGAATGCATGTGGTAAGTGCAGTAAATGTAAAGCAGAGATTTCTAAAATGGGAAATACCTTATCTGATAGAGATAAAATGATCAGATACGAAATGGCACTGGAGGCTATAATTGCCTCTAATAGTGTTTACAGGATAGTGGATATAGCGGAAACAGCTTTAGGGAGACAAAATGAAACCTAGGAAAAACCGTTTCACGCCAACTATGCACGGGGTGGGGTACTTAGGTGTAGGCCAATACAAATCTTTTAGCTCTGGAAAAAAGACCAAATCATATGGGGCTTGGCAAAACATGATTGGGCGGTGCTACAATGTAGCTGATTGGAGATACCCACGGTACGGTGGGAGAGGGATTACCGTATGTGGTGGGTGGCATAACTTCCAGACCTATGCAAAATGGTATGAAGAAAATTACAGGTTGGGGTTTGTTATGGATAAAGATCTTCGTAAACCAAGATCAAGGGTGTACTCTGAGGAGACTTGTGAGTTTATTCCTCAAAAGGTGAATAAACTTTTAATAAGTAATAACAAAACGAGAGGGAGCCTCCCCGTGGGTGTTTATGAAAGAAGAGGGAGATTTCACACAGATATTAATCTAGGTAGGAAGAGGAAGTATATAGGTTCCTTTGAGACTTCTGAAGCGGCTTTTTCTGCTTACAAAAGACAGAAGGAAGACTATATTAAAGTTGTTGCCAAAGAATGTTTTGGTAATAATGAGATCTCTGAGGAGATCTACAATACACTGATGGATTGGGTAATTACCCCCTTCCCCGAATAATAGAGAGGATATTCTATGAGGCATACAGCAGATGTAATTAAAGAGATCAGAGCTACAGCTGGTAAGAATGACAAGCGTCAGATCCTGAAAGATAATGAATTCAATACAGAATTGAAGGCTGTTCTAAAGCTTGCATATGACAAGAGTTTTAATTACTACACAACAGTTATTCCAAAGAATCTAGGACCAGTGAAAGGTCTTAATACTTTGGAATACGCACTCAGTGTCATGGTTGACCAACTAAGTAAGCGTAAGGTTACAGGTAAAGCGGCTAAATCTGCTGTGAAGGACTTATTCCAAACCTTATCACAGGATGACAGAGAGTGCCTGACCTACGTGATCAAGCGTGATGTAAAGGCTGGCATTAGTGCTAAGAGTATCCTCAGTGTATGGCCAGATCTGTTCCCATATTATCCTTATATGCGTTGCAGTTCGAAAGGTGAAGTCCCATTCCCTGCAATCAGTGAGTTGAAAGGTGATGGAATATTCTCTCGTTGGTTTAATCGGGAAAAAGGTATTGAGGCTAAGACCCGTAATGGAACACCCTTGATTAATATCCCTGACTACGTTATTTCTGACTTCAGTGAGATTAAGCAAGCGGTTTATGAAGGAGAGATGCTAATTGAAGAGGATGGTAAAGTACTTCCTCGCGAGATCGGTAATGGTATCATCAATGCTTGTTTCCTTCACGGGAAACGTGACCTTGAATCCAACCAGAAACTCCGTGTACAGTTGTGGGAGATTATCCCAGAGAAAGATTACTGGGTTGGGCTGTGGGCTGTCCCCCGAGCTACTCGTCTATTCGCACTCGAAGATCAACTGATGAGGGCTAACCTCGAGAGTCTTTTCCTTACCCCATACCGGATTGTGAACAGCCGGAAAGAAGCTGATGACTACTATCGCGAGATTGTTGCCGCTGGTGGTGAAGGAACTATCGATAAGGATATGGATGCCCCCTATAAGGATGGTACATCCAAAGGTCAGATCAAGAATAAAGTTGAGGAGGTTGTAGAGCTTCGTGCTATCGCACTAATTCCCGGTGGTGAAGGTAAGAAGAATGAGAACACCTTTGGTAGTATCCTCTGTGAGAGTGAGGATGGACTATTACGAGTAGCCTGTACTGGATTCTCTGATAAACTAAGACTTGAAATCTTCGAGAATTGGGACTATTATCAGTACAAGGTGATGGGTGTTAAGAGTAATGGACCATTGCCACCAAGTAAGACTAACCCACTGTGGAGTTTGTTCTTACCTCGTCATGAAGATTGGCGTTGTAATGATAAGGATACCGCTGACACACTAGAGAGAATTAAGGAGGTATTTAATGTATGATAGAATTTCTTTTTAAGTTGAGCGGGAGCCTCCTAATCCTACTTCTCTTTGTAGCAGTCTTTGCTAAAGAGGTTGAGAAGAGTGTGGAAAAATCCACATATCAGAAAATTGATATGTTTTTCGGTGGGCTTGTTGTGACTATGTGTGCCTCCTTTGCTATAGCGGTTATGTTGGTTATATGGAATCTATGATGGTAATACAGAAATTTAGAGAGAACTACCATGGGAGGGACTTCGTTCTGGGAGACCTCCATGGATGCTATGATCTCCTTGTGGCAGAGATGAAGAAAGTGGACTTCGATAAGTCTAAAGACCGAATCTTTGCTGTAGGTGATCTCGTTGACAGAGGACCGGAATCACTTAAGTGTCTAAGTCTTGTGTTTGAAAATTGGTTCCACTCAGTGCTGGGTAATCACTGTGAAATGATGTTCAATGGCGTCTTAGAGAGTTCCATGGGTGAATTCCAGTGTTGGATGCAGAACGGTGGCACATGGGCTTTAGATTTTATAGAGATGAACCATGTGGATCAGACCTTCGTAGATACTCTTATGGCTTGTCAGAGTGTCATGCCTCTGGCTTTCCAGATTGACACTAACTCAGGTGAGACTATAGGTGTCTTACATGGGGATGCTCCTGAATTCTGGAATGAGGCTCTTATCAGGGATTGTCGTATGAAGACTCTCTGGGGCAGAGATCGTATTGCAGCTAAGAACAGCAGACCTGTCAAGGATATCGATAAGGTCTTTGTTGGCCATACACCTGTACAAGGCATACAACAATTTGGTAATGTCTATTACATCGATACAGGTGGTGTTTTTAATAACGATTTAACTTTATTGGAGATTTGATATGGAATACATTTTGCAAGGAACATACTACATGTATGGTAACGTCACAGCTAAAACAAAGAAGACTACTTTCTCTTGTCCTAAGAAGGCACTCAAGGAGCGTGATCGTTTACAGACTCTTGAGGTAGATAAGAAGGGATCAGCTGATGAAGGTTGTGATTGGCAAGTAACAGTGGATTGGGTATAATATGTGCCCACGGTGTAAGAACAAGAATACTAAAACACAAACTGGTGCCACACAACTCTTATTATCTTGTGATAGGTGTGGGTGGCTTGAAACACCCAAGATTCATATAAATAGGAAATAGGTTTTGTAGATGTCAAAGACGCGTAAAAAGACTTGTGGTGGTTGTCAGTATTGGGTTAGAATAAGAATGTGCGGTGGGTGCCGTATAGGAGGTCTTTGCCAACACCCGAGCCATGATTGGAGTTGTCCATCTGGAGCTGGATGTGAAGACTATCGCCCTCAACCTTATAAAAGGATAAAGAAACATAATGAACAAACAATTATCATTGAGTCTTAAGCATATACCTGAGGATCAACTACTGTCGCTGGAGTATTTCCAGAACCGAGGTGATCATTTTATCAATAGAGCCTTTATTGATGACAAACAGGGTGAGCGGGATCGTATCTATAGTGATGTCATAAAAGACTTCCACGAAGGGTGTGGATCGAACCTGACCAATATTGTAGGTAATGATCCAGTAGCACTTAAAGCAGCCTTCACCACGTTCCAGTGGCTATCTACAAACGTAGGCTCTGCTGTATTACAAGAGGCACTCATGAAAACAGGTCAGAAGGTGGTGGCTAGAGATGAAACTTAATACTGATTACATACGGTGTGCTGAAGCCTGCTCAAGGGAGAATGATGAATATATGGATTTCAGGCAAGGGGCTTTCTATGAACTTATTAATACACCAGAGAAGCTAACGGTCTATGATATGACGCATCGGAAGGTGGATATGAATGAAAGGATAGCAAAGTCTTTTGAAACAACACCGGATGGTAATTTACGAATGTACCAAATGGTAGAGAGGGTCTTTTAATGAAAACACAGATATCGGCACAAAGGGCTTTATCCCTAGCAACCCAATTAACGGAAGCTTCAAAGGTTTCTGTAGCCGAGGCAGACTTCTTACAAAAAGAGGCTTACCTCCTAGCGGAGAACGTCTTTGATAATCATAGTTGGTTCTCTAAATGGATTAGCTCCGAGAAAATGACAGGTCATAAGCAATTTACTCAGAAACAGAAGTTTGATTCATTAGATGGGGGTTCATTCTGGCAATCAAAGATTGATAGAGTTTTAACTTTTCACGGGACTACAAAATATGATAGTCGTCACCCACACCACAATGCCGTCAAACTAACTGACGACCTCCTCGATGTCGCGGGGAGACTACATGCGTGTGGAAGGCTTGGTGATCCCGTATACCTCGACAGTAAAGAAGCTATTTTTATTTACCAGAATATAGGAGATAATGATGAGTAGACGAGTTTATAGTGTCGATCAAGAAATGTTCAACTATGATAGTATCAGTGAAGCGGCAATAGATATGGCTGATGTTCATTGGCCAGATCCGTTGGCAGTAGGGGATATCGTCACAATCTATGAAGGTAAGGTCATAGAGAGCGTGGCTTCTGATTATTCACCTAATTATTTGATTGACACTCTGGCAGAGAATGCGTATGATGAGTGTGGAGAGTTTGCTGATGATTGGCTCAGTGGATTAGATAATAAATGTAAGAATGATCTTATAAACCGTGTCCATAAAGTTATTGATGATTGGGCAACAGAACATAATGTACAACCAACATTCTATATGGTGGAGGATATTGTAGAGATTGAGATTAGGTTTACTAATGCAGAGGGGGATTGGGAACTGGTATGATGGGACTAATCCAAACACTAGTCTTCCTTGGTCCATTCCTCATCATAATCTATGTAACTAGGAATGAACATACGGTTGACTTTTATCATGATTAGGGGAGATACATGAACACATTTATAATTCTATCATATATTTATTTGGCAGGTGCTATTGCTTGTACTGTATTGGCACAACTCCCATGGAAAGGTAAACCCAATTTTAATCTTGATCGGGTAGATCTCTTGCATATTGGTTTATGGCCAGCAGCATTGATAACTGCAGGTTTCCTTTACTTGTTGGATAAAGTAGATACAAAGGAGAGATTATGAGTAGACCTAGACCCTATGCACTCTGCTCGTGGGTATTGGGTGCTCAGAAATGCCACATCTATTCTAAGTACCACGTAGCTGACTTCGGTAACAGGTATTATTTCTGTGAGTGTGGTCAGGAATTCGCTCTGAAAGCTAAACTGTGTGTTGCGTTAGGTCATAAAGAGGTAATGCCCCAACTCAAGTGGCGTATCTGCCATAGAAACTTAGAGCGGAAAGGAAAAGAATATCTTGGGAAACGGAGGGGACCATATGGTACAATTAGATAAAGAAGCCTATGAGCATTTAGTGCGACCCTTCAATGAGAAGGGCAGGTACTATGTAGCTGACTTCCTAGCCCATGACTGGAAGATCGGGGAATTCCTTGAGGGTGTTATGTTCGTTAGTGATAGCGGGAGAAGAATCCTTGTAGATCATAAGGGGGATAAATGGGAACTGAGCAAAGTGATCTAAATCCAGAAGATGATCTATTCGAATCCCCATTCGCCTTCGAAGAATTATACGATGAGGATGAAGAGGAATCCCCCAAACCGGAAGTGGGTTTAGCTGCACATGAAAGGGCTACTCGCCATAAGATTCTTATGAACAAACTCATTCAGAAACAGACACACCTAAGGAAGAAGAATAAGGGTCAGCCTGTTCTTTTCCGAAACAAACACTACAGAGAAATATACAGGAGATATCAGTGGGCGGTAAACTAACAAAACACACATACGCTTTGATGGTTGATGAGGATATACAGTGGCTGCTGGATAACACTCAGGAGGACACCCTTGAGCGTCAGCACATTGTGACTATCCTTAAGTGGTCTAAAGAGGCAATATATACACTTGAGGGCGGTAGTGAGGAGAACAATGAGTAAACCGGGTATTGGTGTAGGGGATGAATTTGAAACAGTTCATTGTGGAAAGTGTATCGTAACTTCCTATAAAGGGTGTGGTGAGATAATGGTTATATTCTCTTGTACCAGCTATTCAACCACAGTGACAGCTGGGCAGCTCCGTAGTGGGGCGGTCAGAGACCCGTATGTACCTTCCACTTGTGGTGTGGGCTACCTAGGTGAGGGACGGTATAGCGCAAAAATTCTAGGTAAGAATACCCCTGCATATGATGCGTGGTATAATATATTCAGGAGGTGCTATAACAGGGGAAATAAGGGATATCGCTGGTATGGTGGTAGGGGAGTGGTAGTCTGCAATGAATGGCATAATTTCCAGAACTTTGCTAGGTGGTATGGAGAGAATTCAAGGTATGGTTTTCATATTGATAAAGACCTAAGGATTAGGGGGAGCCTATTATATTCACCTGAGACCTGTGAATTTGTTCCAAAAGAGATAAATATTCTTTTAACAAATAGACGAGCTGAAAGAGGGAAATATCCTATCGGTGTGTCCAAACACGAGAAGAAGTTCCAAGCTAGTTTGAACAGGGGGGCTGGCTCGGAATATCTAGGGTACTTCAATACACCTGAACTAGCTTTCCAAGTATACAAAGTAGCCAAGGAAAAGTATATCAAAGAGGTAGCTCAGAAGTACTTCGATCAGGGTGATATCTCTGAACAGGCCTACAACACATTAATGAACTGGGAGATTGTACCTTACCCAGAATGAACACATACAAGGAGCCATAGGCTCCTTTCTTTACGTGAGGAGAATATATATGGTTATGAGTAAAGAAGAGAAGAGAATAAAAAGTAGGTATGCTAGTGTCATGAAGAGGGCAACGGACAGAAGATTTTCACTGTTGAACCCTACATATCTAGAGGTAACTGTCTGTGATGAGTGGTTAGTGTATGAAAACTTCAGGAGATGGTATCTAGAGAACTATGTAGAGGGTTGGTCTATAGATAAGGATCTCCTCTCAGGTATGAAGGTAAAAGTATATTCACCTGAGACTTGTTGCTTTCTTCCACAGATTATAAATGCGACACTTGCCAATCATCTGCTCTACAGGGGGAAATATAAAAAAGTAACAACAGATAACCCACACAAAATTAAAGTATATGGAGACAGGAAAGAAGCTAATATTAAAAAGCTTGCAGAGGAATATAAGGACCAACTGAAACCCTCTATCTACAAAGCCCTTCTTGAGTATACTTATGAAGGAAGATCCCTATACGAGAATATCTAGTATTAGCAACTTCTAATATTGCCATGAATGTATCTGTGTGGTTACACTCCCCAACAATAGTATACCCTTTCTGATCGTCAGATCAATAGGTCTACACTCTGTAGATTAAAAGAACATTAAAAGAGAGAAAGAAATACCCTAGGAGATCCGTATGTCAGCAGACTAGGATCTTTGCTCTTGACCTTGGCTAAAGCGTCAGCTTTGAATAGGTATTCCTATTAGTTATAAACACTCTTAAGTTTTAACTCTTCTTAGGTAAGACTTTGATTCAAATACCTTTTGTTACTATTGTTCATTATTAGTGTACAGTTGGGGGTTATTGTTTCCTTAGAGTGTTTATAGGGTCTAGGTTTAAAGTTACACCGTAGATGTGGTAGATCATAGTACCCTCCCCGAATCCATTAAATATAGGGATATGTGTCTTTGTGTTGATGTGTGTATATTTGTGTGGATGTATGTTTACCCTAACTAATGTGGGATTTTGTTAGGAGGTACTTTGTTGGTGTTGTGATGGGGGAAATATCTGTATCTATAGGAAGTATACGTTGGGGAGATACTCAGGCAGGATCATGTGGTGGAATATCATAATTTTGTAAATTGGGAGGGACTTCAGCATTGAAATGACAGCGCAGCTGTTAGCCTACGGCTACCCCTTTTACGGGGCATAAAGTTCCGAGTATTCAGATAAGGAAATATCCTCGATCAGTAGCCTATACCACTATTTCACAATTTGGGTGCTTCCCCTAATTCCACAGTTTTGGTGCTTGACACGAACTGGTGCCCGACTCTCTATTTTACCAGAATTTGAAAATATCCACAAGACCGATTTAGCATATGAACACCCCTCAGATATAACTAAATCAATGGATCACTTTTGCCCGATACCCTTGCCAATCATTACATTCAATAATACTCATTTAACATAATACAGGTTATGCGTAGCATTAGATCAATCAGCCTGATTGATCATGTTGGCATGCCTATTGCTAGGAGGATTATTATTCGTTGACAATTACATTATTATCTGATTCATCCATTCGATTGATTACTATGCATATGTTATGCCAATTATACTCATTCACCCATTGTGGGTAACATTGATCAAATAACATCGATTAAAGGAAGGAAGTGGTAATTTCTGATTGTTTAGCATCTAAGCCATATATAACCCCATATATAGCCCCGCCACAATGTACCCTTGCCAGAATGCACCATGTAATGTCCTTGCCACAAATAACCCTATAACGCCATATAACGCCCTCTAAGCCCTGTTCAATTGTACCTATACGAATGCATTGCCCTATAGCTAAACAGCCGCTACACGGCAAATTAGAGGGCGTTAGCCCGTGCATAGAGCCTCTTAAAAGACCATTGAAGACAATAGAAACCATATAAATGATCATTTCATGCTGTCCATACTGTAAAGGGTTGATTCTGGGGATAGCGCCGTATTCTATACGGCTGTATGCGTACAGCTAAGGCTATGCCGTTGTTGAGTGGTATGGTTTGCAAGGTATGGCCCTATACGATTGATATGGGGCAAACTAGACGGCCCTAAACGACAAAAAGGCTAACCCGTTAGGATTAGCCTTTATATCTGGTATTGATTGTTAATTAATCGTGGTACATATAAATACGTTCAATATTATTATTAGTAAGCCATTCCCCCAAAGGTTTAAACCATTCGCCAGCAGAGTTGCCAACACCATCGGCGGATAGGTGATAATTATCCTCATAAATCCAATCCGGTAAACTGTTTTCGATTGTGCTGTAATCTTTGCCAGTCGCTGCCATTAGATAATCTATAAGATCTGAAAAAGTGATAGTGCATTTAATTTCAACAGTTGGTTTAATCATTATTTTAATCCCCTCGCCTTAATCATACCATACGCCATAGCGGCAGCATTGTTATAAGCTCTAATAAACCCGTTTATTTGTTGTGGTGTAAACATTGAATTACAATTACCTTTTTCCATATCTTCAATAATTCCGAAAAACGAGCCGTCTGCTACTGAATACCAAGCCGCGTTCTTTGTCTCCTTGTCAACGTATTGGTTATATGAGCAGCTGTAATTACCTTCGCTGTCGTTAGCGTTTCTAATAGCCCGTTCAATTGTTTTCTTAGCAGCAGGGTTGTTTTTGTTTAAACGTGCGCAGATATATTTAAAAGAAAATTCAGAGCTTGATTGAGCGGTTAAATGTGACATAGTTTTAAACCTTTTTGTTTGTTAGGTTATCCCAAAAATTCAGATCTAATCTTTCTCTTATATATTCGTTTATCATAATTGGTGGGTTGTGGTCGTGTATTATCTCAAAAGTTTTATAGCCATAAGCTAAACCCTTTGCATATTCCTTTAAATTTTCGGCGCATTTAATGCCGCAGCACTTATGATACGGCAGATTCAAAACATCAATATAAGCATGAGCTTTAGAGTAGGCGGTTGAGTTGTTTGGATGGCCTTCGTTGTATGTTGCCAAGACGTACCACGTTATGGCTCGCTTCAAAACTTCATCATATGACAGCATGGTTTTAATCCTTTTGGTTGTGGCGGCTATAAGGCCGCCTGTAATGGCCCTATATACTTTTAAAGCTTAATGCTGTTTATACGATACGTTTGATACTTTCTTATCCCAGCAACTAATACAGGAACCACAAGACCCTTCGTTATCATATGCGGGGCAACTAAACGCGCCTATTTTGTTATCTGTTTTACCATGAACGGTTGAGGTATTTTTGAATTGCTTGTTAGGCGATGCATTTACCATTGCGCTACTAACACGAATAATCAGATTGTTAGGGATAGTACCAAGCATGTTTTTATACTGGCGAATGATTCCAGCTTCACGCGTTGGTAACCAATGGTTAATGTCTGGCGTCTGCTCTGCAACCTTTACAATAGCTCTGAGCATATCAATACAAGATAAATCCCCAGCTGCAAACCATCTATGATACCGCGCCCCATCGATACCCTTTTTGGCTTTGCGTTGGCTATGTTGGGTTATTTGTTTTGCTATACCTTTTGCCCAATGGTCTAGGGTATCGACTTTCTTGTGAGTATTAAAAATAGCTAGGTTATCAGACCAGCTTTTTAACGCAGTAGGATAAACCCGGCTCAATTTAATCGCGTAACATTTTGAGCATGTACTCCCTTTAATCTTTGCTAGCTTGCTACCGACTTTGCATTGCGTAGGGTCAACTGAAAAAGTCGAACCATGCACCTTTGAATTCCCAGCTGTAACGACGCCGCTTACTAGCTTGGCTTGCTTAATGGTTGCAATGATCATAATTCGATTCTCTATTCTGTTTTGGTTTGTTTTATTAATAACGGCTTTAATCAAAACCGCTATTAATAAAACTTTAAATCAGATCACAAATGTAAAATTTAATGTCTGATAAATTAGCCGCCGAATAAACGCCGTCATTGCTAAAATCGTAAACTTTAAACGGTGTTAGTATATCGCCTCGCTTTACTATTCGGAATTCGTTTCCTTTATATTCAATATCAATATATTTTTCGTTTTGCAGTTCGTTTAATTGCTTAGCGGTTAATTTAGATATTCGCATGATTTTAACCTTTTCTTAATTCAGGGTTGTTTGGCCATGTTTGACGGCTATAGCAGTCAGTATCAGTAAGGGATAATTTACCCTTTTGAGTAACATTAAAATCCGTATTGGCCAACCAATCCTGATCATCTTTAAACTGTAACGGGTATGGCTGGCCATTTTTCCATTCAGCATTTGCCCAGCTCGGCTTATTGTCCCCAGTGTAACGATAGGTATAAGAGGATAAAACCTGTTTTTGTTGCTCAGCTGTTAAATGAATTCCTAGTACGCGCATGATCTAAACTCCAAAATAAATTATTGAACAAAACCAGATAAAAGAGAGGGCGAAAATTGACGCCCCTTTGATGATCTTTTTCATTAGTCCCAATCGACCCCATCTAGATCGAATTGATTGACCCACAATTCGACGGCAGCGGATACAAGCTTCGAAGCAAAGCAGTACCATGAATCTGTTTCAGGGTTAAACGTAAAGGCTTCGACGCCGTGCTGTACTAGTAAGGTTTCTACCTCGTCGCTATGATCCGTCATGCACTTATTAGCAGTATGGTAAGTAACGGCTGGCATATACGCCCCGCTTGCACAGCCGCCCTCTTGAATGGCCTGTAATTCGCTGATTGAATCAATCGCCCCCATCGATTTAATAAAGGTGGGTTGATTTTCGATTGACTCGATAAAATCACGCAAATCAATATCTTTTTCGATTAGCTGTTTGCATTGCGTAAAGGTTAATTCAATTGCTTTTGACATGGTATCACCTGTTATTAATGATTTTGGTTATTTAGTTTATCAATAGCGGCTTTATTCAAACCGCTATTATTTAAACCTTTAAACCCACTGACGACCCCGTGCATTTTTACGGTTGTCGCGGTTTTGTTTAATTACTTTGCGTTCGGCTTTGTTTGGCTTATTCATGATTTGTTTACCTTTTTGATTAGATGAAACGGACATATTGAAGGCGATTAATTAAAGCACTGTAAACTTGCTCGCTTATCAATCCCTTATTAATTTGCTGATGATAACGCTTTTTTAAATACTCTTTTATTTTGGTATCAATAAAACGCTTCATTATGTCGGCCTGTTTAGCCCCGTTTACGGGGTCGATTATATCGACGGCTAAAGCCGCCCTTTAGTTGATCGGTTGAAACATTCGCATACTATGCATATGCGCAGCATGTATTAAGTGTTTCGGAAACTTGCCAGCAACTGCGGCTGTATTGATACGCTCGGTTCGTTTAACGCTGAGATACTTTGCCCTCGCTTGCCTGTAATTACCGCCATGAAAAGCGCGGATATATGTCGGCGTGGCATAGTCGAAAACACTGATACAGCCGTTTTTATCACAACCGCACCTGATTGGTTGACCTGATTGCAGTTTGATTTTACCCGCCATGATAGCGGTTGTAATTGGCCATATATCAACAATCTTTTTATATTGTGCCATTGTGTAGCCTATTTATTGTGGGTTGTTGTTAGCTAACTAGTGATAGACCAACCGCATAAGAAAGAAAAGCGGCAAGTGGTAACAACACTAGGGACCATGCTAAAACGATCATATTGTGTCGGTTTATCTTTGCCTGACGACGCCTGTATATAGACATTGTTTTACTCTCGCTTGGTTGGTTTACAAATAACCGCTATTTCTAGCGGCTATGATGTTAAATCAACAAAGTGTTAAAAGTCATTTTGTTAAAAAGCGTTTTAGGGTTAATCCCTAGGGGATTAGGCTTAAGCCTCGCCCCGTTGTTGAAATGAATACTAGTCCTATTTCAGAGCATTGCAACCATATAGGGGAAATTAATTTTAGAGGGTGATTTTTAACTATAGATAGACCGCGTGCGCGTGATAACACACTTTTTCGAATAGTACAAATTTATTTCATTTTAGGTGTATATTAGGATTCTCTTATATCGATCTGGTATGGCCTAGAATAGCCGCTAAGGCGTCTCGAATTTTACCTATAGCAAGGCAAGCCGAAAAAGATTGATTGATACGGGGCAAATTAGAGGGCGTGTAATCGATAAATTTTGCCCTCAAAAGAGCAAATCCGCTGTTTATTAATTTGATTCACTTTGAAACTTTTAACATGCGGATTTTTAATAGTCCGAAGAGTTGGCATGATACCTGCTAGGAAATTGCCGTTGTATCCGAAATAATTTGATAATTGTCATATAACTAAAAGTTTGGTTGTATAGATCAAAATGTCATAAAAAAACGTTAGGGCGTCAAAATTTTGGTTTGTTATTGTATACGGGCAATATGTAAATAAATTATATATTGCTCGCTCTTTTATAACTTGAAAGCATAAGCAAGAAACAGCGGAATAGTACCTTATCTTTTTGGTGGGTTATTATCCGGCAGATTTTTCTGTAGGTAAAATTACCTATTCATGAAATAAATGTATCCTGTTTTGATATCACGCCAGACTATATGATTGATTTATAAGGTGTTTCTTGTGAGGGGAAAAAGTTTCGTATTATACCCGAGTGAAATGGTTGGAATAGGGTGTATATACGGAAACTGTATTCTGTACAAATTTACAGATCCCTCAAACGAAAAAGCCATCTAGATCCACGGCTTATTTTATGCTTTCACTTTTCCCAAACGAAATACCTATCTAGATCTCAGAACGAAAAAGCTATCTAGATCTCCACTTGTTTTTCTTCTTTGGTGGTTCCCCGTAGCTAGTCCCTGAAGCTCCCTCAGGTAGCACACACAAGGTTAGTACATCCTGTACTGTAGCAGTCTTACACAGGGGGCAATACCTTGTCTCTGTCCTCTCAGGCAGTTGTACGGTGAATTCACAGTTAGTATTCAAACAGATCCCCTGAGGCTTCCCAGATATAAGCCCCGCCGCCACTAAATCACCGACAGTCTTTTTCAGTTTATGTGACAGCTCGAGTGCCTTACCTAGTTCACCAGCCAATAGAACCTCCCGCATCGAATATATCATCAAAGTAACTTTTTGGGGTAGGCAAGAGTATTACCTGATTAGGTCCAAGTAACTTACTACAGGTGATCTCAGGGTGGACTGCAAGACACTCTAGGTCCATTCCTACCATAACGGTATGGGTAGATAGATCAACGTCTATTCCTGCCCTGCTGAGAGCTTCTTGGAGTGCTTGTTGCCTCTTGAGGTCATCCGCATTGATCTCATCAACAATAGAAAGGAATTTCTCCATTGTCAGTGTTTCTTGCGCTGTGCTGTTTGTTTCCATATTAAAGTTCCAGTAATTGAGCCTGCAGTTCATTGATTTGTTCTTGAATAGCAGTTGCTTTCCCCTGTTTAACCTTTTCAATATCCTCTGATTCAAGGGTATACTCATTCCCACCATACAGAGACTTAAGCGCCTCATTGAGATGGTGTGCAGCTCTACTGATAGAGTTGTCGGGAGACACAAGATCGCTGTAAGATAAATCCCCATACCCTACGCGGTCTCCTCCCATAACAGCCAGCATTATCCTTACAATCTCATCACGAGCAGCAGTAGCTGGTTCAACTAATTCAAAGAACTTATCTCCGAAGATATACGGATCACGATCTCCTACCTTCTCCTTGATATGAAAAGAGTCATCTGCTACATAACGTTTCACTGTAACAATATCTCCGATATCCATAGCACCCATCGGGGTCTCCAAAAGACGAATTTTATCCCCTGCATTGAATTTACTCATTTGATTTCTCCTTTCTATTTAACTGTTTTACGCAGATCCAGTAGATATTTGGTCATATCGGTAGACATTTTACTATCTCCGTGCTTATCGGGATGACAGAGGCGTATTAACCGTTTCAAGACTTGTTCATTAAAAGAAATAGGTTGTTCTTTCTCGGGTGGTCTCTCACCACGCCCCTGCATGTAGTCCCAGAGATCTAATTCATCTATACGATCAGTTACATTCTCAAGGAGTTTATGAGCCTCATCCAATCTATATTTAGCAGTCAACCAGTGATCTCGGAAGGTGGCTTCTCCTAGCGCCGTCCTCTTAAGTTCTTCCTCTAGTTCCTTAATCCTTTTTGATTTACCGAAAAACATAAATACCCCTTAGATAATCCCCAATAGTACTAAACATGACATGACGGTAGGTGTTCTACACTCTTCACAATGCCCCTCAGATGCGTCTGGCTCGACTTCAGTGGTATAGTCACACCCTTCGTTCATACAGATACCAGTAGCCACAGAATCGAATGTAGCCCGTTCTGCGAGGGTCATAATATCTTCACCCACTACGCTTTCCAATTGTTCAGCTTTGTTCATAGTTCTCCCTACTCCTTTGCCAGCACTTATCACAGACATCTCTCCTTTCTTCACGCCACAGTGGAATTGGGGCCAAGGCCAAGGCTTATTCATGGTTCTATCCTCTCTTTGTGAATGTAATCCAACGGCTATTACAGATGCCGTTAGCCTTATCCTCTGTAGCCAGTGACCAATCCCGCCCCTTGAAAAGGTAATCTGAGTGGCACCGGAGTGTAATAATCTCCATAGGGGTCAGGTAGGCAGTATATACTCTACCATCAACATGACTGACCTTACTCTCAGCTGTAAGCATAATGCGTATCCAAGGGGTCATTTTCATGGTTTAGGTTCCATCTCCACAATCAACTCAAGATCTGAGCTGAATACCCAGTCATGTGCATCATCAGGATGGGGTTCATCCAGTTCAACATGCACATCGAGATCCGAACTGAGATCAAGACCAACTACCACCCCTGTCTTTCCTTTGTTGTAATCAAAAGCACCTTCAGTGCGTTCAATGACAACCTTATCACCAGTTTTAAATGTGTTCATAATTTATACCCATCCATCTCAAACTGCCACTCATCATGCTCCCTACAACGACGATCATGATCCTCACGACGAGCAGCTACCCGTTTATCTGTAGACATCTTACGGATATACCCATCGGCATGTTTCCGCTTAAAGAATGTGCGCTTATCATTAACACTCTCACCAGCAGTGATACCTGCATCATTCAGGCTGAACCAGATTTTCCTTCCGTCTTCATTTTTCCCATCCACGAACAAACTATTCGTGGATTTATTCAGGTGAGGGCGACCAGTGATAAAGATTTTCTCAGTACCGTAGAAATTGGCACGATACACTGTTACACCCTGTTTGATATCTTTGACTCGGACTTTACAGTTCTTGGTTTTCATATGGGAGTACCTTTATCAGTGAAGTTGGAACCATCTTAATAGACAGCCCCCCTTGGAGTCAACCCTTTATTTCACCATTTTTGGACGATTGATCATAGTAACCTTTGGGCTACCATCAACATAGTGATCTTTGGCATGCTCCTTGACATTACCCTTGACAGTGAACACATCACCACGTTCGGTATCATTAAAAGCCTTAGCAGTAGTGAAGAATTTGATTAGATTGCCTTCGGCAGTGACACAAAGGAACATTACAGTGTAGAAACGTCCATTACAGACACTCACACGCTTCACAGTGACCTTTTCTTCCAATACACTGCCAACCACACCAACGTAATCAGACACTGGCTGTGGGTTCTCTGAGAGCCACTGAGAGCAGATAGCACAGTTGATGCGCCATGCACCCATATTGATTGAATCTACAACGAACTGAGAAGCACAATACAATACATAATCGATATCACCGGCATCAACAGTTTCTTGAGCAGTCTTACCCATGTGCTTGCCACAGACCATGAAACCTGTATCAACCTCTGATTGGAACTCATCTGCCATTTTGGCTTCATACTCACGGTGAGCCTTTTCACGAGCCTCTTGCTCAGCTTTAACTTCACCAGCCTTACGGCGCTTGATCTCATTCAGATCGAAGTCTGCATTGTCACGGAAAGGGATACCCATGGCAGCGGAGAGGCTGTTAGCCTTATCAACTGCAGTTTGCTTGTCAGTAGACAGGTTTTGGATATAGAAGGAATCGTTGTAATACTCACGAACTCCGAAAGGGTTAACACCAACCACCTTGCTCATGGTCTTCAAAGTGTACATAGCGGTCTTCTCACCAGTGGAGATGAAAGAGTACATCGGAGTGGATGAAATGATCATGATGTGAATCCCTGTATTGATTAAGATGGATCTATCTTATCGAATATTATAGGGGGTGTCAATACTCTCACCACAAATTTCTCTAGCAGTAGTCCCCTCAATAGATACCAGCTCGCATTTTTCCGGTGAGAGTGGATACGGGTAGGTAGTTCCAACATTGGTATCATAGGTGCGGTCCTTTGAGTAAGTTATGACACTACACTCCCAAGGGATCATGTGATAACCCAAACCCACTAGTTCTTCATCTTGATCATCAGGGCAATTAAGGAGGTAAACTTTTGAAGGTTCATCGAGAAATACGGGGTGACCAAGAGACCTGACACCAAAGAAGATCACAGCTCCAATTAAGAGTCCGATAAGGAAGCCAACCTTATTCTTATACTCTTTCCCCGGTACTAGTGCCAACAGAACATTGAGTAGCTCTTTCATAAATTTATCCCTGTATTAGTAGACTAAGTTTTCAATAGAACGGATCTGAGCAGGAGAGAACCGGAATCCCTGTTCCTTGCACAGAGGGAGTGTTTCTTGTTCCCACTTACGCACACGGCTGTACTTAGGGGTTAATTTGAAGTCTTCCTTCAACTGATCGAAAGCTGCCTTGGATACTTTAACCATGGTGAAATCCCCTGTTCTGTTTAAGATGTAGCTATCTTATTCCCCATGGGTGTCTGAGTCAACCCTTTACCGATCTTTTTACAAGAAACCTTCTTGATATCAAACCGTGGACCTACAATCTCCTGTAGAACCAAGGTCTTAGCCTCTTCACACAGTTCAATCGTAGGGAAGTATTCCACATCAAAAGACTGATATGCTATCTTCGTGAATGCAGATTGGTAAAAGAAATGAGCAATTAGTATAGCTTCCATTATACTTCTCCCTTGTGCTTCTGATAGCCACCCTTAGACGCCTTCTTTTTGTCCTTGTGGAGCTGACTACGACCATGTGAAGGTGTCTGCTTACGAACAGACAACTCTACCTTCTGACGGAGCTTACGATCCCGTTTCTGTCTGCGTTTGTGACCCATTCTGTTTCTCCCTTTTCAATTGGTTAGACCTTGTAGCGAATATTGCAGCTGGTAACACTAACACAGCCCCGAGAATATATGACCAATCGGCACCCCACAACAGATAGATGGATAATCCATACAAGAGGATTGATATGAAGTTGGCTTGCGCCTCATTTACATCTAGTAATTTACCCATATAGGCCTCCTTAGATAAACGGAATAGCTTGATCGAATTCTGCAATAGCCTTCACAAGCTTATCAGAGCCTTGCAGTCGTCCATCCTCGAGCCAGTAAGGGGTATTGTCGTTGATATCCTGACAAGAGGTTCTCAGTGCTCTGAAGAAGCTCTGGACTAGGGTTGGGTGGCAATGAAGCAGACCAAGTACCATCCCTTCAGCAACCGCCTTATCAGATCCCATTACGTTGGTGCAATCAATCAGAGTCTTCATTGCCTCTTCTACCTTAGAAACTGTGTTCATTGTTATCTCCTTATTTATTAAATACCTGTTTATAGAATTTGGTTAGAAGAGTACATACCATTATCATCTGTAAGAGTAACACAACCCCTGTATAACCCCAACCATGACTTAGCATAAGATAAACCATTGAAAAGGAAGAGGTCATGCCGAGGGTCTGAACTATCGCTGATCTTATGGGTGTTTCCAACGCCTTTTCAATATCCTTACTATCCCACTTATCGGTATATACTATAACACAACCACCAATAAGGATACAAATAGCCATTATTGTGATGAAGATGGTAAGTAGACCACCAACACCACTTATGTCTTTAAATTCTGAGAGATAAAATAACCCCCACAGTACACAATTTGTCAATAAAACTCTTAAAAATAACATACACTAACCTCCCTTTAAGTATTCAGCGGCATACCGCTTCAATGAATCAATTGTATCACTAGAATGCGCTTTGCGTCCATCAATATATAATGATCGTGAGTACATTCCATTACCTCTAATTTCTAATTCCAAGCCTTTATATTCAGCTTTACAGACCCTAACACCAGACCAGTTAATAATGACCCCCAAGTGGGAGAATGGAGTGGTCTTTGGTGTTTTTTTCTTATACTGCTTAGCCATTCTACTACCTCTTAAGATATAAATTCGGAGGGTGGTTGGGAGACTTCCTCGCCCGACTGCTTAATCGAACTCCATCCTATCCAACCTTTCTTGCCCTGTCAAGAGATGATTATAGGATCATCTACCTAGTTCCTTGTAAGTACCACCTTACTTCCCGTCATAGAGGAACAACACTACTAGCTGTTGGTATCAGCTCGTCTATTAAGATCCTTTAGCATTTCAAGGATCTCTGCATTTTGACTACGCAATTCACGGTTCTTTACATTTGTATCGGACCATCCTAACAACTTCGATGCGACAAGTCCACCAACAAAGCCCATTAATCCAATACCTAGGATAAACATGATAAAGGTAATGAATCGACCACCTAAGCTGACAGGGTAGAAGTCACCAAAGCCAATTGTGCTTGATGCCATCGCCATTAGCCACACAGCATCACTATAAGTGGTCACGTTAGCATCAGGATGCCCTGCTTCCAGTTGTAGGAAGACCCAAGCAAATCCAAAGATAGCTGCAATGATTAACCCTACACCGAGAGCCATCAGACTAGTGATACTGTAGTTCTTTACACCGTATTCATCAACGCTGCATACAGGCATTGAGTCCCCCCGATACCCAAGTATAGGCAATCACACCACCAACAAAGGCCATTCCAATGTTGATTAATGATGAGAAAAACATTTTGGTCATTGAAGTCAACACCTCAACGGACATCCAGCCAAGAATAACACCAACAACTGTCCACAAAATAATCATAGTTTTCTCCTTTATAAATAACAACCGAGAGTGAGCAATCCTTCAAGAGTAATCGTGCGGATATCCTCTGTAGGGATATTATTAATGATCTCTACATTCTTCATCAGATCATCCATACATGCAACATTTGGATTGCAGATACATGCATTGACTGCGACAATTCGATGATCCGGTGTTGTCCATTCACCACCAAGATCCAAACCCATATCGATCATACTCTCAAAGCCGTACATAATTTTCTCCCAATAAAAAGGGACTACCAAATTTGGCAGTCCCTTAGATTCGATTTACTTGGTCAGTCGAAAGCCACGACCGTTAACAGAGATAACTCGGTTAAGGTCCAGTGAACGGTAAGCCCGTTTGCCTTCTGCCTCAGTCAACTCTTTGCGGAGCTTCATATCATACAGACCCATGATGTTCGGGTTACCTGCGGTGGAGCGAGTACCACCTGAGGTGTACTTAGCCACATGCAGTCGGGCATTCATCTCACGAACAGAACCATCTTTCTTCTTGAAGGTGACAGTGAAGATCTTGCCTTTGGAGCCAGCAAACTCAATAGCTTCTTTGGCAGATTGAGCTTCAGCAGTCAGAACAGTGTTTGGAGTAGTCATGGTTTATTACCTTTGTTTATTGATTTGATAAGACTAGTTTACAGGTTCAAATAGGTGGTGTCAACCCCTTTTAGACCTTAATGTCCACAGGAGAATTAGTATCCAATACGCGTTTGACAATAGCATGCTGGTATCGCTCATACCTTTTCTTAGCAGCATCTGTCACTTGATCAATCTTCTGTTGGTTGTCAAATAGACCAAGAATATGAGTCTCAGTTCGACCCGACTTATCACAAGTGCAGATATGTATAGTAAGGAGTGTAGTCATAGTAAACCTCCCATCTGTAAAAGTTTTACCCCGAAGAGTGCAATCAATATAGCAGGTAAAGATGCAAGCCCTATCATCAGTGCAAATCCAGACTTACAGAAATGCTTATATTTATCCGCTGTATCTGTATGCCCACAGAACCCGCACATTTTCCTGTTGGGTGGCGGCTCGGGAGGTGCCGGTGGATATGGCCTATCAGTCATCTCGGAACCTCCTTGGAGAAGTCAACCCTTTTAGGTCATCCTTCTTAAGGAACCTGAGATGAGAAGTCAGAATTTTTATGGCAGCGGAGTTGAACCCTTCATCTGAGGTAATCCCATATTGCCAATGGTTTTCAGGGTTCAACCGATCCATAAGAATAGTCAACCTAATAGGTGCATGGTCCTCACAAATCTTACTCAGGATATGGACAAGGGCAGCATCCTGCGTTTTCTTACAATCAGTTGAGTAATAGAAGCGTCGATATACACTACGCAAACGCTTATCTGCATCCTTTGCCTTACAAGCTCGAATGAACAATTGGATAGTCTTATTCATTATGATTTCCCCTTCTTCTTAGACTTCTTCTTAGAAACCTTCTTAGATGCCTTTACAGGCTTCCCCTTAGCGTCCAGTTCCTGCTCAATTACGATATCCTTACCGTTAGTACCCCGACCAGTCAAAGTGACCTTCAGTGGCCTTACAGAGGCTGTCCAGACTGCATCGCAATGACGATTACGAGGGAGGGTTGCTTCACAGGTTTTAATAGCTGCTTCGTGATCAATTTTCATTTGGATAGAATCCTTACTGATATTATATCCAATGAAGCCAGCCAAGCAAGCGCCTATTACGAAAGATATACACCCAAACTTAAATTCTTCAGCCATCACATATCTCCTGTTATTAAGGTAGGGTCATCATCCCATGACAATAACCCTGTGTCAAGACTTTATCGCATTTGTACCAGAATAAGTTTGCCGTCAGTTTCTGGACGAGTTGGTAGGCGGATAGACTTAACCCTTCCTGCCCACTTAGGTCTGCGATGATACCCTCTGATAAATTCATCACCGAACATGAGTCGATACTTATAATCAATACTATCATAAACCGCCCTACTAACTTTATGGGTTGCACGAGGGTCAGCACCAAATTGACGAGCTACACTCTTCCAAGATCTATCATGTCCTCTACCACCCAGTTGCTTATGATTTACAGCATGTGCCAATTCATGGCGGATAGTATCTCTCAGTTTAACTATGTCATCAGATACATACATATGGGGATAAATGGTTACTTTATGATGAATTCTGTTGTATGTCCCGAAAACAGTTTTCTTACTTCCATTTGTACTTAGATAAACAGCACGGATAGTTTTGGCATAGTGGGGGAATTTTTCTTTCAAGTCGTGGCAAACCAGATTGTATTCGTGCTGGATTTTGATGATAGAAATCATATTTTTATACCTGTTCCGTTGACTGAGATTATACTTTACCAAAGAAAAAGGGGCTTTGCAATAGCAAGCCCCTTTATTTTAATCAGCGTACCAATCAAGCAGTTCGCTCAATGCCATACCACCAGCGACATCAGTACCTAGTCGGATAGCAGCCTTATGCCGCAGTTCCCCTTCGGTTAGTCCATCAACTACCTCTAGGGCATCCCTAAGGGGCTGTGTGGCAATATTAACCGACACTCCGATAGGGTCATCTACGAAATCATCTACTGTGTTTACTACTGAATCCATAAAACTTCCAAACATAATCTATCTCCTGTTTAAATATTCCAACCATTGGTTTCTTTGGAGAGGTCCATGCCATCCACAAAAGCATCAAGAGCTGATAGATACCCCGCCAGATATCCACCATACTCACCATCTCTCACAAAAGTTTCATCATCCATGATATCCTCCCACGTTGTTTCGGGTAGATTCTTTTGTAGAATCTTAAGCAACTTGATATTCGCCTCTTTGATAACTGATTCAATTGGAATAAGGGACATATTATTTAGCTCCTGAGAATTTGAATTTACCCTGAACTTCGTGGGTCTTCCGTACAGCAGCCCATTGACCACCTCGAGTCTTACCAATTTCCTTCGCCGCTGAGTTCTTGAACGCAGGGGCAGTCTTGGTGAAGGTACGCATCTCTTGACGAGTTGGGAAGAAGATTTTCATGTTGATTACCTTTCTGGGTTGATTTGAATCTATTGTACAGCGTGTGTTGTTGGTGTCAAGGGTTATTTAAACAGTAGTCCAACCACGACCACGGGCATTCTGACGGTTGTTACGATAAGCCTTAACAGCTTTCTTAGCTGCATTACCTACAGGCTTACTTTGCAGGTTACGTACTACAGGGTTTACTGATTCAAATTTTGCCATGACTTTATCCTCTGTAATTTCTTTTAAGTCCTAATGACTTGATGAGTAGTGTAATTGTATATTCCAGCTGAGTCAAGTGCTTCTGTCACAAATTTTAAATTATCTTCAGTGAGGTTGATGGTCTCAGTAGAAAAATCATCCCTCTCAAATGAAACCTGATACTGACCCTTACGAGGCTCTTTGTCCCCACTGATCCAGCTATGAGGAATCCACTTATGAGTCATGAGATTCTTCCTTAAGGATCACTCCGTATTGCCTAGTAACACTAAACTTAATCTGCTTTTTTAGGGCTAGGCTCTTAAGACGGATCATCGTATTGAAGTGGAGATTTCGGATAGGGGTTTTCCTATCAATGGCAAGGGTGAATAGATCATTTTCATAGTCCTCTTTCTTTTTATAGGCTATTACCCTTTCAATGAAATAACCGAGAATAATAATACCTGCGGCAACTACTAGAATTGACTCTATATTCATAATGAAGATCCTTTAATCAATTAAGTTGTGAGTAGTCTACAGGAGGGAGACTTAGAGTCAAGAGAAAGTGGAGCACCGTGGCAGACTTGAACTGCCAAACATGAGATTTGCAATCCCAGCCCTTATCCATTCGAGGCACCGGCGCTTAATAGGTGGTAGGACCGGAGGGAATTGAACCCACAACGCTCAGAAGAGACTCGCTTATGAGGCGAGTGCAGGCAAACCAATACCTGCGTCAGTCCTAAAATTCTAGTATGAAATACCATTTATAACTTTGAGTATATTGGAGTGAGAGATACCAAATCTTCTTCCTAATGCCCGTGCTCCGTAGGTTCTACAATATGGGGTATATACCAATCTTATAGTATCGGCATCTACTTGGGAAATCCTCGAACCTACATTCTTCTCCCCTTTTAAGGCTTTCGATAACCCTGTGTCAAAAGCATGCTGAGTATTCTCCTTAACAGTACACCATTCTAGATTAGAGATATGATTATTCTCCTTATCCCCATCTTTGTGGTTTACGCAAGGTTTCCCCTTAGGATTAGGAATAAAAGCTATGGCCACTAACCTGTGGATCTTAAAACAATAATCCTTACCTTCCCGACCACCAATTTTGGTGGGTAGTGTGAGATATCCCGATTTGTCTTTAACTCTTTTTAAAACCCTAGCACTTCTATATGAATAGATATCCCCATGATTACTTATTTTAAAGTAGTTCTCAAAACCAACTACATCTTTCCAAATCATCTTCACTTGTTTCCCTTACCCTAAAATGGTCCCCACGGAGAGACTCGAACCCTCATGACCGAAGTCGTCGCATTTTAATTGCGGTGCGTATACATTCCACCACGCGGGGTATATTAAACTGGCGGAAGATGTAGGTATCGAACCTACGGTGCCTTTCGACACTACTGGTTAGCAACCAGCTGCATTACCACTCTGCCAATCTTCCTAAAATGGCGCTCGGTGGAGGTATCGAACCTCTCGACTTCCATCCCCCGGTTTTATGTCATCAGCTTAGAAGGCTGGTAGGGGAACACCGAGTCTAAATTCCTTATTTCAACGTACCGTCTTTCCGTAAAAGCTTGCCAACTGATTTTCCTAAATACCCTACATAACTCTCCGTACCTTTACCTACCGGAGAAATAAACCTTAGACTTCCATCCTTACCCTGTTCAACCTTACACTTCAGATCCCAGATCAATGCATTAGCACGACCATACCCATAGTATACATCCTTTAAGTGGAAGGAGTAAAGGAAAACTCCGCCAAATATTACAATCAACCACCAAGCACTGATCATTTATTCCTCCATTATACAGATTTCTTACTTAAAGTCAACTGGTTTTCACGAAAATCTTGTAGAAACATTCAATCACTTTCTCATTATTTCCCCAATAGAAGAAGTCATACACAGTAGCTGTGTATTTACCTATTAAGTCACGAGGTAATAGGTTCCATAGGGATTGCCCCAAACGCCAATCATTTAACCTAGCTAAAGTAGAGGCTTGTCCAAGGAGAAGTGCAGCCTCTTCCTGAGTTAGTTTCTCAAGGGTAGTCTCAACCCCAACCATAAACACCGGCATATCTCGCTGGTGATTCCATCCACAGGAACCATGACCCAGTTCGCCAGCCTCTTTACAGTTGCTACGCTCGAGGTCATCTTGGATCGGATCGTGACCTGTGGCTTCTTTAAAGTACTCTGCTGAAATTTCCATTACCAATCCCTCTTCTTGTCAATTATGTCAATTATATAAGCAGTAAGAAAGATGATAACACACGCCTCTATAAGAAACAAGCAACTCATCCCGAGTACTTGGGGTGCTGAGTATACAGTGGAATTCAGCATAACATACCACACTTGGATGAACCATCCGATACAGAGGGTACCTGAAACAATCGCTGTATATAGATAAGCTTTAGATTTGGTCATAATTAAACCCTCATTTTCTTGATGATGTCAACCACAAAGGTAGTAAGACATATGATACCAGCTGCCTCCGCAAAACACAAGACGAATATTACAAATCCTTGATCCCCAGAATAGCTTTCATTGTTCAGTGCAAGATACCATACTTGGGTGAACCATGCAATAACTAGGAGGATTGAAACCACTGTTGTGGTTAGATAAGCTTTAGATTTAGTCATTTTCTATATCCTCATGAGTACCTTTAGAGTTATCCTGTACTTTTATACACATCACTTGCAAGTTTACCATCGAACTTTCCTCGATAGTTTTTATTCATGAAGCCCATGAACTTACCAAGTGTTTCACCTGTGAACTTAGAAGCAAGAATATCTTGAATCTCCTCCTTAGTCAACTGGTCTGGGATATATTCTTTGAGGATATCGATCTCATCTTGGATAGCTGGTGTATAGCGAACAGCGAGTGTCTCCTGACAGTTAGCCATGAACTTCTTAACCAGACTGAGCGTATCAAACTTAGCTGCTTGCTTGCCCTTCAGCGCAGTCTCAGCCTCTCCTACCAAGGTAGTGAGTAGTGTTGCGCGGGTAGTGTCTTTGGCCTTACGAGCTACCAAGCGATCATCTTTAATTCGTTGTAGTAATTTCATAGTTCTTTATCCTCGTGTTTTACGTACTTTGTCAGGGTTGTTCTTCATCCATTCTTGGGTGAACCAAAGTTGACCACAGCCACCTCCGATATCATCCTGACCTGCTGGATTGAATACTCGTGTATTATAACCCTGTTCAAGTAGAAGTCCAGAGAAATCTGTAGCTAATTCCTCCTGCCTTTCAATGGACGCAGACACACTTTCATCAGCCTCACAGATCACGGAGATGGTGGCTTCCCACATCTCAGGCTTAAACAGTTCAGAGAGCCGCTGAGCGTCCTCCACACCATTATTCTTCTCATGGACACAGTAATTAAAGTAAACCTTACGACCTGTTTGATATGCCCATGCCTCTCCTGTCGCAGCCAACCCCCGTAATGAGAGTTTCTTTTTGAAAGGTATCAGCTTGTCACGTTCTTCCTGTAAAGATTCGTGAACTGAAAATTGTAGACCTATTTGTGGGATCTCTTTCGACAATTCAATAAGCTCACCGAACGCCACAATAGTTTCAGGAGCACTGGTTGAAATCAACAGTGCAGCATTCCGATAAGAATAGTGAAGGATCTGGATGGCGTCTTTAAGGGCTTTCCAGTTAAGCATAGGCTCACCCATACTCATAAACATGATCTGGAACTTATCAATATCGGAATAGAGTGTACCGTGATTATAGAACGCATGATCAAGACATGCTTTAACCTGAGCAACAATTTCATCTGTAGTCAGATTACGAATAAACTGCTTACCTGTTCCACAGAATGTACAGCCCATAGGACAGCCTGATTGAGTAGAGCAGCAGATAACAGTACGGTCCTTATAAGATCCATACTTATAGAGAACTGCCTCTGCTACGGCATCGTCTTTGGTGAACACAAACTTACAAACATCTGTGTCAGTACTATCCATCCGATTAATTGTATCCCAAGTCATATTCTATCCTCCAAAAGGAAAATGGTTCTGTAGAATTTCTGTATCTTCTTCGGGCCGCGAATCAAGATCTAGTGTCTCACTACGTCCGTAGCACTTCCAATCCATTGTCACAAATCCAGCTGATACAGGGGTACGCCACTCACGCTTCCAGTTACCGTATGTACTATTCTTCATACGACCTACGCTTTCAGCCATAACATCATGGTCAATGGTCTTGGGGAAAACAATAATCTCTTGTTTGCCGTCTTCTTTTTCAACACAGATATATTTCATAGTCCACTCCCCTCCGCCATAATTTCATCATTGTGTGCCTCTACTTCAGGATTCAAGGCGCAATCCATATCCTCACCGGAATAATCATAGGGATCTTCAAACCACCAATCCATCATTGCAGCTTCATTTGGATCTTGCATAGCACCAATATTAACAAGGTGTTCTTCACTATCAGTTGAATAGTAAGCCATATTCTTGTCCTCAGATATTTAAGATGAGTCCATTCTACACCAAGTATACCCTATGTCAAAGGAATTTTGACAGAATTTCGATGTTCTTTGTGTACTTAGCGATACGCTTGGTTCCACCTGAGATGATAGATGCTGTCAGGTTAGAATATGAGTCAGCAATCTTAACCATAACAGCTATTAGATTCCCAGATAAACGCTCTATATATTCGTCATAGGATTCACCATCACGTTTTGTCATGGCATCAACACCATCGATAACTTCCTGAGGAAAGCCAAACACCTTGAGGTTCTCTAAGGTGATATCCGTATCCTCTACAACATCATGTAGGAAGGAGACAGCCTCTGCAATAGGGAGGGAGATCTCAGAGAGAGTTGGGAACAGTTCCTTCAGCCTATCATTCACATCAATAACATGGTGGATATAAGGCTCAGTGCCATACATCTGACCATCATGACCATTCAGTGCAACTTGGTATGCAAAACCTGCTGGATCTTTCATAATTTTCTTCCTTAAACGAGTAAGGGGATAGCATAAGCTATCCCCTTGTTTGTGTCAAACTATTTCTTACTTAGGAATACCAGAGTTGATACCCACATTCTGAAGGTTTTTAATCAATTGTGTCTGTACCATTGCCTGTACTTCATTCAACTGACCACCTTCACCACCACCCATAACGATCTCAGGAGTCCATTTCTGCTTACCAATCTCTACCCAAGCATCCTTGTTCATGACTTCAGCAGTGTGCAGACGCATCTGTAGTTCACCACCTTCAGCGATAGACTCAAGACGGAACTTCTCAGCAGAGGCCAAGGTCTTGATCTTCTTACCTTCCTGAACTGCGGCCTTAGCCAATGCACGTTGACGCTTCTCTTCTTCCTTAGCGGCCAAAGTGTTCTCAATAGCAGTCGCGGTACGTTGCTCAGCTGCAATGATCGCCAATTGCTTGTCGCGCAGTTTGTTCTCGATCAACGGTTGTGCGGCGGTAATAGCATCTGCCTTAGCTGCAGCAGCATTCTTGGCACCGTTAGCTACAACTTCCTGCTCCTCCCAATAAGCTTTCTTAGCATTAGCCTTAGCAGTTACGATAGCCATCTCAGCAGCACGTTTCTTACGGATTTGGGTCAGAGTGTTAGGCTCAAAGTCCCAAGCTTTCAAGTCGAATTGAGAGAGGGTTAAACCCCACTGAGTTAGATCACTAGCGTCATGTTGAGCAAGACCACCGACCATAACGATCTGAGGGACTTCCTTCAACTGCATCTCAGGCTCGCCATCAGAGTCAATACCAACCTGTACATTCTTCTCAACGAGTTTGGTCTTATACAAACCATTCTCCACCTGATCACGACCCATCGAAATGTACTCAGAACGTTTGGTAGCATAGGCTTCCTCAGAACTCATTAGTACAGCAGTCAGGTTCAGAGCCTTAGGGAACGTCTGGTTCAGCAGCTTAGCTCGCACACCGGCCTCAGAACGATAACGTTTGTGGAAAGCGATCATGGCTTCCTCATCACCAGCAACAGGCAACATTACGTTAGCCATCCCACATACTACACCCTCACCACCATCCTGATACCGTACCTTGATACCATCGTTCTCTTCAAAGTCACAGGACTTATCCTTTGCACTGAAGTCATACGTCAGGTAATCAGGATACTCAGTGGTCTTACCAAACATCGGGAAGTAAATACCGGCATCATACTTGACGCTCATATCACCTCCGACACCCTGAATTACCGTTCGATAACCCGCGTTGTTGATGCCCATTGTTGTAGCCATTACGACAGCCAGAGCAATAGCACCTACTGCTGAGCCACCCCATCCTAGAATTTGTTTGCCTGATAGATTCATATTATACTTCCTCTTGAGTTTGAGTTGTGTTACCACGGAACATATTACGAATGTTCGCGATAGCGTTTGTTGCTTCAACCACTTCTTTCGTCGCAGTTTCGTGCTTGGTATTCAGGTTAGCAATTTGAGTAGCCAATTTGGTCTGTTCAGCTTGCTGTAATTCCCGAATTTCTTCTAGATCCTGTGTGAATGCATCACATACACCAGAGACCGTTTTAGTCTTCTTGCTCAGTAGTTGATTTAACATAATCATCCTCCATTTCATTAGTTTCGCTTTCTACTTCACGGGTTGCCTTATTGACCTTGGCATCCTGAAGACTCCTTTTTGCTCCGCCGTATTTTCGATAGGGTGCTGTTCTCCACCAAACAATAAAGCACACAATCAAGAATACGAATATTACAATAGCCATTTAACCCCTCCTTCCTTATTAACTGAAGCCCAGTGTACAGACCTCAGTTAATATAGTCAACCTTTATTACATCAAAGATGTCAAAATTTTCAATTTTGATCCGTGTAAACGGATAACTTTATTTAGATGTTTTCGCCTTCGCTTTCGCCTTTGGAACCTTAGTAGGATCAAGACGCTTAGCTGCCTTCTCACCTCGACGTTCTGCACGTTCAGCAGCCTGCTCTGGCGTCAGAACAGTCTTGGCAGGACGATTTTGCATCCGAATTTGCACAGTGTCAACAACTTTCTCAACAAACTCGTGGATTTCAGTCTTACCATTATCAGACCGCATGATAATGGCTGCTACATTCTCTTTCTTAATGTAGAAATCGCAATCGACATCTTCGTTGATAGGCTTAGTGTACTTGAAGCAATAAACACCGTTCGAATCCCGTACATCATACTCGAAATTGGTTAAAGAAGCTACATTATACCGAGTGTTGTCGTTGTAAAGAACTTCGATTCGTACAACATTACCGCCACCAGCTGGGTTATAGTGTTTCACTTTCTGCCCTCCTTTCTGTTTGGTGATAAGTTTCACATCCTCAATATGCCCGTAATCAGACTCCTCATCAAAAGATACATATAAACGATCATCGCTATCCTGCCCGCTAACTTTAGTGACAACCCCTTGCTTTCCTTTATTATCTGAGTGGAATAATCCACCTCCACTTGCAATAACTTCTACGGTATCGCCTACTTCAATAGTCTTATTACTCATTTTTGTTTCCTCTTGTTTATTCGATTTGATTTTCTTAATCCAATCACAGTGTATCCAACCTTTGTCAAGGTCGTCAAGCAAGACATGATCCTTACTGCCGTGGTTTCGTATTACGGTTCCCTTATACCCAACAACAATTCTACTGTTACAGTTAAAATTCCTGAGATCCTTATCGGAGCAACCAACAACCTCAACTTTATCACCAGCCTCAAACTTTTGCATTCTTTTTCTCCTTTTGGTATTCCTCTTTGTAGAGAGTATAAACGAACTTCTCATCTAGATCCACTACAAAATTCATCTTTTTCAAATCTGAAACTAAAAGTGCAACTAGATCCTTCGGTCTACCGAAAATAGTTGGGAATCCCTTACAATATCCTTGCATGTGAGGATTATTCTTAGTCCCCCTATAAGCCTCTAGGAGAGCCTCTGTGGATAGTTGTAACTTAGCCACCTCATTGCATAGGGATGGTATGAACACCTCATTACAGGCAAGATAGAGGGTGTTCTCGATAGCATTAACAGCTTCACGGACAGCAGGGTAACTCTCCCACACAATACTACTGGCTTGGTACGCTGCGTTATTCGCTTTCAGCTTCTTAATCTCCATCGTATTGTGTGGGAATACACTCAAGAAGTCAAGAATTACTAGGCCAACCACCTGAAGATAGTATTTACCGATCTCTTCCATCTTCTGTTCATAAGCCTGTTGGGTACTATCCATTAGAGTATATTCTCCTTAGTCTTTAAATATTCGAGAGGGACCACATGTTCCTGTTTCCAAGTACATTCTTCCGTGTAAATATACCCTGCTTTGAAGTTCACTACAACACCTTCAACCAGAACATCACAATATTTATCTCCATCCCAGTTAAGAATCTCACACTTTCGGATTGGTGCTTCCTGATAGGGTTCATCACCGAGTAAATGGATAGGGTAGTCTGTATAAAGGTCCATAGTAAACTCCTAGTGGTGGCTTTCCCGATTGTGGGGGATGTTACGGAAGATATCACCGTGCTCAAGAGAACTCTCCCCACCATCATCTGAATAGGATAGCTCATAACAGACAAGCCCGTCAAACCCTTTAAACTTCTGGCTCTGAGTCTCTAGGATACTAGCCTTCAGCTCCTCAATTGCGTCAAGGAAAGTCATCCCCTCCTTATCCCTATCATACGCGAAGCTCCAATGATCTATCTCCGAATCAATCCATAAATCTGCGTCGAAAGGTACATCTAATCCCCTTTGCGTTAGAGAATCCTCTCCCTGAATATCCCCAAACACTCGGTGAACCACTTCCTCAGAGGTTAATTGTGTACCATATCCACATAATGGAGCACAATCCCCCAGCATTTCAGCCAATTCTGCTTCAGTCTCAGGCTTCTTTGGAAGACCGATAATAAAGGAACTGCTTGAACTATTACTCACAAATCCACTACGCTGTTTCATACCTTACCCTCCGCTGTAATCTCATAACCAACATGACGAGTACCAGACTCAAAGTTACCAATAGGGTAATCCTCTGTCAACTCTTTTACATTGAAGTTAACGTCTCCTATACAAACCCCATACTGATCAATCATATAATGGGCGATAGCCTCTTTGATATCGTTTTCACTTAATTTATAAGTTGTTTGGCTATTGACTTCCATTATTCTACACTCCCCTCTGCAATAAGAACATCATTCTCAACGGAGAATGTAACATAGATGCTAAGTCCCCGTCCAGTTCTGACACCAACTTTACGATAGGAACTCTTTAGTTTCTCCCAATCAAGATCATCAATCCTGTCAGTAATTAACTGATAGTGTCCTACGCGAGTGAAATTTATAATCTTGATTGTCCCGTTACGCATTATTTAATCCTCCAAGAAAGGTTTCATATCAATGATTACCACACAAGTATCCTTCTTTTGCTTAGTACATTCAAAAATGGACTCTTGTGTTTTCTTGTATGCCTGACCCATCTCAGTTAAGTGGAGGCAGCCAAGAAAAACTACCGCCGTCAACGCCGTACCCATTACAAATTTAAACATTATTTAATCCCCCTCTATAAAATTTAAGGTGTGAGGTAGGTTATTATCTTTTATATACCTATCTCTTTCAACAGCCGCCATATATGGGTCTGAATAAGAACCTATTATAATGGGTTTACCTTTCCAATTAACCTACGCCCTCCATTTACTACCATGCTGCCTTACACCAGTAAACCCCGAGCTATTACTTTTGAATTTAGTTCTATTAGCGCATTGGGGGCTCAGATCAGCCCACCTACAATTTTCAAGTGTATACCCAAGAGCATTATCTTTCCTATCCAAGGTTGTTCCTTCAGGTCTTTCCCCCATATCCTCTATAAACCCTAGAAAATTCTCCCATTTAGAGTCGTAATCCAGTTGAAGATAAATATCAGTAAAATCCCTATTACTATTATTACACCTAGTCTTCATACCCTGCCAAGACCAATATGTAGGAGTTCCACACATCCCGTGATGTTTACCCAATATTAACCACCTCAATAGTCTGCTTCTTATATTTGTCTGGGATGGACTCTTTACCACATACGTTATACGCAGGGCATTGACGGCATCCGTTAGAGTCCTTATTATTAATCAAAGTCTCACGGAAGTCAACAGTTTTTGGGTGATTCCACACATCTTCGATGAATTTCTCTGCTGCAACAACGTCGATACCCTCTAACCAATCACCTTCCTTCCACTTCTCAGTGAAGGAGCAAGGGTAGAAATGACCGTACTCATTCACATAGGAACTGAACAACGTACTCTCACAAGGCTCAGCCATTTGGTTGAACTTATCAAAGTGTTCATGTTCCTTTACTGAGTCTAAGAAGGTTGGGGCTGAACATGAATCGAAACCAAATGGGATTTTGTTCTTCAAACAATGATCAACCAAGGCTTTGTATTCTTCTTGAGTAACATACTCATGCCGCAGTCCACGACCCTTTTGCTTTAACGATAAGAATACGATGGCATTGACCTTCTCTAGACGAGAATCTAGCATCATCGCGTCAACAACCTTATAGGCATCTGCAAGGGTTGCCTTAGAGATCATGTAGTGCAAGTTGATTTGCTTCTGTCCAGATACAGCCAGACGGTTAACAGAATCGAATGCTACATCGAAGCCTGCATGCTTGTAGACAGAGACTGCAACAGCACCAGCAACCTTACTCAATTTCTCAGCTACTTCCCAAGATACGTCAGCAATGGTCAGGTTTGGGATAATGTTCTTGCTCCGGGCGTAACCCATCATCTTGAACATATCTGGATTGGTGATACCCTGTGCATCCGCACCTAAGGCAATCTGAGTCAGGAAGGGCATCTTATCAATGATGTTCTTGAACATATCAAAACGCATGTTGTGACCTTTCGGATTGTTACTCTTGTAACAGAAGTTACACAACTTTCCCGCTGGACCATTACACTTGGATGTGATCTCAATATCCAGAATCTCTGGGAACGGTGCATAGTCAGGATCATCTTCGAATGTCTTACCCCAGCGCATGAACGCACCATTCTCCATGTTGAATTCGTAGTTGTAGTTCTCTGAACGAACTGCTTTGATATCACCTTGTACGGCTTGAAGTAATTTCATATTATTTTGACTCCTTTTTGTTGTCTTCATGGGCAATCAGGCAGACAGCTACGAGGTTGCCGATACCACCCAACATCCCTACAGTGAACAGAATAGACAGTGTAAAATCTGGTGATTGGTTCTGGGCAACCATCATACCTTGTAATACTTGCGCTGCTAGGAGGAAACCTGCGGCAGAGAAGAAAATTTTAAATAGTTTGTCCAAAGTATTTGTCATATTGTGTGCCTCTTGTTTAATTAAGATGCGAGTAGTCTACACAAAGAAAAAGGGGCTGTAAAGCCCCTTTGGTGATTATTTTAACTATTTAGGTATTCTCTGAACTTGCTGTAGACACCAAACTTCTGCATCTCATCAAATTCTGCATCAACTGTAGTGTTCTCAGTCTTGCAGACGTAAGTCACGTATTCAGTATCGTACAACTTCTTACGGCGCTTGTTCAAGGCTTTTACTTCAGCGAATGCATCCTCCTCACTGGTGCCATACTTCTTCTTCATGAACCTTTTCATATCTGATTCAGAGTACACCTTGAATGTGCAGATTGGGCAGCAACACTCAGGTAATTCATACACAAAATCATCAATATCATGGAAGTCTGTTATATCATCAGCCTCTTGCAATGATTCCCAGAGATCCTCATCGTGATACTCTAAGATGGTGTCTTTTAGTTCCTCCAACAGATGAATCTTGATCTCATCACTGTATAAGGCATAATCCTCGTCAAATGTATGCCCGTTCTCACAGCTATACATACCAACATCAGAGAAGCACATATCCCATCCAGATTCAGATCTCCCTGAGATATCACAGATGAATGAGCTGGAGCTACTATTACTTACAAAACCTGTTCTATATTTCATTAACAATCCTCCCTTAACACATACGTGTTCCACCGAAAACACTGGCAGTTTTGCCAATACTTTCCAGAAGTTTATCAACAGTTTCCATTTGCTCTTTGGTCCAGAAACCATTACGAGCCTGCTCCATGGAAATATACTCTGGATCTTGATCAGAGCCTATGGACCACTCACCTTCGTCACATTCGATATTGATGCCATCAGGGAGATATTTATTTACAGACTCGGTTACCTCGTAGCAATCATCCTCCAGCCAAAGCTTGATGGACTCATATGGTTGTTTATCATTACCCCAATCACGGCTCTTAGATAGAGCTTCTTGGGTCTGTTCCTCCGTTAAAAGTTTACCGATAGCATCAACTACGTCCTCATCTCCATGGAAATTTGCTCCATATAGAATGAAACTTGAACTCGAGCTATTGCTCACAAAACCTGTACGACTTTTCATAATATTGCTCCTCTATTTGTGGGGACTAACCGTTACGGCCAGCACCACCATAACATTCTGATGATTTCAACCCTGTTTCAAAATCGCTCATCACCTCATAATCTTGCTCTGTTGGGGATAAACTGTAGTCTGGCTCATAATCATCTTCATCATCACAAAAATCATGATCACCATCCAATTCACCGCCAGTGCTTAGGATAGCTACTGTGGTATCGTCAGACATACCTGTGATATCCAGAGAGACCTCAGAATCATCGAAGGCAGTTGTGCGAATATATTCACGCTCACCCCGTACATTGATATTATTTTCTGGGGACCAGCAGTAACGTCTAGTGCCAGACGCTTTCTCTTTCAAGCACTCTTGATAACGAATTTGTGATTGTTTGTCACACTCCCGTAATGCACCAATAGTTACAATCTCGGCATCATCATGCTTATAGGTACTGACATCTTCAACAATACCAATTCCGATAATAAAACTACTACTCGAGCTATTGCTCACAAACCCACTTCTACATTTCATATTAATCGTACTCCCAAGTTATTTTCTGGGGATCAACCCCAATTAAATCCAAAAATTGATTCATATCAAAATTATCCATAGTGGTATAACCTGATATATCCATTGGATGATCATATATATTCCAATAATCTTCTGGCCAATCTAGTTTCCACTCCTTACCTAAACGTTGGTGATCTTTGATCTGATCAACCTGTTCTGGTGTCAGAAATCGCTTGAAGATTATAAAACTGGAACTCGAGCTATTACTTACAAAACCTGTACGTTGTTTCACTTTATAGTTCCTCCCTCACTTCCATTAAAATCTTACCTAACCAATTAGTCCCTGTCCCTGTATCAGGAGGGCTAATACCCCATGTAACATCTCCCCATGTATTACCTTCTTCAATCAAACAATCACCTGTAGCAATGAGCATCTCTGCAATATCACGATTCTGTGTGAATTTTGCTTTGACAATAAGGTACATAGTTCGATATTTAACCTCATCCCAATCATGACGCAGGTAGATCCGTTTACCTATTTTCTTTGACTCAAAAGGTGAGAGATCTGTCATAGATTCCCACACATCTTGATCCGAACTTTTCATCGCTTGGTAGGCATTCTCGGAATTTCTCCAAGCATACCCAAACAAACGAAAAGGTGCCTTATCATAGAAGTTTGACAGGTATCTATGTTCACCTGAGAATTGTATAATCTTACTCATGTTACTCCTTAGTTATCAAACCAGAATACGATACGGAAATTCTCAGGATCGCCATTACATCGCTTCTCAAGCTGTGGCAAGGTATCCTTCAAGAATTTACCCAAATAATCGGATAGTTTGTTAGTCCATTCAATCCCACAGTAGTAAGTGTGTCCTTCTGGTAATGGGATCAACCCTTTAATTCCAACCATCATACGATCCTGACTGATGATTTTAGTATCCCCACCAAATACATTACCACACCATATGGAAGGTTCTCCTCGCTTAATGTACTCCTTGAATCCCGATTGATCCACTAGACCACCTACACGGATGAGCTGATCCCAGTCATGATCCAACAGTTCTTTAACAGTTAGCCACGAAGGGGTATGAGCATCACATCCCCAACCTTTGTAATCCTCTCCAATTGAATCAGAGACATCTTCTGGGATACCTCTAGGATCGGCTATTGGTGTAAAATCCCTCCGTACACCAGCCAATACACCAAACAGGGAATAGTTCCGACAATCAATAGGGGAATCAGAATATTTGAATCTCTCTTCTCCGAAATACTTATCACCTTCCTCATACCAATCAGAGAGGAAATCCCCGATCTGTTCCCACCTATCATCAGCTTTCTGCTCTACAAAACAGTGTATATCACAACCCATCTTAATCCTCCTTTCTGTACAAATTTTCATCGAATTATACACACATTTTCTAGGTTTGCAACCCCTATTTTGAAAATAATTTCAACACCATGAAAGTACTGGAATTAGTTGACATATATCAACGAGGCGCAAATGAAAACATGGGTTTCCGAAACTAAAAGTTCAATTAGATCCACGGCTTACGAACGAAATCTACCCTTTTCAGGGTTCCTTGTAGTCCCCTTATGCTATACCTATACATATCTACCCTTTCTCTGCCTCCATATTACCTCTAATTCTACTCCTTAATTATCTTAAATTCTTTGGTGGTCCAGAAGATTCCAGTTAAGAGTCTTGGTGTGGGAATAACCCTGTTATGTTTGATGGCTTCACAAGTAAGACAGTACTCTCCGCTACCGGCAAATCCAATGTACCTCATATCAAATTCTCTGTTCTCTTTACATTGGATGCAGTACATAGGTCTCTCCTCGGTTAATAGTTACATTTTAACCCTATTTATACCTGTGTCAAGTGCTTTCTACTGTTGACATACAACTATTTTCGTGTAGAATAGATAGAAATCAGAAGTAATGGAGGAAACTATGAGTAATAAATTTGATACGTTGGATATCCCTGACGAAGAGTACGAACAGAATGGTCACTTCGCTGTCGGTATGTATAAGGAAGGAGCAGAGCCTTCATTCTCTATCAGTAATTGTGGAAGCCATACAGCAGGTTATGGACGAGAAGATGGTCACGGCTACTGGGAATTCCCCTTGACAGTTGATCAAGAATCCTATAAAGTGGATGTGAATACAACTGTGGAGGATATAGAATGAGAAAGTTTGAAGAAGGTGAGAAGGTACTTTGCACAGATGGGAGGGGTGATTATTGCTTCCTTCAAAAAGGGGAAGTCTACACTGTCGCAGAAGTTGATCGTATTTATTTCTCTTTTGAGGAGATTGATGAGTATCATAAATATGATATGCGTAGGGGTTTTGAGTTGGCACCACAAACCTATCCGAATCCTCCCCATAAACATGCTGAAGTTATCAAGGCTTGGGCTGATGGAGCGGCGATTGAATGTAAAGAACCTATTGCTGATAACTGGTTTCTTGTAGAATTTCCTTCTTGGATTCTTCACACAGAATATCGGGTCAAAGAACAACAAAGTAAATCTCCACAAGAGATTGAAAAGGATGCTATCGTCGCTGAGATGCAGAAACTACAGGAACGTCTAGATAAGCTGGGGATCTGATTAATGGGATTTAACGATGAAGATGCTAAGGTAGCTCGGAAGTTCACTTCTTTGATGAACAGTGCCAACAAACGTAAGAAGGAGTTCAGTCTGACCCTTCAGGACGTTCGTAAGCTTCTCAGACGAAAGAAATGCGCTTACACGGGTGTTTCCCTCACTGAAGCTGTAACGGCTGTTCAGGGGACTCCTGTGACTCCTCAGGCTACTGACAGAACTATGGACAGGATTGATAACTCAATTGGGTATCATCCGCACAATGTAGTTGCTGTATGTCATTTAGCTAACCAGATGAAAGAAGCTCTACTGGAAAGTAAATTCAACGGGACGGGTATCCATCATCTCAGTTGTGAGTGGACATTCCTGAGGAGTTTTGTCAAGGGTCTGGATAAAGTTGGGTATAGGGAGTAGGTAATGTCCTGTAGAAATTGTAAAGTGATCACGTATCAAAGGGAGAAGAGTCGTCAGTATCGAAGAGATATGGCTGAGGCTCGGAAAGAGATACGTGATCTTAAGAGGCAAAGAGAATTACTTGCGGATGCTATTTCATGTATGGTGGTTGATGCAGGGATATACCTAGCTGGTGATTTCTCTGGACCTCAACTACTTATGGCTTGTGATGATATGTTGCATGCCTTTAATAATAACGAAACTAAACTCTTTGGTGAGGAGGTATCTAATGACAGCAGAGATAATTGAGGTTGACTTTAAGAAGAGAGAGGTTGTAAATCGAACACAGACTCCAACTATATACACATGGCAATGCAGTTTCTGTAAAGGTGGTTATTCCCACACAGAAGGAGCAAAGAACAATGTGAAATATGTGGCGGGTGGTACAATGAAACATCCTGCGTATATTTGTGAGATCTGTGCAAAGGAAGTTTATGAGTTAATAAAAGGGGCGTAGTATGAATAAGGTCTATGTTATGATCTGTACAGAACTCGGATGGGATTGTGTTGTTGGTGTGTATACTGACAAACAATTTGGTCTAGAAGCTTTCGGTTTCTCTACAGAGGAAGAGGCAAATGATGTATGTTATATCTTTCACGAACAGGTAATTGAGAGTCGTGGGAAGTGGGTGCTGGTTCCTATTATGCAGGAAAGCGTATTGATTCAGGCAGCTGAAGATATAAAGAAGGAGGCACTGGATGAAGGTAGTTAAAAGTGTTGATTTAGATAGAGATGGGGAGCAGATAACCACCCTGTTTGAGAGTAAGGTCAGGGCGCTCTATGGTCCTTCCGATGATTACAACAATAACATGCAAGTGTTTCTGGTGATGCTTCAAGAGGTCGCAGATAAAGCATTTGAGCTTGGGCAGGAAAAGGGGGTCTAATGGGTAAGGTTGTACTGGAGGACTTGAAACAACAGATCCTATGGGATCATTTACGTGGTTTAGATTTGTCACCACCAAAACTTAAAAGAGGGCAGGATATCTTATCAGATTATGATGAATTCTTAGATGAGGATACCATCATGCCTTTACTTTTCGAGGAGTTCTTTGATGAAGAAGAGTAAATTTGAATTATCTTTTGAAGATAATAAAAAGTATATGGAAAAACTTTCAGAGATGATTGAGGCAGAGGGTAAAAATCTTAATCTTCTGACATTTGAATCCTGTACCTTTGGAGAATCCCTTATATTAATGTGGGATGAGAATAAAAAGATTATGGAGAATCCAGACCTTTCTGCGGGGTTTAAGATGATACAGAGTCTTTATTTGCACCACGCTATCGCAGAGCAATATCAGAGGTTCTTTGATTATGCGGATACTGTTTTAGGAGGAGAAGTAGCGAAGATTTTCTTTGATGAAAAGATACTAGTAAAGAGGACTATGCATTGAATGATGGAAGTTTTGGGGGATACGGACCCGATAATTTTAATAGAGAGGCAAGAGCAGAAGTGAGTAATGGTAATTATCCAAGAGATAGATATAAAAAAGAGACTGTGGATGATATTCTACAGTTACCAGCTTTAGCTATACCAGAGAGAGGTATTGACCAACGAACAAGTGAACATTTTGGGATACGGACTAAATTAGATACATCTGATGGTTTGACCCATATAGCACACTACTTCCCATATACACTTGATGGGCGTATTGTGGGATTTAAAAAACGTGACCTAACTGTTCCTAAACAGCAGAAGACCCATTTCACTGTTGTTGGGTTCCAGAGTGTACAGTGTGATCTTTTTGGAATGATGTCATGTAATAAGACAGGAGGAAAGAAAGCAGTTATTACTGAGGGTGAATACGATTGTGCTATCACTTGGCAAGTAATGAAAGATAAGAATGATGGGAGGGGAAATCCATCAGTGATGTCAATTGGTAATGGAACTAGTAATGCTGTCCAAAATTTGGGACAGAAGAAAACTATTAAATACCTTGACAAGTTCCGAGAGATCATTTTGGCTTTTGATGCTGATAAAGCAACTCCCTCTGAGAAAGAAAAGAAGATCATGAAAGGGCAAGATGCAGTTGCAGCGGTCTATGGATTGCTTCCTGACATACTTGTAGCGACCTTTCCAGAGGACTATGATCCTTGTGACATGTACAACGAAGGGATGGCTGAGCAGCTGTTCTGGGCGGTTATGAAGCCTATCTCATATAAGCCTGAAGGCTTTATTACGTATGATCAGATTGAGAAGAAGGCTAAAGAGCCACCAAAACTGGGTAAGCCTTGGCCATGGCCCACTATGACCAAATTAACCCTAGGTAGACGGCTTGGGGAAGGTTATTTCATAGGAGCTGGTGTAAAGCAGGGTAAATCAGAGATGGTGAACCAGTTTACTGAGTATGTTATCCGTCACGACAAGAAAAAGATTGCCCTCTTCAAATTTGAAGAAGAACCCAGTATCACTTGTCAGAAGATAGCTGGTAAGATGTATCATAAGGACTTGACTAATGCAGAGAAGATCTATACCCAAACTGAGGATGGGACTTGGGTAGATGTGTGGGGAGAGGTTATCGCAGAAGGAGAGCGAGGATACTTTACTCAAAATGATTTGAACGAAGCAGTTGACGCTGTTGGTGATCAGGTGATATACTATAACAACTATGGTCGTGCATACTGGGATGAACTGAAAGGAGCTATCCGTCACGCTGTATTAGTTGAAGGTGTAGAGGATATTGTAATTGATCCATTGACACGTTTGACTTCAGGTATGTCACCGGGAGATGCCAACACAGAGTTGGAGAGATTCAGTGATGAGATTAGTAAGTTAGCAAAAGACCTAGGATTTACTTTCTATGTATTCTGCCACTTGTTGAAGCCTGACTCAGGTCCACCTCATGAACGTGGTGGTGCAGTTCAATCTGGGCAGTTCCGTGGTAGTCGTGCTATGATGCAGTCTTGTTATTACATGATTGGTATTGAACGTGATAAAGATCCAGAGAAATCATTAAAGGAGCAGAGCACCAGCTGGTTTGTTGTCTTGGATGATCGTAAGCATGGACGTACAGGGCGTTTTAAGGTATTCTATGATGTTGCTACAGGTGATTATCTGGAGCCACCTGAGGGATTCCTTGAGAGTTCTTGCCAAACCATAAGTGAGTGGGAGGATTATAAAACGAGAGGTGTGACCCCACCATTGGCAGAAGGAACAACCTCGATGAAACCAAAGAACGGTAGGCCAAATTCTATGATGTAAGGGGGAAATATGTATACTGTTGGAGAATATAAATGGCAGCAATTATCTATGTGGGGCTTTGCACCAAAGGATAGTATTGAGAAATTTAGAAGATCTTCCTGTGGGAAGCATGTATTCCATTATTACTTGGAGCAATGTATTAAAGTGACAGATGAAAGTAGATCCCAATGGCGTACCTGTAAACAAGGAGATATCATCCCTCAGGAAGTTATGGATTCATAAGTAGAGGAGGAACCAGTGTGAAACGTGAACTAAAGCAACTTCAACCTAAGCAAGATGAATGCTGTCCCGGCCATGATGTTTGGCCCAATGATACCTACAAGAATCGTAGGAGTAAGAAGGCTAGGTCTCGGGATAAGAAGAAAGAGCATAAGTACGTGAGATCACTGGCTTCTCAGTTACTCCAAAACATTATCGGTAAGTGGAAGAGGGGAGAGGAATGATGACAGATAGATTAGAGATTTGGAAAAAGAGGGTGACTCTATGGGCGAGAGAGGAAGTAAATAAGAAGAGTGATTCAGAACCTGCTGGGGTTAATTACCATTGGGGATATCATGCAGGTATGGTCTCAATGGCTAAAGAGGCTAAGGAAATATTAGACTTACTTGATAACGAGGAATAATAGATGTGGATAGGTGATGCGGAGGCTGATGGTCTCCTTGACGAAGTGACCAAAATGCACTGCTTCGTCGTTAAGAGATATAAGAAAGATAAGTGGCAGATTGTTTGTGAGAAAGATAAATTACCACAAGAATTCATTGATGAGATTGAAGCTAAATATAATATTGAATGGCTAGAACACGAAGACTTTAATCAGATGATTAGAAGTCTAGGTGCTTTGGCTATCCACAATTTGTTTGGTTACGATCTCGACCTATTTGTCAAGCTAGGGTATATTGAAAGCTATGATCTTGGACCTGATAATATCGATGGTTCAGAGGTACGGTTGATTGATACACTCTCAATGAGCAGAGCTTTGTATCCAGACCGATATCTTCCATATGGTTGTGCATCAAAAGTGTATGATCCTGTGAATAAGAAATACCGAACTGTTGGTCCTCATGGATTGGCAGCTTGGGGTTATCGTGTGGCTAATAAAAAGCCTAATGTAGATGATTGGGTTAACCAACCACTCGAGGTCTATCTCCACCGTTGTATTGAAGATGTTATTATCAACGAACTGGTTATGACTGCATTGATTATAGAGAGTCAAGATATTGCTCTTGGAGAGCATATTGTACCACCACTAGGATTACCTTCTGGTTGGAAAACTGCTCTCAAGATTAATAACAAGAATGACTACTTAATGGAGGTGCAGAATAAGTGCGGTATTCTCGTTGATCAGGAGGCAATGGAGAGGCTGATTATCCGTATTGACAGAATGCAGAAGGAGATTGAGGAGGATATTGAGCCTCAGTTGCCACGGAGAGAGTTACCACCTTCACAGCGACCAAGTTTCCCAGCAAAGCCTTTTAATGATGACGGTTGTATTTCAGCTAACGGTTATAATTGGTTGAAGCGTCTGGGTTATGAAATTGATGAGGAAACTAAAACTGATAAGCCAATCAAATACCCAGCCAAACCTTTTAAGGCAGATGGGGATATCTCTGCTAGTGGTTATAGTTGGTTAGAGAAAATGGAGATTAGTAGGGATATAGATGTTGAGTGTTTGAAGGGTAAAATCCGAGATGGTGCAGGTATTGTAGTTGACCCTGTGGTAATAGATCCAGAACTGCTTGAACAGGCTAAGGAAGACCTTAGAAATGAGGTTATGCCTGATATGACAGCGGAGATGAAACTTTCTAACCAAAAGGATATTAAGTTATACCTGTTCCGTGATGAAGGTTGGCAACCCACAATTTGGGGAACAAAGGATGTATCCCGAGATGACAGGAAACAGAATCGTCCAGAGGAGGAAGTATGGGAAAGGATTGCTGCTTACGTAGAGGATGTAAAAGAATCTCCATACAGAATTTATATCTATGATGAGATGGGTGTTAATTTTGAACGTGGGCAACCAGAAAAGATTGTAGATAAGTTAATGCGTAAGGCACGTTACCTTGTTACAACACCGAAATTTAAAGATGAACGTGGTGAGCTATGCCCTTCATTGGCTATGCTGAAAGGTGATATGGCGAAAGCCATCGTCAAGTGGTTATCTCTGCGCAATAGGCGTAGTACGATCAAGACTAAGGCTGAAGGAAAGGATACTGGATGGTTAAATAATAAGCGTTTGAAAGTTGATGGGCGTATTGGCCAAGGGCATGCTGGTCCAACAAATACCAATAGATATAAGCACAGAGATATTGTTAACTTACCTAAGGCTGATCCCAGTGTATTGCTTGGATACGAAATGAGAGCTAACTTCATTGCTCCTGAAGGTAAAAAGATATTAGGGTATGACGGATCTAACCTCGAGCAGTTTGTAGCTGCTAGTTATGCTTACCACTATGATAACGGTGATTATGCTGCCCAACTTAAAGGGGATGCACACGAAACCAACGCACAGGCTTATACAATAGCTGCTTGTCGGGTGGTAACGCGAACAGAGGGCAAGAACATTACGTATGCTGTCCTGTATGGTGCCCAATCAGCTAAGGTAGCCAAGATGTTAGGTATCATCCAATCAGCGGCTCAGCGTGTAATTGACGCCTTCTGGGACACTAACTATGGTCTCAAGCTACTGCGAGATGATCTGGAAGAGTATTGGGTTGCAACAGGTAAGAAATATATCCGTGGTATTGATGGACGTAAGATCTTTACTCGTTCTAAGCACTCTTTGGTTAATGCTTTATTCCAGAGTTGCGGAAGTATCATTATGTTCTTGTCAGCTTGTTACATGTATGATATGCTTAAGAGAAGAGGATTGCTGGATCAAGGTGTGGACCGATTAGCGTTTGTTCACGACGAGTTCCAGTATGAGGTTCCTGATGAACTGATTGAATTGGTAGCTACTTTTGAAATTAAGATCAAGGATGATGAGGATAGTGACAAGGAAGCAAAAGAAGAGGCTAAAGCTTATGTAGATCCTGATGGGAGATTGTTATCTAATCCACATCGGGTAGGTAACCACTACGAAGTTTACTACTGTCAGGTTGGAGAACTGGGTAATTTGAGTTTGAATAAGGCTGGGGAGTTCCTGAATATGCCGCTACCGTTTGGAGCAACATATGATATTGGATTGAATCTTGCAGAAACTCATTGATTTTAAAGGAAACTATGGAAATTTGGAAAGATATATTAACCCATATAGGGATTTATCAGGTGAGTTCTTTGGGATGTGTTAAGCGCCTCAAGGTAATATCAACAGGGAGAAATCAAGTTACTTCATGGGAACAGAAACACCCTGAAATGATCATGGAGCTTAATCTGAATGTCTCGGGATACCCACAAGTAAGGTTAACAATTGGAGGTGTGCGAACTGCAAGAGTACATAGATTAATAGCGGAAAGCTTTTTGGAGCCTCCTTCGGATTTTCTCTTGGAGGAGGCAAAAGTCTCTGGAGTAGACTATGTAGCTGTCAACCATATAAACGGTATCCGTACTGATAATAGGGTTGAAAATCTTGAGTGGTGTACTCAGAGTTATAATCTGAAAGACTCTTTTGTCAGGGGTACTCGAGAACAAAAGAAAGGAGAAGAGTCAGTCCTCTCTGTACTTACAAATAAGGAGGTACTTGAGATTGTTAAATTACTTAAAAATAAAACTCTTTCCCAAGAATCAATTGGAGAACTTTTTGGAGTGAAGCAAATAACAGTTTCCAATATTTGGACAGGGAGGAATTGGAGTGAACTAACAGGAATACCTAAAAAGAAAGCTGTTCAACGGAAGAAGCGTAAGCAGTTAAATGAGAGTATACTAAGGGAAACACACTAGGAGGATGAATGGAAAAATTTACAGCATTATATGGTTTTAAACAGGAGCGTATGCAAGGTGAAGATTTACTCAGTGTTCATAAGGTTTCCATTTGGTCAGAGGCTTATGGTAATGCATTAATCTCGGCGGAAGCATCTCGACCAAAAGATATGTACTTCCTAGGGATTACCAGAATTGAAGCTGCTGATGCAGTTGATAATGTCATGAAGGTTGATAGGGAGGGGAAACAAGAATCAGTGATGAACGCCCCATCAGAGGTTTTATTTTATGGAGGAGTTGCTGGTGGCGGTATGCGTTTTGAAACTCCTGTCGCCACAGGGTCATCATGCTTTCTACAGGGGGAGGAATTAGAACAGACCCAGAATGCTTTAATAGAAGACCTTCATCAGATCTTTGGTGAGTGTGCATATGAACCATCTGAGAGAGGTGCTGGAATATCCTTCTATGATTGCATTTATGAAGATGCCAAAGAATTATTCGATGCACACAAAGTTCATTTTGAGGCTTGACAACCAGAGCCACATGCTGTACAATTACGGTTATGTGGTTCAATTCAATGAGGAGAAGTAAATGAGAGGAAAGGTAGCGAAGCAGCTGCGGCGGGAAGCTCGGGAGCTGGCTAAAGGTTTGCCAGAGAGAGCTTACTACGAAACTGTAGAGAAGACAACTGCACGGGTCAATCCTTTGACCAAGAAGTTGGAGAGGGTTCAGAGTATAACCATCCGTGTTGAGCCTAAAACTCAACGAGGTTATTACAAGCTGCTGAAGAAATTGAAGAGAATCTCTAAGGGGGGAATAAATGTCTGTAAGTAGGAATCGTCGGACAGGTGGTAAGTTTAAAGGGAAGCAACTAACTAAGCGACAAGTCCATCAACGTATGGATCGGGTTACTAAAGTTGGTCTCATCACTGAAGATAAGTACAAGAAAGTTGATGGGGAAATGATCATCCATGAGGATGGCAGCAAAACCCTCGGAGAGCCTACCTATGAACTAGTTTCTAAGGGTAAGGAGATCAAAGGTAAATCTCAACATGGTCTAGATTTTGTTATGGCTTTTGTTGATCGTGGTATTAAATTAAACTCTAAAGAGGAGAAGTAAATGGGCGGTATGACACCTAAGCGTAAAGAGATTCCACAGGGCGATGGTGGGGATTATACTCCTTTCGTAACACCAATCCCAAAGAAAGGTCTGCGCCAAGTCGCAGTATCCTTTTTGGTATCTTTCGGTACGCATAAGAACGATCCATTCCAGAAGACTGATGATAAAACTGGTGAACTGAAGTGGGTTGATGTAGTAAATGGTGAAGGTATCACTGAGCGTAAGCCTGATATCTATACACCTAAACCTGTTGAGCAGATGGGTGTTTATGTAGATATGCTACAAGATGAGCATGATTACGGGGATGATATCGGTGTACAACAAATCCGTATGCCTCTGCATAATGAATTCCTAGGCCGGATCGAGAAGAATGGAGGTATTAATTTCGTTGAAACTGGTCACGGTAAGAATGAGAAAACAGGTGAGTGGATCAAACTTCCTTGGACTCTTGCTAGTAATTCCCGTTGGGCTAAAATCGCTGAAGCGGTAGAGGAAGAAGTTATCCTTGATCCCGGTACGTATGATGAGGAGAACCCTCTTCGCAGTGATATTACTCGGTTGCTTGGTAAGCCTTTCCTGATGAATTGTGTCATCAAGCAGAACAAGAGTGATAAGGTAGATGATGCAGGGAAGTTGATCGTTTACACCAATGTCAATCTTAAGTCGTATGCTCCTTTGATAGAGGGTATGCCTCTTGGGGAGTTGAATGCTGAGCCTCTGGCTCTGAATTTCTACTCACCTGTTGAGAAGATCGTAGAGAATATTAAATTCTTCCGTCCAGCAGTTTGCCGTAAGATCATGTCTGCGATGGACTATGATAATATTAACTTTGATGATCCATCTAAACCAGTCGAACCAAGTGCTATGAAGTTGGCTTTCGATCAGGTTGGTGTGAACGACAAAGGATATGTCAACAAAGGTGCCTCAGAAGGACAAGGAGAGCCTCAGGAGGCTAGTAAGCCTGAAACTAAGGCGAAGCCTAAGGCTAAACCAAAAGCCTCTTCTAAGGTGGTTACACAGCCTGTAGATGATGACTTTGATGATGATATCCCTTTTTAAGGGGAAATAAAAAGGGGAGCCAATCGGCTCCCCTTTCTTTTGTGCAGAATATAATTACTTAGATACTTTAAATATTCCAAATTGCTGTCTGAGCTTGTCCCGCCAAAAGAAGCGCTTCACGCAGTTCTTCCCAAGTAATATTCTCTTCCCAAGTATTATCTGCAAGTTTCCAACCTGTTGTATCACCGGCATTCCCTGCCGAAATGGCTCTGGCCATTCTGTTCTGACTATCTTCATCCCCATCGAAAGTTTTACCTGAGAGGGTGGTTACAGTTATTTCACTAACTAACTCCGACCTATTTACCTTATTTTTATTATAGATCTCTTCAGGGGTAAAATTACGATATTCTCGTCTATATGTTCCATTATCCGATATAGCATTACCTGTAGCCACATCTCCCGATGTAGATTCATCAAGGAGGGCTGCATTCATTGATAATAATTCACCAGATGTAAAAGCTGTTAACTTATATGCAGAATGTTTTTTCTGTAGGAAGATATGAGAACATACTTCCATTGTATCTAAATCAACATATATCATATAGATGCCTCCCATTCTAGACGTTCTGCAGTTGTTAGAGTCCGATTAAACATAGCAAAATCATAGATTTTCCCACCCGCCGTGGCATTTTCTAACCCTCTGTTGCCGAATGTACACTTAGATGTCCCCGAGGGTACGCCTGAGTGGCTTATGACCGCTGTAACCCTTTCACCACCATGTTCTAAAAACATACCAGTAAAAGATACCCCGAAAAAGATGACCGTCTTAACTCCTACCGATAACGCCGAGGTAGTTACAATTGTCACGGGAGCACCGGGGTCAGAAGGTCGATATAACATTCGCACTCTAGAAGACGACGGCTCATTTAGCAGAATGACGTCCCCGCTGACTTTAGTCGCCAATATATCCCAGTCATAATCGAAGAGGCCGCCGTTCGAGCCATCCTCATTTTTTATTACAAATACGCCTTCAAAGCTGGGGGAGTTCGCCATAGCGCCATTTGGGAGATTCACACGGTCGGTTGATGTGGAGAAATCAAGAAAGTCATCTCCTGTCTCAGTGCCGGATACCGCTCCCGTTATAGTACCATTCACACCCTTCGGGGAGTCATCGTTCAACGTTGACCCGCTAATATTACCCATCAAATACCGCCATTTCAGGTCGGGGTGATTAGGTGAAGTGATCGGGATACCACTGACTGCTTTAAGAAGATTACGTGCCATCATCAGGAAACACCTCCGACATTAGTTCCAACAATCGTACCATCTACGTTAGATATCACTAACCAATGCTCGGCAGCTATCGAGCTAGGAGCTGTGCCATCATTGGTCCATTTTGGGATATTGGTTAAGGTTAAAATAAAAGCACCAATCACGTATTTAATCAGTACAGACTGGCCTGTTGAAATATTAGAATATGTTGGTGTTTCATTACCAGCTAAGGTTCTCACCTGTATGTTACCATCAGCTGGATCAACATCGACAGTAGTTGCAACATGAACTGTTTCAGTTATATCCGTAAATGTGACACCACTATTAGATGATACCCACCCAGTATCTTGTCTGGCATAAGGAGAACCATCAATAGGAGCTTCCTCTACATCAGGTGTTGCTGGTGTAGTCCATTCAGTGTTGTGATCAGTTGCGTCTATCTTTGTCAGGTGTTGGCCTGTAGTACCCCCTGCAGGGACTCCTACACCATCTATTCCGTCAGAACCGTCTGATCCATCGCTACCATCACCACCTTTTAAATTAACCCCTGCTGGCCATGCGCCAGAAGCTTTGGGTCCGTAAATAATGCTTGTAATAACATCTATCCAGAAGTCCCCATCAACACCATCACCGACTTCTGGGGGAACTAATCCACTAAGAACAGTAGATCCATCTGCGCCAGTAGCTCCAGTATCTCCGGTATCCCCAGTTAAACCTATACCACCAGTATCACCTTGTGTTCCTTTGGCAGCACTAACTTCAATAGTTCGTATGTTGGGTTTAATAACCTCAATAATATTTTCTGTGGTCATATTTAATCCCTTGTAACAGCTTGTTGAACTATAAAATCACCAGTAAGGACTGTGGTTATGTCTCCATTGGCTTCGGTTAATTCAACATCATAAATATATATTTGTTTGGAAAGGAGAGTTACGAGAGAATTAGTATCAGCAGGATCAAAATCAAAAACCATTTCACCAAGAGGTCCATCAATTGTCGCTACTTTAGTAATAACTGGTGTAGAATAATAACTCTTCCTGACCATCATTCGTGCAGAGCCACTCGTGATATCAATAATAACGCCAGCATTATCTTTATATACAAGCGTCAGAATATAATCATCACCAGCGACTATAGTAATATCTGTCATTTTGTTCCTCTCTAGACAAAAGAAGGGGCAATAGCCCCTTCTTTAGATTACGGATTGATTTTAAAGGTTAGATGAGGAGAATAGTTGCCAATGTGTAGCAGTTAGAATACCAGTAGGTATTGCTTGCATTGAAGTAATATTACCTGTATATGTCTGCTTATCTGTTATATCAGTAGCTGTTAGTCCAGCAGTCGTAGCTGTTAATTGATTAGTAGCTTCATCCACTACTTTAAGAACTACAGTTCCAGCAGTAGGAGTAACAGGTGTACCAATAGCATCCGAATAATACCTCACACCAATATAATGATTTTCCATATCCCTTAGAATATCCGTAATAGTGAGAGTAGTTGCCACGGTCTCAATAGGTGATTCATATAGGTTATGTTGGTTAGTGCGTTTCTGGGTCATTAGGGTTTATCCTTATGGAGTGATAGCAGTGATAATACCATTTGTAACAGTTACTGTTTTACTATCAACTGTCGTGAATGTACCAGTTGCACCAGCAGCAAGATCATCATTCTCTTGTGAGGTTAGGTGAAACATCTCATCTGTAGTTCCGCCCTGTAAACCATCAAGGTTGTTGTGAACTGAATCATCTCCAGCGCCATTCTTTAGGTTGATAGACCCGAGGTTTCTTTTCTTTGCATTACTCATTTTTATAATCTCTTTTTATATTCTTCAGGGAAATGTCTTTTTAAAATTTCTGACTCATAACTTAATTGGCAATGTCTATAGACCTTACCTTTACGGACTTCCCTGTCCCAAAAGAAAAGAATATCTACTATAATTTCTGAGTAGATCCATCGCTTCTTTCCGTATTTTGCTTTTCTATGACAGGCAGCAGATAGTGTTTCATCAGGGTAGCCGTTAATGAAGCCATTAAAAGCCTGATCTATACCGATAAGACCAGCAAGTAATCGGGAAAATAGTTTATTCATTAGATCTCCTGTGGAGCTACTGGACAATAGCAGCTTTTTCTACTGTATACTGGATATGAAGATCTATGGCTCTTAGAGTGATAGCTGTTTTAACTGCCATCAAAGCATCAAGAGTTACATCTATGATTGAATTATCAGCTAATGTCCAAGGAATCGTTGTGGAACCTAAGTGATTAGTTATCTCATTGAACCCATCGATACTATAATTAATATTGTTTTGTGCCTCTTTATCCGCATCGAAAGTATTTATCCCAATTGTGATAGGAGAATATCTTCCAGTATTACGTACATTTTTTGCTTGGTTAATAGCAAGAACTTTAGTTTCCTCTTGTGTTAGGGGAACAGGCTCTAAGGATTCATAATAAGCTGCGATAACAGGATCAAATTCAGTGAAATCTGTGATAACTTCGTTTGGTTTGATACCTCCTGTATATTCAACCTCCCCTACAGATTTCTCACTATCCCAATGGATAGCCCATATAGAAGAACCGATATATGGGGATAGGTTAAAGTTGGATGCGACACCATTAATAATAACCGTATCATCACCAGCATTACCATTAACTATAGAAATTTTCATATTTTACGCCTTCATAATATATGCAAGAGCATAGTACGGTGGTAGAATATCTACTTCGTGGGTATGCGCCCCAGTAGAATTAGATGATGCTGTATGGTTGTGTCCACTACTGCCGCCTGTAGAGGTAGCAGCGTTAGCTTCATTTATTGTACTTAATCCGCTGGTGGTTTTACCGATTAAGGTAGAAGAGCCGCCTGTAGCATCTACCCTAGTTACATCATGTGTATGTGACGGCATTTCACTTTCGGTAAGAGTGTGATTATTAACCGTAATTGTATGACTATGATCACCGTCAGAACTGGATGTATCTGTAGTCGCCCCACCTGTGGCATCTACTGCATAAGTAGACCCAGCACCCACAATGAATCTATCTTGTAAGTTAGGGGTGCTGTTATTACCATCACAAAGGAACCACCCAGCTGGGATAGATCCGATAGATCCAGACCACATGATAATCCCGCCAGTTGGAAATGCTTTTTCTTCGAAATAATCAATCCACTCTTTGTTATTATCCCACAACCAATTATATTCTTCGGCAGCAGGTTTCTGTCCCTTATCATAGCCAACAGTAAGCAGTGACCCTACTGGCTGGGATTTATTAGGTTGCCCAGTATTCGGCAGATTTACATCTGATTCTGCGATTACTGGTTTATTGGTTGGCTTCGCCATTAATTATTCCTCAATTAAACTACTTGTAAGTTGCTGACAAATGCACCACCAGCCGCGCTATCATGAATAGACCCGAAACCTAGAGCAGTTGTATCGCCTAGAAACCCAAAAGGTGTTCCACTCGAAATTGTCGCCCGAATTGTTGTAACTACTGGAAAGAATGCCCCAATAACAGAGAGGCTCTCTGATGCAGGATTACATGTTGTATCATACGTCACGTCTACTTGGTATTTCTCACCCTTATAAAAAGAGATATTCTCATCCCCAGTAAAGAGTTTGAGTAGACTGGTTACACTCTCAGCACTACCCACACCTGTCTGCCTAACATTCCGTATTTTTAAGAAACTTCTATAGATCTCATCATTAGTACTTTGCCTTGCAAGACCAAGAACCTCACCAATATTATCTAGTTGTTTCCCAGATGCATCCTCAAGAGTTCTAAATAATAAAAGGTTATTAGATTCATTCTCTATCTCTTGAAGTTCTGCGGCGAAGATCTTAACCATCGTATTAATGTTGGGGAGGTCTTTAAACTGATACAACAGATTATTTTGGGCACTCTCGACAACATTGTCTTTTAAAACAATATTATTTACAGGTGTAACCATGGTTTAGACCCTCACAAATGTAATATCAACTTCAGCTATTTGTGGAAATTCATCAAAAGCTGGTACAAAGTCTGCTGTTGTATAACTCCCAGCTCCTTCGGAGACCAATTTTGTTTCAGCGACAAGAGTCCCTGATAATCTTCCATAATTAATAGATGAAACAATAGCACCGTTCAATTGAGCATTATATACTGTAGTTCCAACCCCGAAATTCAGGGATAATACAGCAATTTCATCTTTGATTGACTGCTCTTCAAATTCAGTAAAATCTGTATTTAGGATGGTGCTATAGGTAATCCTCAAGGACAAGTCAGCAGAAATAGCAACACTAAACTTTACAGGGATGATTGTTCCATCTGTTGTAGTTTTGTTAATTGTGGTTGTTCCTGCGGTTAATACATTGATAGGACCATTATCAAAAAGAGTTTGTGCGATATCATCTGCGACTCCACCAGAGACTACAGTATTAAAGGCATACGCCGTATCAACTTCAGCTGTTGGTGTATCTGTAGGATTTTCATAAATACGTACAGATGCTACACCCGTTAGATTTGAAATAGCGGTTTCAATAGAAGCCCTATCACAACCTGTTGCGGATGCATCAATTATACGATTAAATCTAGCTCTGAATTCAGCATCTGTTTCAACCGCAGTACCTGATGCGAATGCCACTACATTAGCTGCTGATATGAACCCAGTGAACTTAGGTGTCATATCCTTAATACCTTTACTTGGTAGGGGATTATGACCAATCTCACTGGCTATCAATGATACAGATGAGAATCTATTACCTATAGCAGGACTTGTATAAAAAGTTATTTCACTTGCCAGTGGATCAAGACCCTTGTTTGAATCGAATCCTAAATAGAACTCTTCTGATCCTACTGTGGTAAAATCAAAAGTCTTACCAGATGTACTTGTATTTGTAGCATCAACAAACGCCTTAACGGCTGTTACGAAAGCTGCTTTATCTGTATCAAGAGTAACAATAATCTCTGTGTCTTGGATTGCTCCTAGATCATCTTCACAGAAGATCGTATACGTAGTTGCAATAAGAATATCACTGGAGATTATTTTGTACGCTGCACTAGCATCAATATCAATAACTTTATCTACTGAGAGATCATAGCTTATGTTGTTCGATGCGGAGAAAACTGTGTTATTTGCTTGGGTAACCCCTTGCGGAAGGACAGTAGTGTTGTCAGACTCTATGTAAGCCACACCAGACCCTGCTGTAGCATCTAGCCTTATGATGTTATGCCTAGAGAACATATCGTCCAGAAAGACCCCCTCTGCCCCGTTTAAGGTGTATGCAGAATAGGCTCCTTCAAGACCCTGCCAAGCCTCGTCGCATTCTAGTGCAAAGACTCCCGCTAATTGGGTAAAAACTGAATCATCCGCTGTATTGAAATCAGTACCAAATTCATCTTTTGCTCGTTGTTTAAGAGAGTCTAATATCTCTGGTAATGTTTTCCGAGTAAAACCTGTATCAGTTAAACCTGCCATCTTCCCTCTCCTATCTAAGGACTAATTAATATTCCAATTAAACAACAACACATATATTTCCTACGGGAGAAATCGGTGATGGTTGATAATCTACATCATCAGGATCGAACTGTGTAACTTGAGAAGTAAACACTGTTGTGGTTCTGACTACTAAACGAGTAACATCATATTCACGAGTTGCACTATTAAAGGTTGATTCAAAATCCTCAACAACTTCAACTTCTTCAAACTCAACTATCTTCCCTAAGAAAATAGCATCCACCCCTTCCTTCGTTACCCCTTTAACAAAAATACTTTGTCTATAAGGAATACCAAATGCTGTGTTTAATTTCCACTCACCTAACCAAGCACTCAGGGTAATAAGAATCCTTTGCCTAAGCGCGGTAGTGGAATCTACAGACATTTGGAGGTCTCCATTAATTATCTGTAGGTCGTTTGTTTCTTCAGAAAGCAGTAAACCTGTCATATCCCACCTTACTTCGTATCATTACTCTTATTGGGCATACCTGCGATATAGACCCTTATATCTTGGACGCAATCTACAATACCCCTTATACTCTCTTTCATCTCTGCCTGTTCCGCAGAAAATACCTCGAGATGGGTTTTTAATATTGCGACTTCCTCTCTTAATGAAAACACTTCTTTAGTATTCTCATCGATTTTTTCATCACGTTTCCGAATGAAATATCCAAAGATTGTTGTCATCACTCCGAAAACTCCTGCAATTGCTTTCCAAACAAATGGATCTGAACTTACTTCTGCTGGCATTTCTATTAACCCCTACTAGAATGTTATTATGATGGTGTACTGGTTGGTTGTTGTGTATCACCGCCTGAATCGTTGGCTTGCGTATGGGAATGAGTCTTGCCAACATCTGTTCCATCATTGGTCATAGTACCACCAACTGCGGAATTTCCTGTTGTTGTCTCATTACCCTTATGGGTTGTATCCCCATTTACTTCGAAATTACCGTTTACTATAAAAGTTGGGCATGTTGTTTCAATATTACCATTAGGCTTAATTACCATTTTTGTAGATCCATTCTCAACTACGAGATTTTCTGAATCTATTGTCTTAGCACTCGCCTTTGTGAATAAACAAGGTAGTGCCATAATGGGATAACTACCATGAGTTACCAGACTATCTGTATCAACCACCGTTTTTCCATCACTCTCATAGAAATCACCTAGGCTTCTTTGAGAATAAAGAACTAAAACCGTATCTCCAACTTTCACTGGAAGTGTGACTCTTGCTGTCCCACCATTAGCACTCAATATAAAGATTGGTATATGGAAAAGTTCTGGTGGTGTTTGTTGACTATTATCTGAATACTTAGTCCTAATAAGTGGCTGAGCGTTTAGGTGGTTGTTATTATAATCAACATTAGTAACCCTAGCAGGTGTGATAGTAAAGAGACTAAGAAGTCTGTAATCTACCATTCCCTGTAATGCATCCACTAATCCATCTTGTAGTGCCATGTTATACCTCTCCCTCAATAAAAGGGGATAGCTGAGAGGCTTCACATTCAGTGACCCAAGTTGTTCCCCTGTAGTCACCTCTATGCTTAACCTTGTGAATTCTAAACACACCTTCATATTCTCTTGATTCTATTTTAACCAGTGTATCTGGTAAAAGAGAGCCATCAAGATCCACCTTGAACTTTATTCCCACCTTGGGAGCACTTTTATTATCTTGCGGAACATTAGACGCATCAGAGAGAGCAGAAGGTGATCCAATCAACCCTGTCGTCGGGGTATATTTATTAACAGTAACCAAATCTTTTGTTTGGTGGGGAGTAAAATGTATTGTAGAATTCTGTAAACTGAATGAAGAATTTGTATCTAGTGCTAGTTTCTTCAAAGCCTCTATTGTCTTTCCTTCCCAAGACCAAGGAGCCTTGGTAATAGTTTTTGGTCGAATAATGATACCCTGAGGAAGACCAAGATCATTCATTAGTGCAGAAAGTATAATTGAGTGAAGGGTTCCCGGTAGAAAAGAAAAAGAGGATCTAGCCTCCTTTGCGTTAGTAAACCCCTCAGTAACTGTAATTTCTGTCTTCCGAGTATGACCTTCGAAGGTATCCCCAACAGCAACAACTTGCCCAGTTAGAAGAGTTTTAATATCATCTACATAACCACCTACTAGTTTTAAATAAACCTCTTGTCCCCTGAAATTACTTATGAATCCAAAACTATCAGGTGACAGATTAGAAATTTCGATTTTAGTCTGATTCAAAGCTGCACCAGATGTCTTCTTAATTTCAAAAGTAATTTGGTGGTCAGTAAGAATAAGTGACGTACCTCTTGAGCCAGACAACATATTCTCATTTAAAGGGAAAGCAATATCTTTTGTTACAGGTTTTGCTATCTCGAGTCTATATTGACGATCAAACGGCATCAGATTCCTCCTTTGTGACATACACAAGATTGAACCTTCCTAATTGGATAACTTCTGATCTTGTTGGTCTTCCCCAACTAGCCACTACATCGATTAAGTAGAGTTCACCTTTAGGTATTCCCTCAATATACTTGAATGGTCGTAATAGATCCCAACCATTTACAATCTTTACTTTAATCAAGAAGGGAAGTCCTGTTGGACCTAGATACCCATACCAAGCCTCTTCTCGTGTATTCCATTGAAGTCTCAGATCATAACTCACACCATCAAGAACAACAGTCTGTGTATAGTCTGGTAATGTACTTGTTGGAAGTAAAAGCATTTATTCTATCCTCTATAATATCGATCCTAACGAACCAGAAAAGTTAGCTAGTTGTTTCTCTACAGAACTCAACACTGTTTTCTCTGTAGTACTATTATCAGGGTTATCAGAATCGACAGAGGATGTTCCACCTATCTTCTTGTTCGCCGCTGCTGAATCAAATATTTCTTTAGAAACCTCTGTAGTCTCCAGTTGGATTATTTGAAGTTGTTCGAGAGTCATCTCTATTCTGAGAGTATCCCCTATCTCAGCAGTTCTCGGTAAATTGAGACTTGTGATGATACAATTGGGGAAAACATCAATCTCTGAGGATATTGTAATAAGTTCTCTATCATTGAATACTTTCACAAGTACGTCAGTGGCTGCATGGATTCTATCTAAATCCAAACCATCCCTTGATGCCTCTATTACATCATTACCCCTATTTATTTCATGATAAGGCTTAGGCATTGGGATTTGAACGATAATGCCAACAAGATCTACAATAGTATTACTAACAACAACATGTTCACTCGCTGTGCTACCACCCTCTACGGGGTGGCTAGTTACATTAGCTGTTCGTCTGGAAGTTAAAGAAACAGTTGCATCAAAATTATAAACTTGAGGGATAGTATTATCTAAAGTCCTGAACCCCTCTCCTCCAGAAGCAATTATAACAAATGACATATATTTACCTCGGGATATTAGTTAGAAGCTCTTTTGCTATCGCATCATTATTATTTGAAATCTTATACTTAACAAATCCATCCAGTTTATCCATATCACCTTCAAGCCTAACAAAGACCTCTTGTTTGGAGTTGGCTTTCATCGAAGAACCTTTCTGAGATGCTTTGTTCCTATCTGAATAGTAATTATAAGCTGCCTCTCCTCCGTAGATAGCTGCAACTGCAGCTATTCCTGCAAGAGCCTTACCGGGACTCGCTATAGCCATCAGAACTAATTTAGCCTTAGCTAGAGCCTGAATAGCTTTAACTAGGATATATATTCCCCCAGCGAAACCTATGAAAATACCCGTCATTTTGGATACATTATTCTGTTCATCCATCCCGAAGAATGCCATGAAATCCGCTATAAGTGCTGCTGCGATTCTTAATGGGAAAGTGAATACTTGGAAAGCTGTAGTCAGTGCTGCCATGGTAGTTGTGGCAAGAGGACCGAGAACAGTAAACAAATCTGTAAAGGTATTAAATAATTCTGTTAATACTTTAGAAAAACCTGCATCAAAAATCTTTTTCTGGAAAGTCTGGAATGCAGTAATCATTCTATTCATGGAGGCTCTGTTCGTATCCATCGCTGTGGAAAGAGCGCCACCCTTACGGGCTGTTATGGCCATTTGTTTGGCGACTTTAGGTAAAACATCTTTCGACATTAATTTACCAGCTTCCATCGCCTTGAAAAATGCCTGTTCTGACATGCCTAACGCATCAGCGAATATTCGGATACCACCGGGAATTGCTTCTGAGAACTGACCTTTTACTTCTTCCGCCATTAACTGGCCTTTGTTCAGCATTTGCTCCAAAGCACGAAGACCACGGTCCATTTGCTCTTTTGGTAGCTGAGCTGCTGCACCTAATTCAGAGAAGGAGATAAAAAGTTCTTTAAATTCACCCTTTGTTAATTTCTGATCGGCTGCAATACCTAAACGGGCTAGTGAGTCTGCTGTTGAAAGTAAATCAAGACCTAATCTCTTACTCTGCTTTCTAGCTAAATCCATAGCCTCTGCTGCTTGCTTGGCCCCACCTGTAGCCATGAGCATCTTAGCACCCATGGATTCAAAGTTTTGTCCAGTTCTCATCAGACCAGACGCGCCAGCTAAAACTGTACCAGCAATACCTATACCAAGCATGTTCCGGCGCAGATCCATAAACTTGGAACTTAATCCACCAGCCGCACGGGCTTCCTTTCTCATCCCAGCTACAACCCTATTTGACATTTGACTGTAGTGGGCTTTGGAAATAGTTCCTTTTCTATAGGCTTCGGAAAGACCATCTAATTGTTTCTTTTTAGACTGAATGGCAGCTGGTGTCAGTTTACCTTTCATCCCAGTAAGAACATCACTGCTAGCAACATCTCTCAGATCAGCTGTTTCGCTCCGCTTAGCTATTGCTTTCTTTCTTCTTATATTCTCAGAGAGGGCTTTAATATGATCACTCGCAATCTCTTTTCTCGAGGCTGCTCCTGATGCACGGGTTCTTTTTCTCTCTTCAATGATCGCTTTAGTCTGAGCCTTCTTCTTCATATTCAAAACTTTATGATATGCAGCTACATGGGCATCCGATTCTTTCTTGATCCGTGTAATGGGGTTTGCATTTCCTCTCCCTCCAAATCCCCCTGAACCCTTTATAGAGATTCCACCAGAGAGACCTTTCATGTCTTTCTTAAGACCCCTAATTCTCTCTTGGAACTTATTAAGATTCTTCCAAGATGTTTTATCAATCTCAAAGCCAACTGTATTGACTATACTACCAATTACTTTTCTGGTCATCCCGTCACCTTACATTCCTAGAGGGTTGGTCATTGTTTCCTGCTTCTTATCTAAATGATCTTCTAAGTATTCTTGAATATCCAGATGTTCATGAAGCTTGATAGCATACTCTAATGATGCCTCCTCAAGAGATGCATAATTCTCATTAGTCTTGGTAACGAGCCGGATGATTAAATAATCCATCCAATCAAGGGATGATGACTTCTCAATCAGTTTTAGAACAGCAGGAGAGATAGTTACTCTATCTGAGCCGCTTGAGTTACTCCCATCAGATTGGTCATCAGGGAGCTTAAACCGTTTCCCGAGTACAGACTTCCGTAGTTATGCTTTAGACATTCAGCAACAATAGTTAAAATAGCTCCTAAGTCTCCATCCAGATCTGTATTAAGATCTAGTCTCCGAGTAGCATCTACATGGACATCACTCACGATCAATTCGAACAGTTTCCAGACATCTTGCTCTTCCATTTGTTCAAACAACATAAAGAGTGCTTGGGGGATAGACTCACCCATACTTTCTTCATCACCAGTAGTAAGCATTGAGAGCGGTATAGCAAAAGCTTTTCCGATCTTAGGCAAGTGACTGAAACATTTCATTGGACTCCAAGCATTACTGATGAACTCTTTCTTTTCATCGCCAACTTGGATCTCTAAATTCTTTTGTTTTGTAATCATTATTAATTCTCCTCAGAATAAAAAGGGGGCAGAAGCCCCCATTAAGTTTATAGTACCGAAGCAGCCGCATTAATCGCTTCAGCTACAAGATTAGCTCCAGTTGAGATTTCAAACTCTACATTCGCCAGTCCGATTACCCAGTCCAGTTGAGAAACCTCTTTCCCAAGAGTGAAGTCTGGTTGTGTTTGAATCCACCCAGTTGTTGACATTACAATCCCACTAGCAGGGTCTGTTAGATCGACAGGGAAGAAATGAACCCCTGAAACGTATGAGGTTGTCATCCATTTCATAAAGATTTGGTTCATCGGGGAAGTTTGCTTGAGGGAAATAGTTAATGTCCCTAAGTTATTCCTGTTACGGGAGAGTGCTACTTCACCGAGTACACCCACTGTTGGCATGATGGTATCTTCTTCTTTAGAGATAACATACATTGTGTCAGGTGCGACATCTGTTGGTGCAACATCACCCAGAAGAAGAACAACTTTTGCAGGGTCATATTGACGAGGAATACTATTTGTTAATGCCATTGTGTATGACTCCTATTAAACTGTTACGTAGACTCTGATGCGAACGTCTTGGACGGCACCAGAATAAACTAGATCAACAACCACATCCGGTAGGATACGAGCTGCGCGATCATTGGTTGGAACTTCATCTCGAGCAAGTGTACGAACTGTCGGATCAACAGCGCCGTCCTTAGCAGTTGAAATGGCTCCACGAGAAACACCGAGTGCCAGAACATCATTTTGGATGACCTGTCGGACCATTGCATAACCTCTTTCATCATGAGGTACTTTAAGTCCTAAATCAGATTGACGTTTCAGTAATCCGAATACAGCTTCTGCAATACGAGCTTTAAGCCATAAACTGAATCGGATGGTATCTCCGAATTCGCCTGAGGCTTGAACACCATCTGTGTAGAATCCAACACCAGCCACGAGAGGGTAGTAGTTAGAATTAACACCAGCGATATCATTCTCTTGGGTTCCTGTGAAACTCTCAGCTGTTACACCTTGAAGGGTTTTACCGAACCAGATACTAGTACCGGGATTGGTTGCTGCCATAGACCCAATAAGAGCACCTGAGGCATATTCTTCTAGGTTGGCATCATTACGGTAAACAGTCTGTGTATTATCGTATTGCAGAGCTTTAAGATCAAAGCCTGTATCCGCCCCAGCACCAAGTCCAGACATAGAGAGTGGAATACTACCGAAATACATTTTATCGTTTGCTTGAGCGAAAGCAGCAAACTTCTTCATATCTGCATCTGATTGAGATTGACCAGCTAAGAAGAAATACTCATTGTGAGCTGCTGTCACAGATGCTAGTGCTACATCAACATCTTCAGCACCATTGGTAACTCGTACCAAATTAGAAGTGATCGCGTTTACGAAAGTTTCTTGTCCTGCTACAGGCGCAATTACAAGTTCATCTGCAACATTGGTTGCTGTGATAACACCAGTATAATTAGAGTCCCCATCAATCAGAGCTTTAAGACCATCTACGATCTGTGTAGCTGTTGCTGAAGTACCAGAGGTGAATACAAAACTAGTTGTAAATCCAAGGATACCAATTTCAACTGTGAAGTCTGTATCATCAGCAGGCGTAGGTGTTACATCATAAGAGGTATAATCTTGACGCCCAATTACAATACTGTTTGGTTTTTGAGTTTGAGCAAATACATCTGTAGCCCAAACTACCGCAGGATGGTTAGTAGGGAATCCGTCTGTAGTCATAGAAACTACATCTGAATAAATTTTGTGCTCTTCTGAAGCTCCGTAGAAATTAACCTGTGCAAGGAACATGGGGATACCAAATCCAGCAGTGGTAATTGGGCGTGAACCTCTAGTCACCGTTACGGAGACATAATCGGATATCTGTGCCATTAGGTTTTATCCTCATAGTTAATTGAAAGGTCACACTCAGTGTGTCCTATGAATTGGGTTTTAGGTTTGTACATTAGGTGTGAGACCTTTATTTCAGGAAGGATTACTTATAATCCATAAGTATCTTTAGGGATTTAATTTTATTGTATCTGTTTGCACAATAATATTTCCATCAGCATCGATGTTTTCTGTGATTTGTACCTCTTCAATAGCTCCAGTTGTACCTAGGACATCGCTTTGTTTCACGATTATACTAAAAATGGAGGTGAAGGCTGCACGTTGTTCCCACTGCTCCCCATCGAGAACTGCGGAGGTATCAGAAATTGTAGAAGACCTCAAATAACCAATATTATTAAGATCTAGATGTTTGTAATGTATTTCCCGCATATCAAAACCGTGTCTTATTCTTGCACAGTTTGCTTGGGCTACACCGGAAATAGCATTTTCTTGTGGATCGAGAGACTCAATATCAACTATAACTTCATAAACAAGGTAACTGATATTAATCTCAGGTCCATCATCAGGGAGATAACCAGCCCTCTCATAGGGTGTCATATTGGCTATTCGGTAAGTAACGTAATCCAGTTTAGGTTTTACGAAATTCGTTCTTGCAGGAAAGACTCTACTATGTCCCAAAACCTCTTCGATGAGATCAAAGATTGCATTCCTGAAATCTTGTACTGTTTGTTGGTAGGACATTAAGACCTCTTATTAATCTGGATTCTTTCTTACAACGAGAATTTGATAATGAGGAACTATTCTGTTCTGCCAAGGTTTGGATTTAAGGACAGTAAACCAACCAGCAACTGCTGTATAAGGAGTACTGATAAATACTTCATCGGCTTTTTGAGAGGTACCTCTTAATGCTGTACGAACAATAGTTTCTGTGAATATTGTAAATAATTCAGCGTCCCTGTACCCTTCATCAAGGGTTTTAAGCTCATCACCAGAGGCTGGTTGAATTGTGCAAGCCTTCAACGTGAAATCAATAATCGAACTACCTATTGGATTGTTTCTTGAATCCAGAGTAACCGTATTGTTTCTGCCGGGAAGATCCTGCCTGTAAATTGCTTGTCTTTTTGTTCTTTTATAACGTCTAACTGCCATCAGAATCCCTCGGTATCTTCAACACTACTTTTAACATTATTCATTAGACTATCTGAATCTCTCAGTGGCTTTGTATTACCACCCTTGAGTCTGATAGTTACAGGAGATAATGCCGCGAAATCGCCGCGTCTAATACTCGTTGAAATAAGCTCAGCTAACTCTTTTGATAATTTAGTCAATTGAGTTTTGGCATTTGATTTACCATAAATAATCTCTCTAACAACCTGTATACTTAGATCGTGATCAGCCAATCCATCATGATACGCTTGGGTCATGAACTGTCTCCTTGGTAAATGCTCAGAGCCTACCTCATGAAGATCAGCCAATTCAGCATAACTCATATCTGCTACAGGGTGAGGTTCATCATCATATCCTGCGACTGATTCTTTCCCGTCTAATCCTTGAAGCTTTCTTATAAGATTATTAAGATTATTGGTCGATTTAACTTTAGAAGTGAACCCCATTGTTTAATCCAACCTAAAGGGGTTATTCAAATTCCTGCGACCAAGGAGATTACTACTCAACCAAGTTCGTTGGTTATCAATATAACCCTGTTCATATCCGCCATCAACTGATTCCCCATCACACTTGACCCTATCAACTTCAGTCTTAACAACTCCACCAAGGATCATATAAGAAACAGTGCTAGAACTGGTAAGATCCTTAATAAGATCTTTTAGATATTCTTGCCATTGATTAAAGATTTCATTTCCGTAAACTTCAATAAGACCTTCTCGCTCTCTAGTATATTGAGCAAATTGGGCAAGCATTCTTTTAGCTGCATCAACAGTGGAAAGTGTTTCATTATCGCCGTGTTTGGATAAAAGATAAGTAAGTTCATCATCAACAAGAAACTCATTATCAGGATCTGTATCTTGGAGAGTGAAACGAATTCTATATATTGGTACGGTGCTTAAAAGTGTTGGATCATAACTCATAATATATATTCTCTAAAATCTATTTGCTAGTCAGATTGTAACTCTGAGCCTTCAGCTATGACACGAATCTCGACGTTTGGACCGCCCACTAGGTCATCTAAAACTACCACTTCCCACTGTTCGCCAACCCCTAGGGAACCATCTAGCCTACTGGCGACCCCATGCTTATCTTGACCAGCAAATGTTATACGAAATGCAAGACCATGTTGGGTGTTACCCGTTTTAGGTGTAAATATGGAATTGTCGAACCCCCACATGTAACCCTCTAAGTTCCTATCAACAGTCCTGATATTCTTATACGATCCATCGGGGCGTCTGACCCTGAACAGTAATCCAACTGGTAATGGAGAGCCTGATCCAAAAGTCGAGAAATCCATGGCAGTCGGACCAATGATGGCGATTATGATACGTGTAATATCACCCGCTTGTACTGGTGACGGTTCGACCTTAAATATAACTGGGTCTGTTGAGCCATCCGCTAAAGCTAGATTCCGATTCCCCGTGTTGATGAGCGATCCAATAGGGAACACATCACCAACCAACTGATTCAGCGTAATAACATCACCGTTTACAGCCAATACTTTAGCCTGAATAAACCTCCCACTTATGCTGCTACCGATCTCTAAGATTGTACCAACGTCACCTGTGGGATAATCTCCAGTCACCATCCCATGACCTGCGGTCAATGTGATATCACGCGAGTCGGCAACAGTGTCAGCAGCAAGAGTCATACCATTCTTAACGGCTTGCAAGAAGTCTAAATCCAACATCTCAGTTGTCTGATCTTGAAGAGTAACTCCGAGACTAACACCACCTCGTGCTGAAACTTCAACAGATGCACCTAATCCATCTAAGGCGTCATTCTCAATTTGAACAACAGGTATAATACCTTTACTGATATTAGGGAAAGATCCGATTATCTCTTGAACAGAAAGTCTTCCAAAAACTTTTCCACTGTCAGTAGCCCTCGCCCAAACAGCTAAGTTATCACTAGTGACCTCATGAGCTGTACTATCTTTCGATGTATAGCTCAGGATCATAAACCCACCAATGAAATCATCTGCAGGTTTATCAGCTCCTATCCAAATCTGAATATCTGGACTACCCTTATTCTGAAGAACTAAAGCAGTCCCTGCCAGTATCCCTGATTCTGCATAAAGCTCTACCCAATCATTCTGGGGAACTGGAACATCTAGTATACTGTCAGCCATTTAACTTTCCTTTTAGGAGGTTTTCTCTTTCAATGCTTTAATCATATTATCAAAAGTTTTAGCACGATTCAGTTCAACTCCAAACTCCCTTCCGTAAGCCTCTAGAGCAAGCTTAGAAGCCTTCTTATCGTCTGGGTTATACAAAGCCATAGCTTTATCTAGATCTACGACAGGAGCACCCTTAGAATCGTCCTCAGAGGTATTCTCTGGCTCTGTCTTCACTTCAACAGTGACTTCAGGCTCAACGACAACTTCTGGAGTAGAGATCTTCTCTTCTGTCTCATAGAAGACAATGAATGAATTTCTACGAGTAACTGATCGGCTAACAACAAACTTTGTTCCACATACATCATTCAGTGACTTAATAAAGTGTGACATAATCTTATGGGTGTATTGTTTTCCATCTGTTGTTACATAACAGAAGTATGGCATTCCAAGAGATTTCTCTACATCGAACTTATCCGTCATCGTAGCGATGTGCTTATAAAAGGTAAATCTATTTGGGAAACTTTGTGCTTCTAGCTTAGACATTGATTTCTCCTCGGTGTCTATATTAAAGTATTACGTATTAATAAAACTGAATCTTATTAATAAATAATAAAAAGAGAGGGGACATAACTGTCCCCTCTTGAGAGGTTACTCTATTACGAGTATGTTCCGACTGACTTAACTACCAGCTCTGGACGAGCGTTGATAGAGATGAAGGAGGTTTCAGACTCCAACTTCTGGTCGCGGAAGTAATCCGACTGCTTGTACCACAGGTACAGTTCTTGAGCCGTATCGTTCGCAGTCTGAGCGATGTCAGCTGGAGCGAAGTGGTTCTTGAACATATCTTCAATACCTAGTGGCATGATGTATGCATCGTCAGTACCGAAGTACCCAGAAATATCCTCAATGTACAGGACTCCCTTTGACTCGAACATACGGTTGATAACATCACCACCAAGACGACGACGTAGAGGCTCTTGAGCACTATCGTAGAACTGATAGGCGTTCTCAACCAGTGGGTGTGCAATCAGCGCAGAGAAATACTTGCGTGAGCAAATAGCGATGATACGATACTCACCAGCATTATCTGCTGCTTCATCGATGATATGAGTACGTGCCTCATCTTCAATCACATCACGAGGATCAATCGTAGTAGTGGTGAAGTTGACAGGTGCGGTTGCCTGTGTTAGACCCCATACAGTGTAGTAGTTGTACGTAGCGTCAGTATCACCGGGTGCCCATGAGGTTCCCATGATAGATGCAACCATCGCACGTTCTTTCAGCTGTGCATGGAAACGCTTGATACGCGCCATTACACGAGCTACTTCCTTCTCCAGAGTCTTAGACTCATTCCCAGTACCGTATTCACGGAAGTTCTGGATGTCAGCAGCTTTAATGTGACGATCTAGAGGGAAGAAAGGAATGTTGAAGTTCTCAGTACGAACGTCTTCGCTATCAACGAAGTTACGCTCGCCGCCACGTTTACGAGCACTGATCAGGCCAGTTTTCTCATTAACGCGCTCTGCTTGAGCAACTGTGGAATTTCCGAAAACATCGGAAAATAGGTTCATATCACCAACTAGGGTGTGTACACGAGGTACTAGTTCGATGTGCTTGCTGTAATCCAGTAGCAGAAAACCATTACTTTGACGAGCTTGTGGCATATTTAAATACTCCTAGTATTTATTTTAGATTAAGATGCAATCTTATCAGTTACTTTGTTTGCGCCAGCAGCTTCGAAAGCTTCAGCAGCGGAAGTGAGGTTACCAGCGGTTCCACCATCACTTAGGGTAAGGAAGTTCTTATTAATAGTTGTTCCTCGCTTAGCAACAACGAATGTGTAGTCAGTTGCATTAACCAGTGTTTCATAACCGGCAGTGGTGCGAACATCGATAAGAATACCAACTACGTCAGCTACATCAGCGATAGCAGCCCAAACGTATTTACCACCTGTAATTTTTAGTGCAGCGCCAATTTCCATTCCGGTAGCGAAAGTTGTTACTTTGCTTTCATCGAAGGAATAACCTGCGTCTGAAGATCCAACTTGTCCTAGAAGAACGTCAGAAACTTTTTGAGTCAGTTCAGCCATTTTATATTTACCTTTTATTTAAGATTGAATTAGGCTTAGTCAGCCATGTTTTTAAGAGTTTCGCCGAAAGATTCAAGAGACTTATTTACAGCTTCCTGTCCTTCTGGGAGAACTTTTCCGGTGTCACCTTCAGCACCATGCTCAGTCTCACCGAATTCAGCTTTAGTTTTTTCTACGTCAGCTTTAGCGGCAGTGACAGCATCTTGTGCTTGCTTTAGTACTTCAGCAATGATGGGAGCATCAACGGACTTAACCATGAACTCAACAACAGCTTCTTGATTATCTTCAGCAATAAAGCTAAAAGATTTAACTAGCTTCTGAGCACCATTCAGTTTACGGGCTTCTTCAGCTTTCTCGAGGGTTTCTAGTTTATCGGCACCAGCCTTAGCTAGTTCTTTGGAGTCTTGCAGAGCTTTCTCAAGATCCGCCATTTGTCCTTCCATTTTCTCTAGTAGAATTTGGTCAGCAGTTTGTTCAACTTTCTTAGTCATGCTATTACCTTTAATAGTATTTTGATTTTTGTTGATCTCTTCATCCGCAGAGGGATCTTTCTCGAGTTTGTCCTCTGCGGAAGCAGTAGATTTAACTACTTTACCTTCTTCAGACAAACCACCACCTTCACCAGCGTCAACCTTCTCTGATTCAGACTTAACTTTTTCAATAACAGCATCGAATCCACCTAGGAACTCAACACCTTTTTCAATTTCTGCTTGAAACTCAAGAACAGCAATTTTCTCAACGGTAGATAAACTATCAATACCATCTTCATTTGCTTTCTCAACAAATTTAACTTTATCAGCACGAGATTCTAAATTACGTCTTTGGAACTCTTCCCAAGATTCATTAGTACCCATACGGTCTGGGGCGATCATACCTTCATCTTGAAGACGGAGACGATATTCAGCTTCTGTTTCCATCCCAAGGATAGTAGTAAGAAGTTCAGCATCGCCACTCCACATATCGAAGAATTTTCTAAGGAACTCTTCCATCGATAGTTTTACTTCAACTTGCTCTAGAGCTTTTACAAGGTCTTGATCAACGTCATCAGCTTTTAAAATAAGGGCTGTATTCCACCCATTACTTGCACCACCTTGAAGTGTATGCGTACTTGCGAGGTGAGCACCTTCGTGGTCAAAAGACACATCAACGATCTCCTCGTATTTTTCCAGTTCTTTTAATTCCACTTTTAATCCTCACCTACAGGTGGTTTAATTGTACCAACAGCACCTAGGCTCACGCCTTTTAAGATACCCGCTTTACGTTTCTCCCATACTTCTTCATTATTCCATTTGAGCTTGCAAATCCATGTGCCTTCAGGAACAACTTGCTCCCCAATAACACTCTCTACTTCATTGATCCAAGATTTCTCAATAGTAAAGGCTTCAGTCGTTGTATAGTTGCCTTCATCATCTTTGGAATGAAATAGATTAGGTTGTACGACACCTTTTTCAAGGTTCATATTAAAGTTGTCACAAGCCTTTCGGATTGTTTCAGGACTCATCCACTGCTCTTGAGCATCGAGTTCATAGGGTTCATATACAACCTCTATGGACTCCATCAGCTCATCATTAACAGCTTTTATAATAGGTTTGGTGTTCAATCTGAACCTCCGTTCTCTTTATTACCTGTTGAAGTGTCTCCACCCTCAGTACCGACTTTTCCGCCAGTTCCATTACTCATACCTTCTTTCATACCTTCACCAGATTTAGTCCCAGAGTCTTCCTGAGGAAGTAATTTCTCTAACTCTTCCTGAGTCATGTCTTCTGGTAATCTGAATTCATAACCTAATCTTCTTAGGTTCTCATTAACAATCTCAGGTGTAAGTGGTATAGCGTTGACGGCAAAGATACGTTGAATTGCCTTACTAACCTCATCAATAGATTCTTCGGAGATTAATCCAGCTTCCATTACAGGCATCTGCTCTTGTGATAATCTAATATCATTCATAGCAAGTAATTGTGGGAATAATTCTTGATGGAAAATAGAGATAATAAAATCAAGATCTCTTTCTACAAAAGCTTCGTGGACAGATGTCTTACCATCCATCAAAGCATATGATCCAGATCCATCGTTACCCAGTTGCATGAAACCTGCACCGAAGTTATCTAGGATTGTCTTAGATCTTGTACTAATTGCAGAGGTTAAATCAAATTGCTTACCACCACCTTCAATACCCATCAACTTAATGTCGTAAAGATAATTACCTTTCTCATCTACATCAGAAGGAAGGTACATAAATGCTTGTTCCCCTGAGTGTAGATTAGCTAGGTCACGTTGCATATCTTTAAGGGATTGGGCTTCAGGGGAGGTTGGGTCAGCTGCAGCCTTATTAAAATGCTCAATAGGCGCTCTTGCTAAAGGTGTACCACCCATATCTTTCGTAGTACCAATAACTTGATACTCTTCAATAATCTTCTTTTCTTTCCAAGGGACATAAACACCAGCACAAGGAGAGCGACCTTCTGGATTACCGTTAGTACTTCCATAACTGAAGATCATTAACTTCTTACGAGGAATAACAACATCAACATCTTTCCCGAAAGGTGTTGATGTTTGATCTGGAAGATTATTTCGAGATTGGTTTATGCTTTTAAGCTTTCGTCCATCTTTGGAGAAATTCCAAGGATGGGCTGTGTTAAGTGATTTCTGTGAACGAGGTGCCAATTTAGACACTTTCCACATACCTTCAAATTCACCAGTTTTAACCTTTGAATAAACCTTCTCAAGCAGTGAGAAACCAAAAGTATTATAAGTGCAGATGTTTTCCAATACACTTAAGAACGTCTGTTCATCTAGATTCTTTAGATTCCAAGATAGAAACTTAGCTGCATCTAGACTAGCTTTATCTTCTTTGTCACCAGCTTCAATCTTCATACTTTTCATAGCACGAAGGATCATAGTAATCTTAACAGACAGTGCAATACTAACTGTTCCATCCTCTGCCATAAGCGAGAAGGTATCTAATGATCTTGGAAATTGTAAATCAAATATCTGGGATTCTCGGACTTGCGCCCACTGACCTTGATTACTTATGAGTCTTAATCCTTCATAACCCATAGCAGTTTTTCTTACGCTACCTGAAGCACCTTCAGAAGATGCTTTACTTATATTAGCTTTTACCCTGATGCGAGGCTTAGTTGAAATTGCCAAGAACTTTCCTCCTTAGGTTATTGCTTCATTGAAGCATATTTAGTTGGTGAATTTATCTTCGGTAGTACGAATGGAACCAAAACCTTTTTCTTAGCTAGATAGTTAAATGCAGTTGCTGCACAATCAGGCCAATCATCTTTCTTTGTTCCAGTTGAACGTTCACCATCAAAAGATTCTACCTCTTTCCAGAAACCATCAAGGGTAGCTTTATTCTCAAAAGTACTCTCAACTATAAACATCATTCCATTTTCACAGGCAGATGCAAAAGGGGAGAATTTGGTAAGCTTGGATTTATTACTCGGCATGGGGTCAGCCTTAGCAACTATACCGGCAGCGGAGAGTGCTTTAGCTGATTCAGTGAACTCAGCAACACCGGCTGCGCCGGGATCTTGGGGTAATATAACCTCCATATCTGATCCATCAAACTCAGCTTGCTTCCGTATAAGAGCATCTCTCTTACCTATAATCTTCCTGAATTTACCATAGACATCAGACTTATCATCGTGATTGTCATCGTGGAAATTACCGAAAAGATAGTAATCACCTTTGGTATCCTTTGCCATACCTATACAAGCAGTGTAGTCAGGGTATCTGTTAATGTCGCTAGGCTCTGATGCAGCCTTATCCCATGCTCTGACACACTTAGCGTCATGAGGGATCACCTCGGCCTTCTTAACCATCCCACGGGTCACATAGTTGGAACCTTCAGGACGAGCATACCAGTTACCGTCAAGGAGTCTTTCTCTGTTGACTTTGGTCTGGGCTTTGAGGTTGGAGAGATACTTAGGGTTAGATTTAATTAGTGCAGGATTATCGAATATTGTTCCACCGATAAAACAGAATGTCATTGGCGGTACATAAACTGTCTCGCCTGTTACATCGTTCTCAACATAACAAAGATCTGGATATTCTTCTGCAAGTTCCTCTTCGTTATCTCGGAATACAGGTTGGTCATCAACAACAAGAAAATATCTTATTGTTCCACATTTACTCTTATCAGGGAATCCTTTATCATCAAGATACCATTCTACCCAATTCAATACCCAACTATCAGGATCAGGGTTAGTTGTACCGAGAACAAATGAATCTGTTTCAGATTCAGATCTCATTCGACCTAATAGATATAGAAACTGTGTGCTAGAGAAATGGGTTAATTCATCAAACCCAATAAAAGAATATTGAAGTCCTTGGTGATTACCTTCAGCATCATTTTCATGCTCAAGGTGAGTAAACTTTAAACTACCACCATTACCATTCTTGGAGAAATCAATTTCCATGGCATTTTCTCTGATACCGGGTTTAAAAATACTAAATAATTTCTTTGCTTCTGTGAATAGTCCACCAGCAGCCTTAAGAGGTCCAGTGTTTCTTCGGAACATAACACCTGAGAAATCAGGATCGTTATAAGCATAATATGCTGCCTTAGTTAAAAGCAGTCTTGATTTACCGCTACCAGCAGCTCCACCGTAAAACATTACGTCAGGCGTGGTATTCATTGCTAATTCTTGCTTCCCTTTTTGGGGAGCTAATGTATTATTTCTAGCCATTCCTTCCTCTATTCTAATAGTTAAATAAAAGTACGAATGATTACCCAACAGTGGAGGAGGACACTGCGGAGGGAGGATAATCATCCGTTAATATTGGTAATAAAGCGCCCCTTTAGCGTCTGCTTGTAAGGGATCTTATTATGAGGGGGTATTAAATCGCAGTAAGGGAAATCTTAGGGGTGTCATCGTGAGTAAGATCTGCTATAGCATTATCTGTTGAGTCAGTCTTTTCACTATCTGTCTTATTTTTATAAGCGAGGTCGATAATCTTAATAGCAGCTGATTGTCTTTGGGTTGTACTTGCACCCTTAACATTACCGTTCATAACCTGTATAAGGAATTCTAAGGCATCTGTTGAATGCTTATCAGCATCTAGAAGAACATCTGTAATCTTGAGTTTATTCTTGGAACCAGTAGGACGACCCAAAGGCTTATGACCTGCTTTGAATTTACCTGATTTAGGATCTTGGACTGTTGCCATGGTTATTGCCTTAATAGAATCTTAAGAAGTAACCTCTCTGGGTGCGCCCTGACACCAAAAGACCGAAAGGTTTTGGCATAAGATTAAGACCACTATTATGACAGGTTGTAAGGCTGCTACTGGCGTGAGAGGTTTGTGGGGATAGTTTGGGGTGAATAGTGGGTCTCGAACCCACTTGCGCCAGCTTCACAGGCCGGGTGCGTACCAGTATGCATCTATTCACCATTGTATGGAAGTAGCTGAGAGATTCGAACTCTCGATCCCCCTTTCAGGAAATGTCGGTTTTCAAGACCGATGCGATTTAACCGCTCCGCCAAGCTACCATAAAACTTGTTTGGCAGGCCGACTAAGACTCGAACTCAGAACGCACGGATTTGGAATCCGGCAGGTTGCCAATTACACACACCGACCTATAAAACTGGTGCCCAATGACGGATTCGAACCGCCGTCTGCTGATTACAAAACAGCTGCTAAAGCCAACTCAGCTAATCGGGCAATATCTCATCTACGTTTAGCCACTTCATACCCTCTAGGAGGATACTACGCCCTTACGTGGGATTATCAATTTGAATACCCATGCTCTCACGGTGAGATAAAATTTGGTGGAGAAGAGGAGGATTGAACTCCTATAACCTACTTGCAAGGCAGGTGTAATACCATTATACGACAACCCCAAAGTGAAAGGGATCTACTCTAGCATCAGCGCCAGTGAGTCAGATATATCACTAAATTCTTTGCAGAAGTAAAAGCTACTGATGAAGCCCAACCTTTTGATGCCAAGGAGCTGCAACCCCTAAATCCAGACAAGTGCCCCGCATCAGTTTTCGGAGTGATCACCCATTTAGTACTAGATAACTGTGCAAATTGCAATCAGTTACATCGAACCCTATAACGTCACCATGTTGCCGTCTAAGATCATCAAGAGGCGGCAGCTAACCCGCGTTCTGTTCTGCAAGGGCATTCCCTGTTCGTCACAGACAACACAGTTATTATGGTACGAAAGGAGGGCATCGAACCCACACACCTTGCGGTACTGGTACCTAAAACCAGCGCGTCTACCAAATTCCGCCACTCTCGCATTAAAACTTTAAAATGTCATTGGCTCACAAGGTAGGCTTCGAACCTACAGTGCCTTTCAGCGGCTGATTAACAGTCAGCTGGGTCTACCAATTCCCCCACATGTGACCAATAACATCTTTCTAAACTATAAAGTCAGACTTTCATCCAACTCTTTTAACTCTTTATCTATCCGTTGCAACCTAACTTGATCATTGAGTTTCCAATGGAAGTAAATAGCAACAACGAGGCAAACTATACCAGAAATTAAATACATAAGTCAACCTCTTTCTAAAACTACTCTAGGCTGTCAACAAAGACGGACATTTAACCCACTCGAACCTTGTAGGCACCTAAAACTTGGAGCGGATAGGGAGTTTCGAAATCCCGCACAATGGGTGGAAGCCAAACGCTCTGCCTCTGAGCTATACCCGCTTAAAACTGTTTGGTACAGGTAAGTGGGATCGAACCACTGACATTCACCGTGTAAGGATGACGCTCTCCCAATTGAGCTATACCTGCATAAAATTTGGTACTCATACCGAGACTCGAACTCGGGCTGTCGCCTTGAAAGGGCGATGTTCTAACCAATTAAACTATATGAGCATGGCCGTGCCTAAGGGAATCGAACCCTTGCATAGTGGGGTCAAAACCCACCGTGTTTCCACTTCACCAAGGCACATCAAAATATGATGGCTTGACTAGTAGAAACGCCAAACTCTATAGTTGGGTAATCTACTAGACGCCTTGGTCCTGTTGTTGTGTCTCTCGTTCGTACATAGTAAGTTACCTTTCTTATTCTCTAATATTTAATATCTAATTTGTCACATGCTCTACATAAATAGGCACGAGCTGGTGGATCTCCACCTGAGTCAGCTACTTCTTCATAATCGTGTAAACCGATATAACACAAAAATCTTCTGAGCATAACTAACTCCTTAAATGGTTGCGAATACTGGACTTGAACCAGTGACAATCGGGATATGAACCCGGTGCTCTAACCAACTGAGCTAACTCGCATTAAAATTGGTCCCCCGAGAAGGATTTGAACCTTCGATCAATCGCTTAAAAGGCGACTGCTTTGGACCGCTAAGCTACCGAGGGGTAAACTTGTCAAATTCACTTAAGGGAAGATTCTATGATTCGAACATAGTGTAGTGGGAGCGATCAACCTACCTCACCTACAGTGGGAACCTTTAGTTAGCTACATTAGGCGCTTCCGCCGAACAGCCTGCTAAAATCCTATCTTCCTTAAGTAAACTCAATTACTAAGTCCTAGTATATCAGCTTTCCCGTAGATGTCAACTAGAAATAAACATCTTTTCAACTGAACGTATATATTTGCCTAAAGTTCGTCCCTTTGTAGCGGTTACCTACTTTTGATAGATGGAGAATATAAACTCCCACATACGATGAGCCTGCTACAACAGTCCACCTAAACACTATCATTTAAACAAGAACTCTTTATAACCACTCTTTGGTTGGTCACATCCGAGGATGCGGGTCTAGTGCTCTCCGAGGAGACTTGCTTTATACACTAAATTACAGTAGTACTTGGTACGTACTCTTGTATAGCTATTTGGCGCTCTATAGCAGAATTGAACTGCTGTTTCCGGCGTGACAGGCCAGCGTGATCGACCACTACACTAATAAAGCTAAAACTTGGCACCGAAGTGCTTTGGCCTCTATAGTTATAGTGTAAGAAGGCGTTAAACACTTAAAATTGGTACTAAGAGGTGGACTTGAACCACCGACCAAAGCCTTATCAAGACTCTGCTCTACCAACTGAGCTATCCTAGTATTAAACTTTACGCTACAGAATAAATAAAACTGCACATTCCTACAAAGATAAGTACTGCCCAAACATCTTCAGAAATGTATGATGTCCATGACTTGTAAGGGTACAGCATAACTAGGTTACCGTCAACATCTCTATGTGGTACTTTTTCCATTTTTAGACCTCCTCAAATCTATTTATAAACTGGCAGCGAATATAGGATTCGAACCTATGACCTACTCTTTCGTAGAGAGTTGCTCTTATTCCCCTGAGCTAATCCGCTATAAAACTGGTCGGGAATGAAGGATTCGAACCTTCGACTTTACCGCCCCAAACGGTACACTCTGGCCAGACTGAGCTAATCCCCGATAATAATTGGTGGGTCCAACTGGCTTCGAACCAGTGGCCTCGGGAATTTCACCCCCGCGCTCTGCCAAACTGAGCTACAGACCCTTAATGTTGTTGCTTGCGTTGATTAATACGCATATGGTAGACCATGACTCCAGCAACTGTCAACAGTGTTCCTGCTAATGTTGTCAATGAATTACCTGATACAGCCAATGCAATTGCTCCTGCAAATACCATAGCTGTTGGTTTCAGTTCATACATCATATCATAATCTCCTCTCTAATTTCGTAATCTTTTGTCCCCTTACCGCCGACTCGAACGGAACCTTGTCCGTCAATAGGCTGTATTGGGATTAAGTAGGACTTAGGTGCTGTGTATATGAACACATAATCGCAATTAAGAGATGAGATGTTCTTACTCTTCCCTACCCCAGATCTATTGCCTCCCCTCGTCGCTAAAGCGACATCATATAACCCTTCAAACCTGCTGTAGGATGAAGACTTAACCTGAATCCTATAAAGAACTCCATTTAAGTCTGCTATAAGGTCATACCCAATATTCTCGATAAGGGGTTTTGACAACTTATATCCTAGTTCAGTGAGCTTGTAGATAGCATAAGCTTCACCGAGATTACCTTGATCTTTATTTTCCACTTTACACATCTCATTGTGCTTGTGTCTTACCTGATCATAAACTACCGTAATGCAGAACTCAAGTAAAGTAAAGACTTTAAACTATTTAAAATTTGGTGGTGCCGGTAGGAATCAAACCTACACAGCTTGCGCGTCAGGGTTACAACCTGAGGGACTCATCACCTGTCCAACGACACCTTAAACTAGGTGTCGTAATATCGATTACTTGATCCGCCACCGATAGGTGCATCACCTGAACCAGAGCCGATCTTTTCATCAGTAATCTTAAACTCTTTTTGACTCATTGTCAACTCCTTTTCTTAAATTGTCTCAGTACTGTTTCGAGTAGTTCTCGTTGTCTTACGCTTCTTCTTATCTTTCTTGTCAGGATGAGCACTCATAGTCCATCTACCTCAGAGCCTAACTCACCCCAATCCTCTTCAGAGGTCTTCAAACCGATAACTTCGATATACATTAGCATCTCCTTCTTTTGTGTACCTTATAACGCTATATTAACATGGCTAGAGTATAAAGTCAACCCCTAAATCACTTCTTTTCAAATAAACTGTGAAATTCACCATATATACCTACACTTTGGTGCATATACTCGTGATCTACATCATAAGTATACTTTGAATGTGAAGATGATCTGCATTTATGGCAGAGGTCTTCATAGACAATTTCACCATCAATTTCTTTTGACATCAGAAGTATATCATCAGTCAGCAGATTATTGCAAGCAGAACATCTCATTCAGGTACTCCTGTCATAGACTGAGGAGAACACTTTGGACAACCACATGCTAAACCCATCGTTGACGTAGGATCTACTCCATCAAATAAACAAGGAATACTCCAATCACCATTTAGATACCCATTTATATCATCTTTATCGAAGCGGAAATGATAAGGTATTCCGATTAGGTCTTTATCCCATGGATGCCTCTCAGGGTTAAACCAAGGATTCTGGACAGGCTCCTGAGGGATAACCTCCTCATACTCGAACTCTGCCCCGTCTAGTGTTTCCACAAGCTTGACCAATTGGAGAAGTGTAAGTCCTTTAAATTTTAAAGTCAAGTCCATTTTACTTACCCCACGGAATTAGTTTTGCTAATACACCTAATCCAGACATTGCTTTCGGATCAGCACCCGCTGAAACCTGACGTTGACCATGCTCTCTACGCAGCTCACCAAAATACTTACCAATAGTAGCAGCTGGGACAGCAGTTAATGTGCCGAAGACTACCCACACACTGGAATTACTTAGAATCTCTGGATGCCAGAAGAATAAGCCTGTGAAAGCCAATATCTCAAAACATAGAACCTTTGTCAACATAATAACAACTTTAGCTCGAGTTTCTTGTCCATCAGCTGAACACATTGCTTTGTAACGCTCGGTCCAACCTTCCTCTTGTTTGATCTTTAAATCAATCTCACGCTCCATCAAAGAAGCTTGTTGCTCTGGTGGAAGAGTATCTACGACTGCCTGTACATCATTACCTGTGGCGTCCTCGGGAAGTTTCTTATCATCTGGCAGAAGCTTATTTACTAACCCGATAACTGGTGCCAATGCAGGAAATGCAATACTTGTTAAAGTAGCTGCGCCTGCGAGTATGTCTTTAAATTTCATTATTAATTCTCTTCTTTACCTTTCTTTAAAAATGGTCTCAGGACATACCACATGGTCCAAAGACCAGCTACGAAACCTGTCCCTAATAACCCAATAACTTCTAGTGTATTCACTAAATCCCTCCTGATGCAAGATATGAGTGGTATGCACCATATCCAGATGAAACCATCACTACCACACCAATCAATAGTTGGTGGTATGGCTTAACTAAGTGGATTCTGTTTGTAAAATCCATACAAACAGCAAACAATAGATATAAACTAAGTGCTCCAAGTAAGATGGAGATAACCAATAAAACAAAATCCATAACAATTTCCTCAATGTTTAACCATTGTATCATGCTTTTATGATTTGTCAACCCCTTAATTGAAATTTATTATAATTTTATTTTTAACATCTGTTTCTCTGTACCAACCAGTGGACAATGTCGTGATAATAACCTCATCTCCTCGCTGGGTAAAGTGGATGACGGTCCCTTTCTTACTCGCCTGATCATTTTTAATCTCCCAACCAAGGAGTCTGAACCAGTGAATGAAATCTTCTTTTTCTCCCTCAACACAGATGCTCATTATTCAATCCTCGCAATATTGCCTCTACCGAATTTACCTTTGTTCCAACTAGCTGGGTTGATATCATCAACTGAGCCTATATAGAGATCGCAGTAAGTTGACCTATAATTCCTATCACCCCACCCATCCACATACACTTTACAATGGGCTTTTGGTTTATCGCTTCCCGTATGAAGAATAACTTTCTGTCCCGGTAAATATTTCATTGTAATAATATTATTATTATTTTTTATTGCGATTGAGTAATTATCGCTCCCATGCCAATAGACTGCCTCAATATTATCATAAACCTCTAGAGACAAAGTATCTTCGTTGAGATGACTGCATCCCTTTCCGAGAGATACTCCAATTACAATCGCCCCTACCAGCTTAAGACCATTCATTATTTTATTTTTCATTGTCCTTCTCCTGTCTCGTCAATAGCTTCCTTGGTTATTGTTATATGAGGTGTAAAGAACCCCCAATGACCATCTAACAATTGTTTCTTTCCTTGAGGAGTATAACGACCAATAAGTTCAGTGAACGCTTCCTCTAAATGGTTCTCTTGTACATGTTCCACTAACTCTCGATAACAAGGTTTATTCCATTTAGATTTCTCCCCTTCCGCGTCACAGTACGGGCATTTCCATTGATTGACAGTCCTCATTGGTTTATTCATTTCAACTCCTCGATATCGAAGTACACTTCACTGGCTTCATGGTCTATCTTTTTATGTCTTTTGTTGAAGATACTCCAGACCTCCTTCTCTGGAATTTTATAACTGGTGGCCAGACAACCAAGCAGGCTCCCCACCATAGCCATGCTTAGATCACTCTTACTCAAGACAATGAAGCGATCTATACGACGCTCCAGCATTTCATAATCAATATCATTTTTACTCACCACTTCACCTCCACAAAACAGTTATTTTTACTACCCATGACACGTTCATAGTTGCTGTGCATGGACTCTATCAAGAAAGATATATCACTTTTCTTAGTGATAGCCGAATCATGTACTGGGATACAGACCTTACCTGCTTCGATGAAATCCTGTATCACTCCCGACATGATCTGGGAATCTTGGTACTGAAGATTCACACCATACCCTGAATTGAAGTACTGGTCAATACTTTTATTATGTTCTGATAATGCCTCAATGATTTTATCTAATTTAGCATTCTGGAAATCAAGACCCACAAATACTCTTTCCCTATCATCTGATGTTCCCTTCTTTCTCATATCTTTCAACACTTTAGTACGAAGAGCTGCTACTGTCTCTCTATCATTCTTTGAATTGACCATGATCAACGAAGCAATCTTACACAGATTTCTGATAGGATTATAGCTGGTATCCAAGTTATTGTCAGCAACAAACTGGGCTATCTCATCAGGGAATACTCTGGCACATCGTGTCAGGTTAGCATTATATGGATCAAATCCCTCGAGCATATGTTCTCCACACAGTTCATACAATAGGCTCAAATGCAATGCCTTGAAGTCTGCCTCTCCTGCCTTTTCTCCATCAATCAAAATAAGTTTCCGCTTGTTGGATGAAACTGTCTGGATCTCTCCTGAGTGTGTATAGAATCTACCACCCAATTCAAAACTGTTGTTATTAAACACCCGCTTGAATGAGACTGTTACAGATTCACCCTCACACCGTATATCATGGGACAAGAGAACCTTATTGAAATCCCTTACCTGCTTTATCATCCCTCTTGTTTTCGGTGTTCTGAGATATTCAATCTGTTTCTTATCTTCATTCTTAAGGATAACAACATCTTCATAGGGCTGAATCCTGACCCGTGATAGATTGACATTTGTCTTTACCATATCAATCAGTTCATCCGATAAGCAAAAATATGATAATTCTTTACAATCACTGTGGACATTGTACCCTTTGTAGAGGTATAAGAGATCTAGCCTATCGAGCAACGCCACTAAATTGACAGTATTCGTTTGACTAGGTGGTTTACAAATCACCTCTCCATTCACAATAGCTCGAGGAACTCTACCACTCCTCTTCATAATGATATGACAAAGATCATATTCAAACTTAACCATCCTGATTAGGTTGTAACAGAAGCATGAGATAGTAGACTCAATTTCTCTTGGAACATAGTCAAGATTACTCAAGTACAAACCCTTTATTTTCTTCTTAAGATCTTTCATATATATAGGTGCTCTATAGTAGTAATTGTAATAAACTTTATTCATGCTTAATTTGGTCTCCGAAATAATGAATCAGTAGAGAAATATAGCAGATAAATGAGAGAAAGGAAAGAGGAATAGAGAGGTGAATATGTATAGGTATAGCATAAGGGGACTATAAGGAGCCTCTTTTTGGCCTGTTTTTGCTTCTAAGCTGTTCTTCTATAAAGGATTGATCTCAGAAAAACCATGTTTTCAAGTGACAATTCAATAAAATCTTGATCAATCAAAATCCATTCTTGATGTTTCCATGAAGTGTGGTTGACAGCAGATTTCCTCTGGTGTATTCTTCATCCAAATTCGTAGTAAAAGGAGAGAATTATGGCAACAACATGGCACCTTATTATACAATTACCTCGTGGTCGGACAGTACGGGAGACAGAGGACTCCTCACCTGATACAAATACCCTCGATTACTGGGAAAAGTTTTATAAATCTCATTCAGATGATGCCGGATATACATCTGCAACTGTTATTAATATTTTCACTACGGGGGATGAATGATGAAAAAGATTATTAATTCAGTTATCAAAAGCATGACCTTCAAGTTCAACGTGGAGAAATATCTCACTCCGAGCCTTCATCGAGATGCACACGGATGTAAGTATTACTTGATTACTGCTGAGAAAGCGGGTATGCTTCTCGATAAGCTGGAGCATCCAGTATTACCGAGTAGTAAATACCGGAGTGTAGATGTGATGGCACGGAAGAGTGATACTCGGACTTTTGATGCCCCTAAACGACCAATCCAGATTGATATGAAGAAAAATAAGATTGTCAAAGGTAATGCGCGACTGCATGCATTGGCAAAGACACACAAACCCGCTGTTGTATGGATTGAACTGGTCTAGGGCTGCGTAGGAGGCTCTGTGACAAGAGTTCTCCTTCAAGTAGGGCGATTGTATAGGTAAGATAATAACTTAACGTAGAGAGGCTTAAAATGAGTACATTGGATATTTATATGAAGAGCGGGAATGTGATCCGAGTAAAGAATGTTAAAGATTGGAGTTTTAGATCCAATGGTAATGAAGTCATCTACCTCAAGGTTGAACAGGGGAAATCTATCTTCCGTAGTAGACGGGGGTTGATCATCAGTACGATAGACCTGAGTCAGATTGAAGGGGTGGCTGAACTATAGGGGTTAATATGAACACTGAAGAAAAACTTAAATTTCTAGGAAGACTCAAACCAAAGAGCATGGTAATGGCTGATGTTCTCAAGAAACTTAAATCCGGTAAATTCCCTGAGTTGACTTATGTGGGGAAGAACTATACAAAAGCTGATCTGATTGCAGATCTAGAATCTATTCAAGAGAGGATGAATTTTATATGAGTGAAGAACAGTGTACTTGTGGTAACTATGAGTCCTATGGGAGTACAATCCCACCAAATGTTCCTGTGGCTGCTATGATGCCATTCGACGCTTGTGTGAACTGCTACCCAGAGAGCCAAGGATTTACATCTGAACCTGTAGACGAGATAGAGACCTATCTGGAACAGCTCAGGAAACGAAGAGATCGTATCAAGAAACGTAAGGAGAAAGAAAATGAAAGTTAAAGAGTTGATTGAACTATTGAAGAAAGAAGATCCTGAGAAGGTAGTACAGGTCAAGGGTTGGTGTAATGGAACCTTCGGTCCTGTTGGTGAAGTCCGTGAGGGAAGGCATGCACGTACAAAAGGTTGTGTTTGTATCACACCATAGGAGATTAGATGAAGAAGCAAGCACAGATTAAACTGTACATGGACATAGCATACCGCGTGGCGCAAGAAAGCTACTGTGGGCGTGGTCAGGTCGGAGCATGTATTGTAACACCGCGCAATGGGATCTACATTGGCTACAATGGGATGCCTAGCAGGTTCCCCAATGTGTGTGAGATTGATTGGCCTGATGATGAACCCACAACTGATCCATTAGTGATTCATGCAGAGCAGAACTGCCTATTGAAGATGTTGCGGGAAGGTGTTAGTCCAGATGGAGCTATTGTCTATCAGACACTTTCCCCTTGCATCGAGTGTACAAAGTGGTTATACTCAGCAGGGATCAAGACCGTTGTATATGGTGAAAAGTACCGTAGCATAGACCATCTAACGGAGTTCCGCTCCTATGGAATGAAGTTTATTGAGTATGAAGCTTGACATTGAAGTTTACCTGTGTAATAATACACTGAATTGGAGGATTAATAATGTACATGAATCGAGAGGGTATAAAATTCGGATATAAGGATACGTGGTCTCTTGATGAAGTCCTCAAGCCTGTTATCGCCAAAGGGGTGATTAAGTTCCGTGATACACTTTTGGAAAGAGATGAAAAAGGTCTCTGTGTGGGGTATCCAAGCTCTGTAATTCAACCACAAGACTTCGTAGGTGATGAGGTTACTGAAAACAACCGCTTTCAAGAGTGGATTGACATCTTAGGTGAAATGATCTATGCTTTCACAGCAGATGAGCCAGATCCCCATGAATATTACAAACTGGTTGAGGGTCCACGGCACATGGAGGAAACTAAGAATGGGTGCCGGAGATGGGATCTCATACCTGATAATCCTGAAGGGAAGATTAAGCATAATTTAGACCTTCATGCACACTATCATGATGTCAATAGGGGATTAAACCTTTTCGCAAAACATTACAAAGATCTTTGGTGGTAATATGAGTTATCCTAATCAGCACGATTTATGGATGGAGGGTATTAGTTTGCTCTGGCCAGAATTCACAAGCGTGTCACCACCACAGGCAAAGTTTTATTATGATCACTATGAGAATATAACAAAACATGTTGATAAAATCTTAATCAAGCTTATTAAAGGAGAGTAATCATGTCTGAAACTACTGAACAAGAATTGGTATTGAAGATCAGTAACTACGTCTGGGGTGATGATACGCCTCTCACTATCCTGTCAGAGGAGGATCTACTTAATTCAGACATAGATCTAGAGTATGTCCAAATGGCTATTGATTTCACTATTGCTGAATTAGCAAGATTCTTTACTAATAAGGAGGGTTTATCTGATGAAAAAGATTCTACTGGCAATTAGTCTTATATGGGTTACTGCATGTGTTTCAAATCCACCAGTGCCTGTTGTAGAACCGAAACAAGAGAAACTTTATACTCTCGAAGAGATCGATAAGATACTACACCCTGCAACAATGTCTAAGTTTGAAAAGGTTGCAGAGCCTTGTTTTTATATGTTCACGATTGGATGGAAAGAATTCGATAAGCGGATTATGTTTCCCATACCACCGGAATACACCTGCAAAGGGAATACACTTTAATGTATAAATCAGAATACCTGAAAGCTTATGAAATAGTTGACAGGGAAACATACAACAGGTTCGGAGAGGCTAGTTATAGATTCTTCGATCCTTTGTTGCTCAAAGTTGCAGACTGGCTTAGGGTTAATCTAGGTGCTGTTACCTGCAATGATTGGCATTGGCGACAGGATGAGAATACTCATGCAGTATTTGAGTGGTCTGGTCTCAGAACAGCACGTTGGGATGAGGTTCAGCCTAGTAGCAGTGGGAACAAGAAATACAGCCCGTATAGCGACCACGCACTAGGCAATGCTTTAGATCTTAAATTCAGAAACCACGATGCATTCTATGTTCGCCAATATATAAAGGATAATTGGGAAAGGATGAAGAATGAAACTGGGGTTGAATCAATAACCATTGAAGAAGGACCAACAATCACTTGGGTCCATATAGCTACACGTAATAATAAAAATGGTATTAATATCTTTAACGTATAAGGAATAGTGATGCGCAGTAAAAGAAGTCAGAAAAATCCTGAAAATAAGCACGTATCCCGTCAACTTAGAGGAGAGCAGCAGTTGCAAGAGGATCAACAGAAACGTGAATTTGGTAATGACTGGAATCTAGGTTGGTTTGAACCAAGAGGTCTTCAAAATGAAATTATAGAGTCTATAGACTCAAATACTTTTACTATTGTAGATGGACCCTCTGGTTCAGGTAAGACAAGCGTAGCCCTGTGGAAAGCCCTCTTGGAGCTAAGATCGAGCAACTACCACAAACTGATCTTCATAAAGAATCCGACTGAGGTTGGGGATGATAAAATTGGATTCCTCTCTGGTGATGAGCAAGATAAATTGCAGGCACATTATGCATCAACCAAAGGGATCTTTAACAATTTCATATCCCCACAGAAGCTTGAGTGTGATCTTGGTAAAAAGATCCAATTGCTTATTCCTAACTTCTTGTTAGGAGCTACACTGGATCATAGTATCGTTATTATAGATGAAAATCAATTGATGTCACCACAAACCACGAAACTATTACTGGAGCGGTGTGGTAAGTATACAAAGTATATCATTCTGGGTGATGCTAACCAGCGATATGCTATCTCTAATCGTGTAGATGGATTTACTGACTTGATCCAAAGAGCAACACTCGAGTGGCAAGGTATTCGAATCCCTCGTGATGGCGGTGTATTTGGGTACATTAAGATGACCCGTGATGATAACCAAAGAAGTGCGGGTAGTAAATACATCAATAAGCTTTACGATGATGAGGACTAAGTATGAATGTAGGTGAACTGAAAGCTCAATTGATTAACTGTCCAGATGATATGGAGGTTGTTATCTGTGCTGATCATGGGCAGAGTATTGAGAAAGCTTGGTCAGCCGAGCCAATCTGGGTCAAGGAGATAGATACGTATAATATCGAAGTACTTGATGCGGGTGAAGAGGGTGAATGGCCAGAGGCTGTTCAGGTATTTGAAATTTCAAGTTAGGAGGAGATAATGGCTAAAGAGAAAGCAGAATTCATAATGCCCAGTGGCATTGAGGACCAGAAGAAGATGATGGCTTTGATTAAAGAGGCTGTCAAGTATAAACAAGAGATTGATGTTCAGAAAGAGGATATTAAGACTGTCCAAGAGGATCTGAATGACCTATTTGGGATGCCATCGGCAGTCTCCAATAAATATATCAATCATTTCTATGATCAAGCTAAACTACCTGAACAGGTGAAAGATATCGAAGATATCATTGCTAATTCAGAGATTATTGCGAAGTATAATAAATAAGAGAGAGTTTATGAATTCAGATACAGGTTTTTGGGTGTGTGTTGGGTTGGTGATTTGGGTAATTGCAGCTTGGCTGACCCATATTATAGTTTGTATTAAAGCCGCAACATGGGGATTCCTTATTGTAGGAGCTATTTTCTTCCCTATTGCACTTGTGCATGGAACAGGTGCTTGGTTCGGGGCTTGGTAGATCATGGAGGATCTTGAAGAGAAGTTTAAGGAGTTTCAGATTAAGCTGCAAGAGGAGGTTTTTGAAGTTGATCCTGATGCGACTATCACTTATCAGAGAGATCCTCTTACACAGGGTGTTATTGTTCAGATTGATAGTCCAACTGAGGGTCTGAACGAGTTTGTGGTGGCAGTTGATCCATTTACTGGTAGTGTTACCTTCGCCCGATTATGGCGATAAATAGCAAACCTGAGGATATGTTTGAGCCTAAACTGCCCCCGATCAATTTGTGGGCAGTTGTTCCTGCTTGGATATTCGAGGAGAGGAGAATGCAAGATAAGTTAGTCAGAGATGGAATCGAAGATTATTACAGTGACAATAATGTCGTAGACATAGATCCTGTCATACTGAGGATCATCGCTGAAGATCTATCTTGTGAGATTAGTGATATCAAATGTTATTACCATCCTTGCATACAGCAAGAGGTACTAACTGTAGGAGGAAAATATATGGGGTATTTAGAACAATATGAAACCTAGAGCACAACGAGAAGTATATGTAGATGAAGATGCAATAGAAGAAGATCGAACTCATTACGCTGATGGAGATATGTTATCCTTTGTGATAGCTGCGGCTTGTGAAAAGAAAACTGTTGTCGTTACACACAAACCAAGTAAGACGGAGAAAATCTTTAAGAATAAAACTGAGTTCCAAGGTCGTAGCAAGAAGACTCTTGGTGGTTGGCTCGGGGATTTGAATAAGAGTAGGGTAGAGAGAGACCAGAAACCTTTTGAATTAAAGGAATTCATTCTCGAAGAGAAATATGAGGCAGACTCTATTGAGAATTGTCTTCATTCAGTTAAGCAGAAAATCAAGAGCATTGAGAAACATTTGGGTCAGCAAAAGACCCACATTGTTATGGGTACAGGGGAGAATTTCCGTCATAAACTTCTAATGCCGAAGAAGTATAAATGGAACCGTGAAGGATCTCATAAGCCTCTTTTGCTGAATGAAACTCGAGAGTATTTAACTAATATTAAGAAAGCTGAAGTCTGTACAGGTATTGAAGCTGACGATCAACTGTCAATCTATCAATATAATGGTCATCTTGGTTTCTTGGAAACGGGCAAACATACAACCATTGTATCCTGTGTGGATAAAGATGCACGGAGCACAGATGGTCAATTGAATAACCCAACAACTAGTTCTGGTGGTAAGTTTGTTTATCCTGAACCATTGATTATTAATGGACTAGGTGAGTTATACCTGACACCAAAGGGTGAACCAAAAGGACACGGAAGAGCTTGGCTTTATTATCAGATTCTTTTCGGAGATCCAACTGATGGGTATAGTCCCACAGATGGCTTGATAAAGGGGTATGGTAAGAAATCAGCTTTTGATGACCTCGTTGATTGTAAAACCGATAAAGAATATTGGGAAAGAATCGTAGAGGTCTACCATGATTGGTTCCCAACTGGACTTCAGTATGAGGCGTGGGAGAAGACTGAGATGGATATTAAACCTGTCGAGTGGATGCAGATGCAGGCTACTTGTGCATTTATGCAGCGATGGAAAGATGATAGTTTAGATGTCCGAAAAGTTCTAGATAAATTTGAGATTACATATGACTAATGTACTATCTGTAGACCAGAGTCTTGGCAAATGTGCTTGGACTATCTGGTCTAAAGGGGAAGCCCTTGAGAGTGGAATATTTAAATCTGGTAACGCCAAGGTTAAAACTAAGTATGAAGGAGTTACTTATTTCGACACAACTGAGGAGCAGATCCATTTCTTAGCAAGTGAGCTTCATTCTGTTGTTAATGGTTGGGGTGCTAGTGAAGTTATTTTCGAATCACTCTCTTTCGGTAGTGTAGGTAATGCAACTCGAGACCTAGCCTGCCTTTATGGAGCCTTAGTTGAGAGATTAATTTCTACTTCGGGGATTGACGTAAATAACATCTATAAGGTTACACCGACAACCTTGAAAGCTTTTGCCAGAAAGTTCTTACCAGAAGATGAACAGTTTGACGGTTTTACTAAAGCAGGTAAGCCGAAGCTGGTTAAAATGGATAAGAAGAAGATGGTTGAAGCTGCTATTCATGCTGGTGGTAGTCCTTTCTTAGAGGGACTGAAGATGAGTGGAAAGAGTGCCGGATTAGATGATGCAGCTGATTCATTCTTACTAGGTCTCTATTTTCATAAGAAACTTCAGTGAAGATATTAAAGAAGAGCCAAATAAAAGATTATCGTGATAAGGAGAAAGAGAAAGTAGACGGAATATGTCCACTCTTTGAAGTTCCTTTAGATACGAATACGAAAACAAGATCCTGTCTTGACCATTCTCATGATATCCCCCGTAAAGGGGAGGATAATTCTGAGTGTGGTCGAGTAAGAGGTGTTTTAAGTAATACAAGTAATATGCTTTTAGGGCGTTTGGAAAAATACTGGAACAAGTATGGCAATAAAAATACCCACTTAACATTTAGTGAATTCCTCAGGAATTGTGCCGACTATATGGACCAAGATTTTTCTAATAACCCTCTACACCACACAGAGGTTGATATGTGGAGGAAAAGACTTAAGAGGTGGAGGTTAGTTACCATCCTGAGTAAATTGAGAGAAGAGGGGATTGATACCACATTGATTAAATTAAAGAGAGATGCTATTAACCTTTACGTGGACAAAGTGATCGTACCATTATATTTTAATGATAAGAGGAAGTAATATGGGAGTAGATTATTATACCTGCATTGATTGTGGAGAGACATTCTCCGATCACGGTGATTGGGGGATGTGTGGTGGTTGTGAAGGCTATTTATGTGGTGATTGTAGGGATACCACAATTGAGAAATATGGTGCAGTTACTGAGAAGGATCTAATAAACTATTTTGGAGAAAATACACCAAAAGAATGCAGTTGTTGTTCTGAATCTGTAGTAAGGGATGAGGATATTCTTGAGTATTTACTTGAACTTTCAGGTCATACAAGAGAAGAATTTATCCAAATAATTTTAGATAACCGAGGAATTAAAGTTTGAGTAATTGGAAAGATGAAGCTGTAAAACTGGCACTTACCGGAATGTCTTGGAGAAAAGTCGCTATAGCAATTGACAAACCTAGATCAACGGTTAGTGATTATTTGCGTAAAGTGTTTGATGTTCAAACCTCAGGGTCTTATGAGGCACCTAAGGATCTTCCTAAGGTATTGCTATTGGATATTGAGACTGCACCTATTGCTGGTGCTGTGTGGAGTCTGTGGAAGCAGAATGTAGGGCTTAATCAGATCATTAATGATTGGTTTATCCTTTCGTACTCTGCCAAATGGTTAGGTGCATCACCTGAAGAAATTATGTACGAAGACCTCAGGGGGATTGTAGCAGAGGAAGATGATTCACATTTGTTACGGAGTTTATGGAAACTGTTGGATGAAGCTGATATTCTGATCACTCAGAATGGTAAGTCCTTTGACAGTAAAAAGATCAATGCGCGGCTTGTTCTTAACGGATTCCAGCCACCAAGCTCTTACAAGCATATTGATACACTGCTCATTGCCAAGAGTATTTTCTCATTCACTTCGAATAAGCTTGAGTATATGACAGATAAGTTGTGTACCAAGTATAAGAAGTTGACCCACGGAAAATTCCACGGATTTTACTTGTGGAAAGAATGCCTAGCTGATAACCTTGAAGCATGGGAGGAGATGGAGAAATACAATAAGTATGATGTACTGTCTCTGGAAGAGCTGTATTATAAGATTGCTGCTTGGGATAAGCGCCACCCGAATTTCAATCTCTATAGTGATAGCCTAGAGACTAAGTGTCGTTGTGGTAGTACTGATCTGGTCCGTGATGGCTATCATTATACCCAACTGAGTAAGTTCCAGCGGTACAAGTGTACTAATTGTGGGGCTGAATCTAGAGACAGAACTAATCTCCTGTCAAAGGAGAAACGAGAAACCATCCAGATGAACACAGCATAAGGAAATAAGATGATATACCTAGTAGCCTTTCTTTTATCGTTTACGTTTGTCTTTTTAAGGGCATTCCAACAACAGAACGTCCAGTATAAGAGAAAGGCGCTGGTTATGCCTGTGAGCTACGGCATGGCATGCACAGAGATGTTTAATACAGGATTGTTTGTCACCACCTTCATTGATCAAGGGATGGGCGCAGCGTTCATCCTAGCCCTTATAATAGGGACTGGTGGTGGTATTGGATGTATCATTTCAATGTCCTGCCATGAATGGCTAACCAAGCGAATATATCACTGGGATAAGAAGGAAAAGGCTTGACTTTAAAAGAGAATTTTGTTATTATCTATATAAGGAATAAGGAGGAAATATGAGACCAATACAGGATAACGTGATTAGTATAATCAGTGAGTGGTCAGGTGTTAAACCACACCTTGTACAACTAACCCACATCTTATCATCAGATCTGGGAATAGACGAGCTGGATGTTGTAGAGATTATAATGGAACTGGAGGAGGAATTAGAGTTTGAGTTTTCTGAGGGACATAATAAGTTGTGGGAAAACTACCAAACCATGACGGTTTCTGATGTGGTATCTATGGTTGAGGAATCTGTTCGTCCAGTTACTCGTCCTGATCTGGTGATCACACCAGAAGTTCAAAAGAGTATTAGAGAAGCCTTTTCAGGAGTACCGATGCCGAAATGCAAGCCGCCTAAGGGATCTACGGATAAGGGTAAGCATTACCGTTACAGTTATAGAGTAAATGTAGGCAGGGAGCATTCTGATATAGGTTATATCCATATTAATCTCGATCCTTACCGCATTTGCCAGCTTTACAGTGTCGGTGGTGGTTGTATTGAACATATCATTAAAAAGGCTTTACGTGGCAGTGAAAAAGGGCATAACAAGGAAGACCTTTTAAAAGAGATCATCTGTTGTGCTGAACGTGGATTAGAAATGTTAGAGGAGGACAAATGAAACGGGTTAAGGTTTTTAGTGCATCGTGGTGCGGTCCCTGTAAGCTTTTGAAGGGGGAAGTTCTCCCCTCTCTTGAGAAAGAAGGTTGGTCAGTAGAGATCATAGATATTGATACAGACGAGGGACAGGAACTATCTGTGAAGTTTGGTGTTAGGGGAATCCCTACATGTTTTGTTTATGACGGGGATGAGCTGATAGATACCATTGTAGGCGCTGCACTAAAGAGTAAATTTACTAATTTATTTGAGTAAGGAGGATGATATGGGTGTAAGTTTCTTAGGACTACTGTTCCTACTATTCCTAGCGTTGAAGTTAACAAAAACAATTACGTGGAGTTGGTGGTGGGTAACAGCACCATTGTGGGCCGGGGTTATCCTTTCAATCGGGCTGATCGCAACTATATTAACTATATTCCCTTCGTAAGATATAAAAGTTTGAATAGGAGATAAAATATGAGTACAGATGACGTAAATACAGAGTCTAAGGGTAGTTGGTTTATGACTTGCCCTATGCACCACTTATCATTGGTTAGTATGGATGCGGGTGCGGTATTTGGCATTTGGTTATTCTTTTGAAAACAGTTAAAGGTAAAGGGAATATAAAGGCAACGGTGGTTGCTGATTCAATATCAAAGGCTGGACAACGAATCACAACCTTTGAATTGGAGTATCACCGATATGTCCACAGCGAGTTTATGACCCATAGGCAGTTCAGTCGGAATGCTGCCAGCTCAAGAGCTATCCCTGTGGAGAGGGTGATTGAACAAGTGCTTAATAATCCAGCAAGACCTACTCACTGGGGAAAGAATCAAAGTGGTATGCAGGCTAAGGAAGAATGCACAGAGCGGGTTATCAGTATCCGCTCAGATACTACAGTGACTCGTGAAGAGGCTTGGGGAGAGGCTGCTGGAAAGGCAGTTTCAATGGCTAAACATCTCAATCTGGCTGGTTACCATAAACAAATAGTCAACCGCATCCTTGAACCATATCAGTTCATTAAGGTGGTTGTCACGGCTACGGAGTATGAGAATTTCTTTTACCTCAGAAACCATGCAGATGCACAGCCTGAGATTGCTGAGCTGGCAAGGGTAATGTTAGAGGCTAGAGAGCAGAGCGAGCCTGAATTATTGGCTGCTGGTGAGTGGCATTTACCCTATGTGAAAGAGTCCATCAAAGGGATACTTGATATGGGTGTAGGTGTAGACTTAGAGATGCAGATAAAACTCTCTGCCAGTCTTTGTGCTCAAGTGAGTTATCGTAAGAGTGATGAGAGCCTAGAGAAAGCTCTTAAGATCTATGATCAGTTGGTGACAATGAAACCTGTACATGCTAGTCCATTTGAGCATCAGGCGACACCGATGGCCTGCCAAGAGGATAAGTTGAGTTTTTCTCATATGGATGCCGGTATTACTCATGTTTCGGTTGATGGGGGTTATTGGTCAGGTAATTTCAAGGGTTGGATTCAGAATCGCCAGCTTATAAAAGGACATGTTTACACAGGAGATGAATAATATGTATGTAATTTGCATTGATGCAAACGGATTCGAAGACCAATTAACCTACGAAAGTGTTTACATGGTTGAAGAGATCGGTGAGAATGGTTATAAGATCTATGATGATAATGAAGTACCCCGTTGGTACGGCAATATTCACTTTGCCCGTGTAGACCCAAGTATTAAGGAGTAACAATGCCAGAGATTACAGGAGAAGTTCTATTACATGAATACAATTTCTCAATCTCTTCTGGGGATATCGCACAATTGGATATCTGTAAGGATGGGGGATGTCAGAATCTTTCA